TACGAGATCATGCCTAGTCTCGTGGGCTCGGAGATGTGTATAAGAGACAGAATGTACACTGTAAAGAATCAAGATGCACACCTTAAATTGGAAGGCGATGCACAGATTACTGGAGATAACCAAATTACTACTTTCTCAGGGTCTTTCTTCACATTAGAAGATGTTTTCACTGGAGGATTTAGTTATTCTGAAGAGGGAGATGGACTTATTAACAAGAGTGTTAATAGCTATCCTGCAAGTTTGGAAGACAAGGGCATGAACCTATTAGATGCAACAGTAGAAGCTTTAAAACAACAATTAACAGTTTAATTTTATGACACTAAATGAAATGATGATTAAGCACAACTTTATCACTAAAGTACTGCTTAGAGACGGAGACAAGGAACTTAGCAAAGACTTAAAGGTAAAGTTAATGGGTATGAGAATTGAGTTAGGTAAAATAAGAAAGCAACTTGAAGAGGACTTACAAGAAGCTGTCAAAGAACTAACTCCAAAGGGTTATCAAGAACTGATAATGAAAGAAGACAAAACAGAAGAAGATAAAGCTCAAGTTGAGGCTTGGAATAAGCAAATCAATGAGGAGTATAATGCTTACGTTGATAAGAGAGGAAAAGAGGAAGTACAAATTGATACCACATTGAGTGAAGATGAATTTGCTCAGATTATTGAGGTAAATGCAGGCAACGATGTTGAAATTAATGGAACTAAATTGAATGCAGCTGATTTCTTAGAAGTACTTTATAGCTTATTCGTAGCGTAATATAATAAACGAGGGCTGTGTGAATAACATAGCCCTTTATTTTTATCAGCATGAATGAATATATTGAGGTAATTGGTCAACTCAAACCCAAAAACAATGCTAACTTCGCATTAGCAGATGTTAATGACTTACGTGGTGGTTACATCCAAGTTACCAATATGAGTGATATGGAAGCCTTCCTTAGTACTAATAAACTAAAAGAAGGTATGCTGTGTTACGTTAAAAACTCCCCCGATGGCAATCATATGTACCAATTCTATAGAGGAGTATGGAATGTATGGAAAGTGCAAGGAGGTGGAGGTGGGGGAGGAATGTCCATAGTGGTCGTAGAAACCTTAGAGGAACTATTAGACCGTGATGATTTAAGAGTCAAAGGACAAATTGTATTCGTTGATGAGATTAACGAGATACGATATTTTAATGGCTTTGTATGGGAATCCTTCTCTAAAATTTATATACAGGATACACCACCTGAAGATAAAGGAGGTATTTGGATAGATACTTCTGAGAATAAAGAGCACATGACAAGTAGTACTGTCATCCAAGACCTATTAAAGGTCATATCTGTACTACAAGACAAAGTAAGGAAGTTAGAGTTTGCATTTAACTGCCAGATAGATTCGGGAGACTTTACGAATAATCAGTACTATGCTTATGATGGGATGCCTAATGAAGAGCCTGATTATGGTACTTCAGAGGAGGAAGACAATGCCACCCAAGAAGCCAATAAGGATATAGTTCTTGCTGATTCACCTGAACCAACTGAGTATGAAGAGTATTTGCCTAATGCTAAGCATATATGTATTAAAAGTGGTACATATGCTGAAATGCAAGCCAATAAGAATGACTTTCTTCCTAAGGAATTGTTATGGTGCTATGATACTCAGACATTATGGATTAAAGACCCTAAGACTTACAAACTAATTAAAATAGGTAGCACAGGTGGTGGAGAAGACCCAGGACCTGGACCAGACTCAGAAACAATGGATGGAATATTAACCGAAGTCATTGGAAGTGGTAGCTCTGCTAAAACCAAGATTATTGGTATTGAGTTTGCTGACATGACAAATAAAGAGAATACATTCCTTATTCAGGTTAAGGATGGTAAGTTAGATATACATGATTATAGATTAGATAAGAATACTCTAGCTGGTAATGCTCAGACTCAAGGTGCTGGAATTTATTATACAACTCCATACTTCCCAATCATTCCAGAGGAAGTTGGCTCTAAAGATTCTCCAAAGATATATGTTAATATGGTATATTGCGGAGGAACATCAGAAGATAAAGATTATAATCCAGTGTCTCACAATTTCGTAGAATTATGTAATCTTGGTAAGAAGGACTTAAATTTAAAGGGACTGTACTTACATTATACAGAAAGAAATAGTGGAGATTGGGTTACATTACCTCTAATTGGTACTCTTAAATCTCAAGGAACATTCTTGATTAAAGGTGCTCAATGCTCCGTAGAGAATATCAATACTACACTAATTAAGGTTGGTGAACCTGATATGTATTGGACTAAGGATGCAACTCTTAATAATACAAGACTTGAGATTGCTGGAGATGAAGGTGCTGGAGTTCAAGCTCATAGTATTTGGTCTAGTAAAGATAACTGTATTAAATTTAGCTATGACTGTGCATTCTATATTAGTAGTGAAGAAACTACTGACTATTTTAAAGGTACAGTTATGAATAGTACAGCACCGTGGACTACTAATGGAGTAATTAAATGGTATGTAGATTTAGTCGGAATAGGTAATTATAACGATAAATCAATGCCATGTGAAGCATCTCCTATAGCTACTAAGGGAAGTAACGTGTTACTAATGCGTTACTATAACATGGACCCAGTTAAGCAGGCTACTAAGGCTTTAAGTGCTAGGAGTAATGTTAAGGATTGGACTTATATCAATATGGATAATATTAATCCAGCTATTGATATTCAAGAATATACTCCTAAGAACTCTTCACAAAATAAAAATATATTCTTCAATAAACATCTACTGACTGAGGGTGCTCCTAATATTGTTACTTGTACATTAGGACATGATGCTCATAAAACTAGATGCTTTAACTGGGTATCCGTTGGATATTATAACGAGTATATCTGGATTAGAAAAGATGGGGAAGACTATACTGAGGATAATAAGTTTGAATCTTTTAAGAAGGAAGACTTCAATTCAGAAGGCACTAGCCAAAATCCTAATAGACCTGCCAACCATAAAAATTGGACTAATAAAATTTACAATAGGATTAGAAGTATAACTACAGATGGAACTCCATTTACAGTTCACAAGTTCATTAAAGACTTCGAAGAACCTGCTGATACTCAGAAATACTTCTATAAAGTAGGTAGAGATGGAGCTTGGACAGAAGAGAGGTCATTTACACTTAGAAACAGAGACAAGTGTATTGAAAATGGATTTAACTTCCTACAAGTAAGTGACCAACAAGGATTTAATGCAGAGGAATATGAGATGTGGAGAATCTGTGCTGAGTATATTGATGCAGATAAAACTGAGAATCCATATCACTTCTGTATGAATACTGGAGACCAAACTCAGAATGGTAATAGATTCAATGAATGGATTGACTATTATAAAGGTGGAGATGTTATCTATAGAGACACGGAACAAATGTATTCAGTAGGTAATAATGATTTGACTCCTGTAGACGTATACACATTAGGAGATGGTGAAGATAAGAGTAAGACCAATCCAGCAAATGTAGAATTTTTCTTTACATTTGAACACCCTTATACAGTACCCATTTCGTCTGCTGGAGTGTACATCCCCTGCTGCTATAGTTTCGTATATGGCAACACCTATTTCTTGTCTATGAACTCTGAAATCACTGAATTAGCGAGGACAGACGTGTTCGGAGATATAACTGGTGTGAATGTATATAATGACTTAAAAGACTGGGCAACTGCTGATTTGGCACAACACGCAGCTGATGCTAAAATTAAGTGGAAGGTTGCGTTCTGTCACGAAGCTCCATTTACTATCATTACGGCTGACTTAATTATGAGTTATCTAAAGAAAAATGAGAGTGGAACTTATGACAAAGACCTAAACATCAAGAGGGGTGGTAGCCACTTAAATACAGTAGGCAGTTATTGGTTCAGCCAATGGATGCAAGATAATGATTTCAAACTATGCCTATGTGGTCACAAACATACATATGCCAATTCAAGATATATAAGAGAGAACCCAAGTAGGACAATGGAACCTATCGTTTACGATACTTCCTTAACTCCTTCATGGTATACTAGCTTACCAGATAGAGAAAGACAATGTGTTCAAATCTCCACTGATGCAAGCTTGAATTATGTAAGATATGTAATGTGTCAGGCTACTGGATATAAGTTAACTTCTAATAAGGAATTACCTGCAAAGAATATTCCTTGGTTATTAGAATACTACCCAGTAGCTAGTCAGATTGAGAACAACACTACTAATACTGCTACAGTAAAAGTTAATAGTGCTCAACAATATCCTAATTACATTATATGGAATATAGGAAATGGTGATGAGGTAGAGAACCCTTCAATGACTACTACTGCAAGAGATAGGATATTAGGCAAATCATATAAGTTACAACTAAAGGACAATACTAAGGTTTGGGCTTACAAGTATAATGTACCTATAGCTTATACTGACCTTAAAAAGGTGGGAGGTAATGGTTCTACCAATCCAAGCAACAATATAGTAATTGAAAAGACATTACAATGAAAATAAAACATTATGATGAAGTAACTGGAAGATGGGTAATCGACGGTGCTTCTAATGCTTCAGAATTGGAACTGACAAACCCTGGCTTCTTAAATGAAGCTGGGGAATCAGTTTCTATTGACAATGGCTTTACAAAGCTAGATAATAGAATGACTAAGTTAGAACAAAACCTAGCCTGGGTGTACCTTAATGGTGCAATCGGAGGTGGTGGCGGTGGAGGAGGCGGTGGTGACGGCTCCGAATATACTATTGATGTAGCTGAGGGTAGCACAGTCTACACAACCACTAATACTGTTACACTTAATATCTTGATTAAGAGTGGTGGTGTTAAAAAGTCATTTACTGTAATTGCTAAAGATTTGGCTACCAACAAAACATTAGAAACATGGAAGAAGTACTCTATGGCTAGAACAGATATTACCATTACTGGATTATCAGGAACTACTGACGTAGAATTATCTGCCTATGATAATGATAATACTTATGCAACCCCTACATATGTAAAGATTGTAGCTGGAGCTATATCTCTAGAAATTCAATCCATTCCACCTAAGACTATGTATATGGGTGGTGTTGCAGAAGTATCTCTTAACTATACTGTAACTAATAACATTCTTCAAAGTCCTGCAGAGTTCTGGATGACTATCAATGGTATTGAAGTAGCTAGAGTAGGTAACATTACTACAGCTATTAGAGCATTAAGCTATGATGCTCGTAAATTACTATTTGAGAGTGAACACTTCAATCCTAAAGCTGGACAAAGATTCTACTTCATTGCTCAAGCTAGTACTACTCTTAATGGAGAAGTTTTATCATCTGAGCAAATTAAGTTTGATGTTACTGTGGCTGATAGTAATAATCTAGTTATTGTAACTGAGGATATTACAGAGTTTACTCCATCATCAAACCCTGGAGAAACTATTGAAGATTTGACCCAATACGGTCAAGGTTCACAGCTTGGATTTAGCTACTATTTTAGTTATGGTCTTAGTAAGTACAGTACGTTTAATATGGATTATAAAATCCATCTAATGAATGGAGGTGGTGAGGTATCACTACTTGATACTGGTATAATTAAGAATATTAACAAGAGTGAGACTAATAGGTTCGTATATAGTACAGTAAACCTATCTGTTAATAATCCAGGTGAGTATCTAAGGATTACTTTATTTGGATATGCAGTTAATGACCCTGGTGATACATCTGCACAGTATACTAAGGCTGTTACTTGTAGAATAGTAGAGAGTGTTAGTACAGAGATGTATGCTAATAATGATATGCACACACTACTTGCATACTTTAGTAAGATTACTGGATTCCCTAATACTGCAACAGGTACTTGGAATTATCCCATAAAGAATAGTGGGGAGTTTGTGTATGAGGGTCCATTTGCATCTAAATTTCCAGATGGAGTAAACTTTACTCTAAAGGGTGTAAATGGTAAAACTAGTGGTTTCTTGCAAGACAGTGATGGAGTAAATCAAATACCTGCAACAAGGCTAAGTGGTGAAGCATACGGTTATTTAGAGGTAGCAGAGCAAATGTTCCCTGCTGTTGATATTGGTGCTGGTGTATCGTTCTTCCAACCTGTAGGTTTCCATATATCTTGTACTTATAAAGCAGAGGCTTCTTCTTACCCAGAGGAAGTGGTGTGTGGTATTGGTCAATATGAAGATGGAGAGCTAAAGACTGGATATGAAATTTCATTAGAGAAAGCTGTATGTAAGATAGGTTCTGCTGATACACTAACGGTTAAGTTACCTCAAAATGAGTTATTAACTGTAGACCTAGATGTGTCATTACTGTCAGGAAATGCTTGGTATTTTAAAATCTATGTAAATGGTGTACTATCTGCTGTAAGTAGAGTACTTCAATCAGACATTGACTGGATGTTTGGTACTGATTTCTATTTCGGATGTAGAAACGACAATGGAGTTAGAAGTAGGTTCTCTGATGTTAGTATCTACGACATTAAACTATATACATCTTCACAAAGTGAATATGCCATTGTACAAAACTACATATCTGCAACAGAGCAAGCCAGACTAGTTAGAGGACAAATCGACGCTTCTCTTGATGCTGAGTTGAGAACTAAGAACCTATTTGATAGTGCAGGTAACTGTCTAATTTGGGATAAAACTCTTGATGGTGGTAAAGGTGGTTTCCTAACTGGTGAATTGCTATATACTAAGCTAGTTGAACAGATGGAAATCAACACTCCCTACCCTATTGTATTAGTAGAGGAAACATCTAATAGCCCAACATTGTTTGAGCCTTACTCAACTGCTATATTCTCTGCATCCGATAAGGTAGAAGTAATGGGTACTAAGTTCCCCGTAAAGATTACTTATCAAGATAGTAAAGGTAAAGTGGTTATTAGTACACCTAGTGGTGTATCTGAAAATAATGGTGTTACTATCGGTCTGCAAGGTACATCTTCTCTATCATATAATGCTAAGAACTTTGAAATCTATATGGGAGATGTAAACCAGACAGGTAAGAAGATGCTATTCCAACCTACTGATGATTGGTTGCCTGAAAATGAATTTACATTAAAGGCTGACGTAGTAGACTCTGCTCACGTTAATAATGTAGTAATTGGTCAGATTGTTAATGGTAGAGCTACAAATTCTGCTGGACAATCCATTACCCCATTTGGAGCTACACCACCTATGTCATTAGGTAATGATGTTTGGGGAGGAGATGCTGATAAGGCTAACTCAATTAGAGGTAAAATTAAACATACCTCTGAAGGTTTCCCAGTTCTTCTGTTTATTAGATATGCACCTGATGCTGATGGAACTATTAAACAACCTAAATTCTGTGGTATCTATAACTTTAACTTAGGTAGGTATGCCTTCTTTAATCTTGGATTGAAGTTACTTACTGACTACACTAAGATAAACCAAGATGGACCAACATTAGTAACTGATTATACAGAGAACATTGATAGATGGAATACTGGAGTTAGCAACGGTGTATATTCTGTTGAAATTAACCAGAACTCTTCTGCACAAGGTGCATTCCAACAAGACGATATGAAGATTGTGCAGTTCATGGGTGATGTAATGTACACATCTAGGGATGAATCAATTGGTTATAATCAAGTACAGAAGTTCTATACTCAGATGGCTAATATGGCTCTTACTCGTATCCAGAAATATACAATGGATGATGCTGGGCAAACTCCAACTAAACCTATTCCTGGAGAGTTCTATGATTTGGATAAGAATGCTTATTATAACTTTAGTGCTTGTGACCAGCATCTGAACTGGGATAATGCTTGTGCTTATTTTATGATTGCATTACTATTTGGTTGTGTAGACTCTATGTGTAAGAACTTAACTATTCGTAGTTGGGGTACTGATGTATGGTATTGTTGCTTCTATGATATGGATACAGCATTTGGTTTGAACAATGCTGGACAAGATATTGTAGAATATTGGGCACATCTACATAGATGGTATAATATCTCTTCACAGGATACTGGTATTACTCAATATACACAGGAGAAGAATTATGTATCTACTGATAGTTATAAACAATTCTTTGCATCTTGGTGGAATAGAATTTGGGAAGTATTAGAGAACTTAGCTGGTATAGATAGTGGTAGTACTGAGAACAGAACCAGCTTGGAATCATTATATGTGAATCTAAGAACTAACCTACTCCCAGACCCTGATAAGTTCATTAAGGATTACTATCAGTCATATACTGAGAAGACAGGTTCTATTATGTTTAATTATGATTACAAGATTAAATATCTTGCTATATCTAAAACATATGACCCAAACACAGGTAAATATGAGGATAGTACTGACTTTAGCCAATTAAAGTTCTTACATGGTAATCGTGTAATGCACGTTAAGGATTGGTTTAGAAAGAGAATAATGTTCTTAGATGGTGTGTACGGTTATAAGGATAATACTAACTTGCTACCAGCTACTATTGAATCTCCTATTACTGGTCTATGGGCTTCTAATAAAGCTACTGGTTCAGCTACTGAGGTTAGGTTCAGTACAGATATTACAGCAAGTAGCCAAATATTATATCATTATTCACATGATAAAACTACTGGTGCTTTCTGGATTAGTGAAACTCCTACTTCAGTTATCTTACCTATGCCTACTGGTGAAACAGTGGTGTATATGTATGCTAACAAGTACATTACTGACTTTACTAAGTTTAAGAGTTACCCTTGGACAGGTTTGGACAATATTAACCTACCTATGTTACAAGAGTTAGATTTAAGTGGACTAAGTAATGTGGATGCTGCTTATTTCTTCCAGGGTGGAGTATATAATGAGGCTAATGATATAGGTTTGAAGAATATTAAGAAGTTGAATCTAAGTAAGGTGAGACTTATTGGTTCTACTGCTTCTGCATATACGTTAGACCTGAGCGGTTGTCGTAAAATTCAGGAACTTGATGTATCATACTCTTCTATTACTAAGATTACATTCCCAACATCTGCTGTGTTGAAGACATTAAATATGTCTGGAACAGATATTACTAATCTGAAGTTAGAGAACCAATCTTTCCTTGAGTCATTACTTATTGATGGTTGTTTAAAGCTAACTTCAATAGAAATTAATAACTGCGGTGCATTAAGAACTCTGAACATACCACCTAATGTGAGAACGGTAACTATTAGGAACTGTGAGAAGATGGAAACCATTCAGATTCCGTATTCTTCAGTTAATAACTCTATCAGTCCGTTGGCTCAGGTTACTATTGATAACTGCCCTGGTATGAAGGAATTTAGTATTCCTGGTCAGAATAACCCTACTCTAAAGTTAGAGTTAACAGGTGCTTGGAATCTTGAGGTTCTAGACCTAAGCTATACTAAGACTAGTGATATTATACTTGCATCTTTATATGTTAATGGTAAACCTAACTTCTCTAGCCTAAAAAGACTAGTTATTTCTAATACATCATTATCTACATTAAAGTATAATGATAGAACTCCAGAGTATTTAGACTTAACTGCTTTCCCAGACTTGGAAAGCATCAAGGCTATTAGCTGTAAACAATTAGTAGAGGTCAGATGTAAGAATGATAGGACAAATCCTATAGAAATACCAAGAGGTGCATTTAGAGATTGTATTTCATTACAGAGAGTAATCGGACACCTATCTCTTCAGGGTGGTGAGATATTTAGAGGATGTAGTCAGTTCTATCTAAATCCAGATAGTGTGTATACTCAATATGGTACTGATGTCTTCCTTGAAGGAAATAACGTTACCAATGTATCATTTGGAGAAGAATTAACTGATGCCTACTTCTTATTTGAAGGATGTGCTAGAATATCCTATAATGACTTTAAATACTTAATGGTTAGATTAACTGATAGGGTTGTTTCATTAGAAGGTATGTTCAAAGGTTGTTCAAATGTTACTGGTGATATTTGGTATGACTTATTTAGACTGTGCCCTAATGTAAACAGCATCAAGGAAGCATTTAGGGGAACAAGCCTAACTGGACCATTCTTCTCTAGGACATCTGATTACAGTACATCTAAGGATTCTACTTGGGGAGTATTAGACTTCTTACCTAAGCTTACTGATGCAGAAGCTGCATTTGATAGCACTAGCTTAGAGTGGATAGACAACAATGTGTTTGCCCCAGCTAATGGTAAGTATAGTCCTCTAGTAAAGATTGACTATATGTTTAGAAACTGTCAACAGTTGAGAAGCTGTGCTAATACAAGAGCAGCTGTACCTACAGATGGATTACTAAGTTCTAAGACATTCTTTACAAACCTAAGAAATCTAGTAAGCCCTTATCCAAAAGGTGTATTCACTGGATGTAGTTGGGTTAGAATGACTGTAGATTCAGATAGTAATGGTAATACCTATCTATTCCATACAATTAATAAGGTTGCTCAATCCTTAATTCTAACAGATTCTTTATACTCTGGTATTAAGTTAGTTGGAAAGATTGGACCTAATGTGTTTGGAGGTATAAGTCAAACTATCAATGACGGAGGTATTACATGGTACATTCCAACATTTAGCTCTATCCAATATCCATTCCAATACAGTGGTGGAGAAGCATTAGTAAATCTATCAGAGATGGGAAATATGTTCCAAGGCATTAGCGGAACATTAAGACAGGCTATAGGTATACTTACTGGACTTAAATGTTCTGATGAAGCTGGTGCTCAGAGTATTCCTGTTAATATATTCAAGAATTGTAAAATATTGAATAGTATTGAGGGATTCTTTAAAGGAATAGACCTAAACAACGATGGTAAGATATATCAATTCCCACCTGCTGGTATGTTTGATGATTGCATTAGTTTAACTAGCATCAAGAGTCTATTTAGTGGATGCTACAATCTTAAATTAAAACTAGTGGGAGAAGGCTTTAAGAACTGTCCTTTACAAGATGTGTCATTTGCCTTTGAAAATAGTGGTACTTTCGGATATATTCCTTACAGATTATTCTTTATGAGCCAAGACAACTCAGATGGCTCTAAGTCTATTAGACATAGCATAACTAATATGGCTGGAGTATTTAAGGGATGTTGGTGTCTAGGTTATGATGAAACCAGAACTATTGACATAGGTTCAGAGTTAATTCTTAATAGTACATGGACAACTTGGGATGACCATATTATTAAGAACGCTGGTAACAGAGTAACATTTAAACTTGATGTCAGCAACATGAAGAAGTCATATAACTATGATAGGAACGAAGATACTTCAAGTCCTGACTATAATCCAGGAGAACAAGCATTTGATGTTTGGTATCTTGATGGTTATGGATGGGAAGGTGCTTCTAGTACTGAGAGTGGTTTAGCTGATGTTAAGTCAAGACTTACTGAGAAATACTTTAAGTATGATACTCAACAAAAGACTGCTATTAGCCAGGCAGGTAATGGTCGTGCTGAGATTGGATATCAGAATTACATGATTCCTACTGACCTGTTCAGGTATTGTCATGCTGACTGTACATTGGAAGATTCTATGATTGATTTCAACTATCCAGAGCAAGTTAGGAAGTTCTTGCCTGATTCTGGAGATTGGACTATAGAACAAACTGGTAAATGGGATGGCATGATAGGTAGAATACCATGTAAGCTGTTTGAAGCACTTGTAGATACACCAAAGCTGCTTGGAGTGTTTAGAACTACAAGATTCTGTGCTTTCGTAAATCTACAAGGAGATACGTTCACTAGAGGTATCAAATACCCACCAGACCTGTTTAAATATAATACTAGATTGGAAGATATTACAGGTATGTTTTCACAGACAATCTTAGAAGTTGGTGTTGATGTAAATAGTGACCTATTTGCTAATAATCCTAACCTAAAAGTTATTACTGAATTGTGGGCTAATTGTAAGTTTGATAAGAGGGCGTATAATGCTGCTGGAACTCAGGAGATATATCCTCAAATTGATTTCGCCAACATATTTAAGAATAGCAATAGAATTGTTAATGCTTCTAGCTTATTTGCTGTATCAACTGCAAGTACAGAGGAAGACAGTAATTACGGTTTACTTTTAATTACTGAAGACCTACTGAAGACTTGCTACAATATTAATGACATTAGTAGTATGTTCTACCATTGTACTAAGTTACAAGGTGCAGTACCTACGTTCACCTCTGCAACCTATCCTGTGTTAAATATTGTATCTGGATACTTAACTGGAGTTAAGAAGAGTAACATTACCAATGCTGACCAATTAGAGTCTAGATTAGTACCTGCTGAATGGCTATAACCAATTATATAAGCTAGTTATATCATAGAAATGATTTTTAAATATTTTAATAGGAGAAAGTAGCCAAATAATTGAATTTAATGTATCGTTACCATGCGGGGCAAGAGCATCTGTAGCCCCAGTGTCTACATTAGCAATTACACAAAGATGGGCTAAGGTGATTAATACAGCTACAACAGGTGCAGCTTCATACTTACAAATTACTAAGTTTGATATTATTCACAATACACAATACACTGATTGTAAGGGTAATGTAAGAGTAGCTACAGAGGAAACATCTACAATAATAGCTTCTCCAGCTACAAGTGAAACTACACTTGTGCCAGAAGTTAATAAGGTAATTGATGTAATAATTCCAAATGGAGTTAGTATAGTAAATCAAACTATCTTAGATGAGTTACCAACATCATTACCAGTTAAAGGTAATTGTGCATACTCAGTATTTGAGATTCAGCTACAGTTACTCCATCAGCATAATAATGTATTATGAGCTTATTTGGTCAACCTTTCGGTACTAACTATACTGATTTACAAAACCAATATATGCAGCAACTACAAGTGATGCAACAAGCTCAGCAGGCACAACAAAAGACTCAACCTATCCTTGATGAAATAAACAGGGAGGTTGGGTCATTGTCTGTTGATGAGCAAAATGTATTGGCTAAAACTCAGGAATATCAGATGGCTAAACAAACCTATGAAGCAGGATTTATGTCTTTCTTAGGTACTAAGTTTAGTGCAGAATACGTAAATTCTCCAGACGGTAAAGTAGCTGCTGAGAATTTATTGGCTACTATTAGAAAAAGTAAAGAGTATATACAATCACAGATAAAGGCTAAAGAAGAGAAGGTCAATACATTATTAGAACTAATGGAGAGTGACCCAGAGATGAAAAAGAGATTTGATGAACTCATGATGAATAAAACAGCTAAATAATGAGTGATAAAGAATTGATATTTCAAGCAGCAAACACATTCACTAAAAACTTGGTAAGTAACTTATTTGGTATAAACACAATAGGCACTGATGCTCTCATAACTTACGTAGTTAATAATATGGAGGACAAGTATGGAATGTATTTGGAACCATTCCTTGATAAGGGTGGTAATTTAAATATAGATTTATTTGGAAATGCGCTACGTGACGTTATGAAAACTCGTGCTAAAAATGGTTATGTCGTTAAGCTATTTGGGAAACCAATCAAGTTTGGAGAGGCTGACATTGATGAGTTCGAGAGAATATTTAAAACGTTGAAAGCGAACAATGGACAACATTAGAACAGAGTCATTCTTAGGAGGTGACAAAGTAATAGTTGGCAATAAGTACACTGATTTAGTACTAGAAACTCTTGGAAAGGTTTATATCAAAACTGGCAACAGTTCAAGGGTTCTTAGTGATGTGTTAGCATTACTTGACAAGGTTACTGAGTCAGAAATCAAGAGTCAAACTATCATAGTTGGGAGCTTACTTGAGATGGAGCAAATGGAGTATCCTGGTGATGGATTCTTCGTTTACAATACACTTACTACTACACTATATATTTCTTATGATGAGAGATATATAGCCCTAATTGAAGCGGCAGAAGGTGCTGGTGATGGGTATGTAAGGCGTAAGGGAGACACGATGACAGGTCAATTGGAAATCAATACTGTCGGACCTCCTTTAATAGTGGCTTCTTCTAAGTTAGTTAACAACCTTAATGCTGAGTTTATAGGTGGCTATGCCGCTGACGATTTGGCTAAGAAAAGAGTAGATGAATACATCACAGGTAATTGGACATTTAAGGGTAAAGGTGTATCAGAGAATAACTGGACATTTAACCAGAATGTTCGTATGTATGGCGATTTAGTAACAAGCGGAAGTCTTACTTCTCCAGAATTTGCATCAGGGTTTGGTGGTTATGGATGGAGATTGGACGCTGATACTAATACATTAACTGTGGATTATCTTGTAGTTCGTAAGGCTATGAGAGTGTATGAGATGGTTATTAATAAGATTAGTGCAACCAATGGTAGCCTTTGGGTTAGTAACTCAAGTAAGTGTACAGCTGCATATCAGCCTAAAATTATAACTCAGAATGATTTATCTGGGATTGGTACATGGGGAACTGAGGATGCCAAAAGTAATCTTGAGAAATTAATGCCATCTAATAATTATTTCTTATTTAACGATTTAAAGAGTAATTATACTGTAACTGAAACCTTCACTACGGAATTAGCTAATGCTAGTGGTAGTTATACTGCTAAATCTTTCGTGGACTATAGCTTTATAATCTATATAAAAGACATTACCGTAGTAATAAATAGTCCCCTATTTAAAGGCACGAGTAGCTTATATGATTTGAATGTTTTAGACAAGTCATGGGAAGAATACAGTGCTAGTAATCCAGGCTCTGGAATAACTGAGAAGGAATTTAATACTTATAAAGGCAACATCAAAGTAATATTTATTACTAAGTCAAGAGAAGTAACTGAATGGGACACAGAGGGAGAAGGACCTCTTGCAGGAACAGTTCCTAAAAAGTGGGCAAACATAGACACCTTTAATAAAAGAACTAAGTTTTTTATGGTTCCTAAGAGTAGAGAGGTGAACTATAAAAAGGATGGAAAGACATCTAGTGATGGTTCCAATTTATACTGTGTCTATCCCTATTATAAGTACTTTGGACTTGAAGGGTCAAGTTCTAAGCTACCCTCAGTATCTAATATATGGATAGTAGAATGTAAGAATGAAGACTATCCTTATTTTAAGCCAGGAGATATAATTAGATGTCAGAAGTATAATAATGGAAACATTAAATATTACGATGCCATAGTTACCTCTCAGGTGGATTCTTATACTTATATAATGCAGAAGGCTCTATCAGTATTTGATGTTTATACAGAGTATCACTATGATGATGAAGGTAAGCTTACTGACTTTGAGCAGAGCTATAATGACACTCAGTATAATAAGACTGAAACATTGTACAACTCGAATACTAATGAGTATGAACCTGCAAGAACAACTGATAATGGTACAGCCGATGCTACTGCAAAAGAGGATAGACTTGATGATATAGCTAAGGATGATGATATGGTTCAGATGGGTAATATCTATAACATTGAAAGGCAGAATGCTGTTTATATTACCTCTACTGATGATTGTGGTCCTTATATAGATGTATTGTCAGGACTTAATAGACCTGACTATTCTGCGTTGTACATTACACCTACATGGGCTACTAAGAAAGCCAATATTAAGAAGAAAGGTGATATATATGTTAGAGAAAGTGCCAGTGATTTCTATTATCAAACAGTGAATCCAGGTAGTGTAAACCCCGATAATTTCGGAGGCACTATTGATAAGAAGCACCCATTAATCTTCTTATGGACTAAGGACTCTAATTTAGTTCTTATAAATGATGGAGAAAATACCCAAATCACACAAGATATTCTTAATAACCCAGCTGAATATGGCTACTTCTTAACCGAAGTTCCTACTATAGATTCTGCAATAGTACTTAGGGATAAAGAGTATAAGTGTACATACACTAAGATTACTAGAGTAAGACTTGGTAACTTATCTGGAATACGTAACGAAATCTTTGGAACTAAGCAACCTTACGGATATGGTCTGTATGGTGAGAATGTATTCTTAACTGGAGAGTTCTACCTTAATAATGGTACTTCAGTTATTGATTTCTCAGAAGAGAGTGTGTTACTTAAGTTTAGAAATGCTGGGTTAGAGATTAGAGATGTTGTAAACGCAGATGGAACTATTGACCAAGTTCCAGCTCTAAATCTAGAGGGAGAACCTATCTTGGATGAGAATGGTAATCCTACATACAGAAATAAGACTGAAATCTATATGAATGCAGACCAGTTTGTGTTTAGTATTGCGGGTAATCCAGCTATGAAGCTGAGTGGGCTATTTAGTACAGATGGTAAATTTCAAAATGCTTTATTGGATATAAATGGTTGGATTAGAGCTAATGGTATAGAAGTTGGTACAGGTAACGGGTCAGACTTTACTGCCAACTTTAGAGTAACACAAAATGGTAATGTATGGGCATACGATTGTTATCTTAGGAATGTTACGGCAACAGATATCTACTGTCATAACATTACAGCGTATGATGGACAAATTGGAGGGTTTGCCCTAAATAAGGATGGTAGTAATAAATTAGAATGGAAAGATTATGATAAGTCAATAGAGTTAGGTTGGGCACACGTTGGAGGTTGGTACGGAGGATGGGATGCTTGTTTGAAAATAAATGCAGGATTTTTTGCTATGCCCATAATGGTATTTAACAGTTTTGGTACTGGTATATTTTCCTCTACAAACTCAGAAACATCAGCTAGATACCCTAGTGCATCAGTAAAATATTCTGGATGGTTTGATGGAAACATTCATTGCACTAAGGGTGTATCTGCTTCTGGATTTTACATATGCACTGGTTATGACGATGATGGGAATCCAGTAACAGAACCAGTGATTTCTGACTCTTGGGTAAAGTTTGATACTCCAGGAAGACCAAAGGGATACCATGTACATATTGTAAAAGGATTAATTACAGCGTTAGACCCATTATAAAAAATAAGAAATGAATATCGAATTAAATGTGAAGGACAGGTTAGTGGTTATATCAATGTTAAAGCCCACAGGGTCTCTACAAGACATGGTTGTGGCATTTGATATTGTAAAGAAACTTAGATTTACTGAAGAGGAAAAGAGAGAGATTGGTTACAGAGAAGAGGGTGGAAAAATTATGTGGGATTATAGTGCAGAAAGGTCGAGAGAATTCCAATTAACCTACGACGAGATAAAAATCATAAAAGAGGCTGTAAACACTCTAGATGAGGAAAAGAAAATAGACTTTAATAATCTAGAAACCTGTCTAAAATTTAGTAAACTATGATAATTCTATTGGATGCAGGTCATGGAGAGTCTACACCTGGAAAAAGAAGTCCAGACGGAAGGCTTAGAGAGTATAAATACTGTAGAGAGATTGCTAACGAAGTAAAGAAACAATTAATGGATAAAGGTTTCGATGTAGAATTGGTAGTTACAGATGATACTGATGTACCACTGATGCAGAGATGCCGAATAGTAAACCAATACTGTGATAAACATGGAAAAGCTAATACTGTATTGGTGTCGATTCACTGTAATGCTGCTGGTAGCGGGGCAGATTGGATGAATGCTAAAGGCTGGAGTGTATTTGTCTCCAACAATGGCTCAAGTAAGAGTAAGAAACTGGCAGAGTGCTTGTTCGAAGCAGCACGTAAAGAGGGTTTAGCACTAAGGAAATATTCACAAACACAAGTATATTGGAAACAGAATTTAGCTATATGCAGGGAGACTAAGTGCCCAGCAGTTTTAACTGAGAATCTGTTTCAAGATAATAAAGAGGACGTAGAATATCTACTATCAGATGAAGGTAGAGCAACTATAGCTCGCCTACACGTAGAGGGTATATTGGATTACATCAAGGCAATACAGGGATAATAACTAAGGGTGTCCTTAAATATTAAGGAATTTCAATCTTTCATTTTGGGACACCCTAAAAATTCCTTAATTTTGCAAATAACTTTAAAAGGGAATAATATGAGTATGAAATTAGAGGATTTAGACATTGACGATGTAGGATTAGACGAAGACGTAACCCCTCAAGAAGAGTTCGATGAAGAGACCTATGAAAAGCCCTGGCTTGATGGTTCTGTACCTCAAGACCCAGAGCCTGATAATGGTGAACCTTCAGAGGATGATGACCTCATCTCTAGTCTACTAAAAGATAAAGGAATCAATCCTAAAGCAATCAAGTTTGAGAACGAGGCAGGAGAGATTGAGGAGAAGAGTTTTGATGAGCTTTCAAGAGAGGAACAGTTACAAATCCTAAACTATGATGAGTCAAATGACGATTATGGGTTAGGAGAGGATGAGATTTCTCTTATTAATGAGCTTAGAGAAAATAATCTAAACGTAGAGGAATATAAGAAATATATTGCTCAGCAAGCCATTCAAGACTACTTAGCTAATAACCAAGAAGACACTCCTGTGTATGAGGTTGATTCTATTCCAGATGATGAACTGTATCTTATAGATTTAAAAGCTAAAATCCCAGAACTTACTGATGAAGATGCTGCTGCTGAGTTAGAATTGGCTAAGCAGAATGAGACTCTATATCAGAAAAAGGTTCAAGGTATCCGCAACGAATATAAGAAGAAAGAAGAGTTGCTAGCTCAACAAGAGGAAGAAGAACAAAGATTAGCTGCTGAAAAAGCTGCTCAAGAGTTCGAAGATACTATTGTAGCTGCAATTCAAGAGAATGATACCATTGATTTGGGTGAGTCCTCACTAACCTTGTCTGAGGACGATATGAATGAAATTGCTAGCTTTATCTTAGATTCAGATGTTACAGGAGTGAGACACATCGCTAAAGCGTTGAATGACCCTAAAACCTTAGTGGGAATGGTTTGGTATGCACTGAAGGGACAAGAGGCATTTAGTCAAATTACTGATTATTACAAACAGAAGATTACAGAAGCATCCAAATACAATTATAATAAGGGATTTGAAGATGCTAAGGGTGGTAAAGCCCCTAATGCAGCTAAGACAGTAGTCAAGAAACCAGCAGGTGCTCCTGCTAAAAAAGTATTAACAATCGATGATTTAGATTAAAATTTAAATTATAAAGTATGATAGTAGCAAATTTCGTAACCAATCGCCCTACAATGGGCGAAACTAGAACTTATGAAGATTTCTATAAGTTCTTAGGCACAAAACCAACTAGACTTGGTATAGTTTCAAGACTCTACCCTAACTTAACTGCTTCTTACTTAACAGAATCTCTAAGAAATATCTTCTACATGGATTCTAAATCAAATAGCAAGTACAGAAGCATTGATAGTATGTACTTCGAGTGGGAAGTTGAAACTAACTACATTAAGAGAGTTGAGTTCGCAGATGTTCCAGCAACTAATGGTGAAGGTGGTACAACCATCGTAATGGCGTTCAAAGAGAACTATTACCAGAAGTATGACATTTTCAAGATTGACAAGACTATGCAGCAATGCCAAGTTATCTCTAGACCTACAAGAGTTGCAGATAACTATTGGACAGTTGAGGTAAGACTAATTGATAACGACTATTCTTCAATCCTAGACTTAGACGGATGCCAAATTGGTGACACTACTCGTTTCCAATCTAACGCTATGCCTGAAGCACATGAAGAGGGATATGCTAAGTATCAATCTAACATTGAAAGACACAGAGGTTACATCACTACACACCGTGTTGATGATAGCTATACTTCTCTATTCAAGCCACTTGAGCAAACATTCATCAGCATTGGTAAGGGTGAAGGCAATGGTGCTGTAAAAGAGACAATGTATAAGATGGATACTCTTGAGAAGAATCTATTAAGAAACTTCTTGGAAGTTCGTAATCAAGGTCTATTATTCAATAAGACTAACGTAGATAAGAACGGTAAACCAACAATCTCTGACCCTGACACTGGTCGTCCAATCTATATTGGTGACGGTATCATCCCACAAATCGAGAGATTTGCATCTAAGTACGTATATAACAAACTTACTCCAGAAGCATTCACTACTGCTATGGCTATGATGAATGAAAAGAGTGAGAACCCAACAGGTAACAAGTACGTATTTATCTGCAACGAAAAGATGTGGAATGACATTCAGAGCTGTCTATCAGAGTGGCTTGCTAGATTCAAAACTTGTGGAACTTATCTATGGTCTAAGAAAGCTAATGGATATGTAGACGTTGGTGCTACATTCAATAGCTACGAAATCGGTGGTAACACTATTTCTTTCAAGGTAGACAGAACATTCTCTCGTGAATGGGGTTCTGAAAAGGGCTTTGGTCTAATGCTTGACCTTACTGCTGATAAGACTAGCGGTGAACCAGCTATCCAAATGTTCACATTAAAGGGTGGTGACTTCATTACTAACAAGTATCCTGGTGTGGGTGGTTTAGATGGTCTAAGCTCTGGTATTGTTTCAAGTACTACAGCTGCATCTAAGGTAATCAACTGGGGTTATTCTGGTGTTGGAGTATTCTCTCCATACAGAAGCTTCATTATGAAAGAAGCATAATAAAAATATATAATCAAGATGTGTTGGGAGGGGCTAATCTATAGTCCCTCTCATACTCATTATAAAGATGATGTATGATATACAATAAAAATACGAATTAATATGGCTGATGTTTTAGACGATATAATTATTTTAAGAAGTGTGTTCGGTAAAGTTGGGCAGAAATACTTCATGAATCCTGTTAGAGACCCGAAGACTGGTAGATTTCCTGATTGTGTTAGACCAGTAGATAGTAAGGGTGATATGATTATCTCTGATAAGGATAGAAATGAAGGTAAACCACTTATTCCTGAGAATAAAGTATTCATTATAGAAGATGGTACTACATTCAATCTAAATGATGAATGGCAGGCTGCTGAGTGGCACTCAATACAACATTGTCCTCTCATTGCTCTATCAAGAGATGCGAGAGACTCTAAAGGAAATTTACTAATTGATGGTGAAATAGCTGAGGGTAAGGCTCGTGCTCGTTATGGTACAGCTGAACTATATGTAGAAAGACCTGGATATGATACTGCTAAGAGAATCTCTAAGAAGAAACTTATCCACGATGCTGACTCCTACATCTACGGAGACCCTAAAGGTGCAGAAGGTAGAGCACTTAAAGCTAGATTGCTTGGTAAGAATATGCGTAATGCACCAGACGCAGACATTACAGACTACTTACTTGAAATTTCACATAAATCTCCAGAGAAGATTATTGACCTGTACACAGGTGGTGATATTAATCTGAGATTGATGTTTATTGACGCTAAAGACAAAAACGTCATATATGTTAAGAACAAGGTTTATCTATATGGTGATAGCATTGTACTAGGTGCAACTGATGATGCAGTTATCACATGGATGAAGAACCCTACTAACAGTAAGGTACTTGAACTTATCAAGAGAGATACTTATCCTGATATGTACTTAGAAGAAGGTACATCAAAGAAATAACATTACCTAAATGACAGCAAAACAAGTGTACCGTGGAGCACTAGTTGAAATGAATAAGACTGCTGCTCCTAGTATTTTACTTGAGGACTTTAACTACTTATTAAATAAGGCTATATACCAATACATTAATAAGAAGTATAACATTTATGATGTAAATCAACAATCAACTGATGACATTAGAGTTTTAAAATCTACTGCCATCCTCCAGCCTACTCTGGCTACAAACACATACGCTGCTGTTAGTTCCCAAACTAACTCATTGTATGGTGCTGTTTATGAAGTAAATCTGCCATTAGACTATTTACATATTTTGAATTGTGTATGCAATTTCAAGGTAGTAAAGACTTATGAGTGTTATGATGCTGGTACTTATGTACAAATAGGTGCTAAGAGACTAACCTCAGATTTATGGTCTCAGATAATAAGGAACTTCTATATGCAACCCTCTTATAGAAATCCTTATTACTTCATACACAACGTAAATAGTGCTACAACGATGCCTACTAATCCAGTTAGACTTACTGCTGGTGAGGGAAGTATATCAGCAAACACAACTATTCAACAAACTACTGGTACAGATGGCTCACTTCCAACAAAGATTACTATTGGAGGTAAATCAGTCGATTTAGTAGAACAGCCAGGAGTTAATAGGTATGGAAATCCATCTCAAGTTAGACTTGAAATTAGGTATGGCAAGGATTCTTCTGTATTTCAATTAACTGATATATTCGTTGATTACATTAAGACTCCTCAAAAAATTAGACTTACACAAGACCAGATAGAAATGGTTGAAGATACATCACAAGTCATGGAGTTTCCAGATTATGTGTGTCAAGAGATTATAAATGAACTGGCAAAGCTATTATTGGAGAACGCAGGTGACCCAAGGCTTCAAACTAATTTAGCAGTTAATCAGACTATTGCAAATCCAGTTCAGCAACAGTCACAATCAAAAAATTAATTAATTTATGTTTCAGTACACTAACACTATTGTATTAAACTCACTGAAAGATGTAACCACTGGTTTAGATAAGATTGTTAAAGGTTCTGACTACGTTGAAGTTAGACGTGTTAACAAGTACCTAAAGAGCAATGTAAGCGCAATGTACAAGAGAGCTGCTTCTGACCCAGTGATTGGTAAGGCAGAGTTTACTATTACTAACCCAGGCGTAGGCATCTATAGGTTGAAGTTATACATGAGATTATCTGGAAGCCAAAACTCTTACTATGCTAATGACTTCGTATTCAAAGGTAAGCCTTTTGTTTATGAGTTCAGAATTACTTCTGCAAGCACAAAAGCTGCTGATGTAGCAAAGGAAATTAAGAGGGTTATTGACAAGATTCAGGCTTTCTATGGCGACAAGTATATTAAAGTTGAGACATCTGACGCTAAACTAACAATTCACGGAGTCGACGAGTATCAACTATTCACTGAAGCTAAGATTCAAAAACTTAACACAGCAGCTAACAACCCACTTACTAATGAAGTATTTGAGGATGTTATTAAAGGTACAATCACTAAGAGTGTAGAAGGATTCGGTACTTATACTCATATCCTTAAAGACCTTAGATTACCTACTATCGAAGCTAGAAAGTTCGAGGCTGTTAATCAAGAAGAGCTTCCTGTTCCAGGAGCTAAGTACAACCAGTACATCATTGAGTACAAGGTTGATAGAGGTCTTTTCGGTGGTGCAGCTGTAGGTCAGCAAGTAACATCAAAGACTACTCACGTATTCTATGTACTAGATTCATTAGCAACTAAATTTGAGACTGCTCTGAAAGTTCTTGGTACTATTACAGAAATCAAGAAACCAGGTGCAGAGAACGCTCCAGTAGCTTAATATAGACTACTAATACGAAGGCGAGGGCAAATTAAGCCTTCGCCTTTTTTATTTTGTATTTATGGGATATTATTTTAAATTAGCATCTGCAATCTATAACGATATAGTATCTGGACTTAGGGGATATACCACTTCCAATACATTATCAATAGAACAATTAGAAGATGACATTGTAGATGAAAGACTTCAAATCATTAAGGAATATTCCATGAAGGGACTTATTCCTAAAAGGGATTTATTAATGTCTATAAACTGTATAAATGTTGATTGTAAGGATATAGAGAACTGTACGTGTGGAAATAAAGCGGATGGGACTCCTACATTCCATTTTGAAATACCACAACTAATAACCGAATTTGATGGCGGAATTGAATATATTGGTTCTGTGGATAAAGGTCAGCCGTTTATATGGTATGTAAGTCCTACTGTGATGCAATATCATAAATATAGGAAGAGGGCTAAGAACAAGCCTTATGTATATGTGGATGTGACTCCAAATGCTAACAATATGTATGACTGCTGGATATTCAATCTTCCTGTTATTAAGCAAGTATCTGTAGTTGGCATATTTAAAGACCCAAGACAGTTACAAACATACGGATGTTGTTCAGCATTAGACATTAATAATATGACTTTCATTGATGCAGAAATAAAGAAGAGATTGACAGAGAAGAAGCTACGTTATTACAGACAATTAGCTGCTCCAATATTACCTAATGACCAAACTCCTAAATAATGGAAAATTTTCAATCAGCATATGCTCAGGCTAACCTATTATATGGAATAGAATTAGCTCCAGAAGAGTTCGAAGAAATAGGTCTGATTGCCTGGAATAAAATAGGTAATAGACAAACTAAATTATATAGATATAGATGTAAGATAGATTGCGAGACACTTACTGTTACTCTACCTTGTAATTGTGACTTTGTAGAGGCTGTAACATATGATTTTGAGGATTGGAAATATACTACTAACGATACAGTTAATGGAGATTACCAATCACAATTTATTGAGAATTATATAGAAGGACGGAAGCTATACAGTAATCCTTTATATATTAGTGGTAAGTTGGCAAAGTATGAAAGAGTAAATGATACTCTTTATTTTGATAAGGATTATGGTTCTGTTAATATACTATATAAGGGAATACTACTAGACGATGATGGTCTTCCCTATTTAAATGAAAAAGAGAAAGATGCAATAGCTTGCTATTGTGCTTACACTAAGAGATTTAAAGAGGGATGGATTACACATAGTCAGAATATGCTACAGGAGGCACAACTTCTTGAGCAAAGATGGTATAAACTATGTGATGCTGCTAGAGTTCCAATGTACATTAATCAGAATGATATGAATGAAATCCTAGATGCTAAGACCAGCTGGAATAGGAAGATATTTAATAAAACTTGGAAATTTGGAAAGTAATGAATTATGCTACAGGATACGCCATGAATATAGATGAATTGTTTATCTCATTTCCTACTAAGAAGATGAAGATGACATCAAAGGCGTGTGAGGAATTAATAGGTAATAGGCACAAGGAAGTTATCGCTAAGAAGATATTTAAGAGTGCCTTAAATATGGTTTTAGAAGATATAATTGAAAATAATGCTACATTTATTCTCCCAACTCGGTCTAAGAGAGCTGAACTAAAAATGAAGAGATTTGAAAGGGATGAGTTCTCTAAGGCAAGAAGAAACGGTAAGTGGGCTAAAGTAGATTTCCTAGCATCTAATTTCTGTGCATACCAGATGGTATTTCACTTCCAATCTAAGGGGGTTATGAGAGAAAAACTAATATATCTTGACCCTGAGCGTAGAGATAGAGTGTTAGAATATACTAATCAAGGTAAACAATATTATTAATGCTTAAACGTGTCAATGATTATTTACCCGACCTAATAGCCCAATTTCCCACTGTACCTCCAGAAGATGTTAAACGAGCTGTTGAGTATGGATGGAGAATGCTATACTATTACAATCTTAGAGGATGTGATACTCTTATTAGTAGTACTAAGTACAGATACTGGTTCTACTGCGGACAGCTTACACGTGATTCTATAAAACACTACAACTACTATAGAAGAATGTTAAGAAGAAAGCTAAGAGTATTATACTCTAAGAAAGTTACAGAGTGGGACGGATATTATTATATAGGATTGACTGAGGAAGAATATGCTTCTGTTATTAAGTCAACCACTGGAAGAGGAAGAAAGAAGAAGAATTTCACATTCTATAATAAACTTGGAATGAAGGTCTTTGATGAGGCTAAGGTGTTCTATAGTTGGTCTAAATACATTGTAAGGTTTAGATATGTTACAGACATGGGATATACATTCTTTAAAGATAAAATGAAATGCAATGATTTAGAAATTGCATTAGTGAGAGATAATCCAAGTACGTTCAAGGACATACTTATTAGTAGTAACAACTATGAACTTATAAAATATGAGAAAAGAAGCAATTAATACCTTTGGTGAGGGTTTAATAATGGATTTACATCCATTAACTACTCCCAGCAATGTATTAACAAACTGCTTAAATGGTACTATAATAACATATAATGGTAATGAGTTTGTGTTACAGAATGATATGGGAAATGGAGAAGTTCATACAGCTTATCTTGATAAAGGATATGTGCCTGTAGGAATGAAGGAACATGGAGGTATTATTTACGTTGCAGCTCATAACCCAATTACAGGTAAGAGTCAAATAGGCTCATTCCCATCTCCCCAGCAATTGTATGAGGGAGAGGATTTAAACGTTACTCCGATTGAAGTTGAATTTTCTGATTTTATAACGATGAAGGGAAGTGTTCCTTATATAGAGTTAGAATATCAGAAGCAAAAACTATTCCAAGTTAATAACTCTGATGAAGTTAAGATATTTCATCCAGGAGATAGATTTGTAATAGTTACTAATGCGATAGACTCGGCTATTAAAGAGGCTATTAATAAGGGAGTAATTAAACTTAGATTGGGTGTTATAAATAGTAGCGGAAGCATTGATTATATAGATGAGAAGAATCTAAAGATATATAAGAATGGTCTATGGATTTATGAGAATAGTAACACCCCTATGGTGGATGTTATAAAATCCAAAGAGTTAGTACAGGTATTTAGTGCTAAGTCATCTGGAGCTTTAATATTAGTAGTTGAATTAAAGACTTTCGATACATTTAACCTCATTAGAAAATATTCATGTAATGATGAATCAAAGGTTATTAGTGTAGAATTTTCGGGAGAAACCACTGGAGTATTCAAAGGGACGACTAAGAATAATCCTGATGAAGTAGGATTAATTGAAGCTGACTCCTCTTCTGTTCAATCGACTATTGTTAAGAGTGGTAAAACAGGCAAAACTCAATACAAGATTATGCCAGCTTGCCCTTATGGAGTTCTTGAAAGGATGGCTAAAAGTGGTACTATTGACTTTGACGCCATTAGAACTAATTCGGAAGTACTAGGAGAGTGGCGTTTTTATGTTACTGATACATATCTAAAGATAGGTTGGGGATATGACTATTACAACCTTAATGAGGATTCTGATATAGAAAAGATAGAGTTTACATTTATAAGCCTTACTGATTCAACTAAGGCTGCACAAGCGGAGACACTGCCTGGTAACTATAAGTATGCAATCTCTAAGGAGTATTATAATGGAAGTTTCGAAGAAATCATTCCATTTGATGATAGTACAATACAGAAGAATTGGATTTATATAGTCAGAATTGACAGATATGTGGCTGGTGTTAAAAAAACTGTAGGATATAAACTAGTTTACACTGGAGGTTATTTCAATGAGTTTTATGAAGAAGTGCCAGACTTCAATACTGGTTTACCTAGTGGAAGTGCAAGGCAGAAGGTATTGCTAGAAGTTAAGAGTGAAGTAAATTCATCAGTAAAAAAGGTAGGAACTCCTTCTTTAACATTAAAGGCGGGAACAGCTACGTCACACTCTTCTATTACAAGAGTAAATACATCCCAATTTATTTCAGAAGTGCCCTCATTAGATACAGATGTATCAAACTATAAATATGAGGTGGGTAAGACTGGAACTTACGAAGTTAAAGTAACACCTGCAGCTGGATATGATTATGATAAGAAGATGTATGCTGGCACTCCCGATGCTAAGATTGTTGATAACTATTTTGGAACTACTCCAAGTGTGTCTACTTGTGATTTTGACCATTCAGAGGTAACAACCAATAACAACTCTACTCTAACTGCCAGTATATCAGACCCTACATCTAAAATAGCTACTAGGTTCTCTTGGACTAATAATCAGTTAGTAGGTCAGCTATCTACTACTAGATATATTTACTCAAACGCTGGAGCTGTAGCTTCTAAAACCTTTAGTCAGGAAGTACTTGACCAAGCATATAAGCCATCTATGGACTTAACTCAAAAGGAGAAGTTATTCTCATTTGGAGAAGAGAATGGTAATCTTAGATGTGTACTTGCTAGTGATAAGAATATGGAATATAACTGCTCTGTAACTGCTAGTGGCGCTGCTGTAGGTAGTGGTCAAAATAGTGGTGCTGGAGTTGATGATACAGGACTCCAAACTAGCTTATCAAACATGGGTAACGGTACTGTAGGTATATTCGGAGGTAAGGATGGAGACAGTGCTTCATTATGGTATAATGCTACAAGGAGGACATACAATGGCTGGAGTTGTAGTAAGAATGAGGTTGATGGAGGAGATAACTTCCTATTTGCGACATGGAAAGACACAAGCGGAGTTCATCATCCAGTTAATCTTGCTTCTAGACGTACTGAAAGTACTTCAACAAGTAGTAGAAACCTCATTAGGGTGGATAAGATGGTTAGATGCCTACTAAGTCAGCTGTTAATACTTCAGAAAGGAAACAGAACTGTTTATTTTGTAGGTCCAAATAATCTCGACTATGTATATCATGTAGCTTCTGATACTTTATGTACTATCAATATTAATATTCCGAATGGTGGTACTAATGTGGATGTAAATTTCTATTTGGGAGGTGATACTACTCCTATAGAAACTCACATGACAAGATGGATGGCTGCTGTAGAAGGGTTGAATAATTACCTACCTATATTTAATATCCATAAGAATCAGTCAATGTCTACCGTAGTTTCTATTGGTGATGATTTAGACTATTCTAAGGATGCTGACATTCTTAACTGTTACACTAACGCATACTCTGCATATACTATAACTTCTGATTCATTGTCTGGAGTAGATAAGGGCAAGATTTATATCGCTGATTCTAGTGTTGGTTATACAGTAAATGCAGACGGTAGTATAACATTCAACTCTATAAAGCCGAAAGCCTTATCAGTTAAGACTATGATTGACTGGACAGGTAGTACCTGGACGTTTGATAGGGCATTTAATGATATATTTGTCACTTCCTATGCATATGAGAACCTATCTGGAGAGATACCTGATGGTTACTATAATGAAATCTTAGTTAAGACGTTAGATACTCGTCTAGGAACTTGGAAGAAAGGTAAAGATAGTCATGCTCCAGATTTGGCAGTGAATGTTCTGAAGAGTAATAAATCTATATACACATAATATGAATTTCAAATCACTAAGTGGTAAGGTATTAGACCTTGACTTAGGATTGAATCAACTTCAACAAAAAGGAGCTTTAGTGTATGAGTATAATCCTTTAAGAGTACTCAGAACTAATGAAGATATAGTAGAAGATGGAGTAATTCTGTATCCAAAGGGTAGTTTAATTAACTTAGATACAGAATTACTTAGCTTCGACCTAAACCATCCTATTGATATTGTAACACAGCAATCTTATGATGGTTCAGTAAATCTTATCCTTAATGATGGAAGTAACTATCCTAAGCTAATAAACACAAGATTCTCATCTACAGGTATGAATACTTATCAGATTGTAGATAGAGAAGGAGATAATGACACCAATATATACGATATAGATTCCTTTGAGTCTGATATATCTCTTTATAAGAAAACTAATAACATAGCCAATCTTACATTTATGGGATTGAATACCAGTGGTAATTTAAGAGTTGGTAATTATGTGTTTTATTTTAAGTTATCAGATTCAGATGGGAATGAGACAGATTTTATAGCTGAGTCAGGCATAGTAACTTGCCATGTTGGTAATTTGAATGACCCATCCTCTATACAAGGTGGAATTAGAGATGAGAACAGTTATAAATCAGCTTCATTCTTGTTAACTAATATAGATTCATCTTATAATAATGTAGTAGTCTATTATACAAGGAGTACATCAGATATTGATGGAAATGAAATGACTACTTCATTCAAGATTATGAAACAGTTCGCTGTATATAACAATGTAGCTAAGATTAGTATTACTGGATTTGAAACAGTTCAGGCAGTTAGTATCAACGATATTAATGTGGCTTACAATGTGGTTAATAGTGCAGCTGCACAAACTACTTGTCAGAATATGTTATTCTTAGGTAATGTAGCTAATCCAGACATTGAATATAAGGAGCTTACTGACCTATCTCTACATTTTCTACCTGAATTGAACGTAGAGAATAATATAGGTAGGGTAGATAAGGACTATAAGGATGAATCAGGACAGTATGAATATTATAATGTGATGAACATCTATAATAGATTAGGATACTGGAATGATGAAATATATAGGCTGGGAGTAGTATATATCCTTAATGATTATACATTATCTCCAGTATTCAACATTAGAGGTGTTAGCAGATTAACTATACCTGGAGACCCAGATAGAATACCTTGGGAAGACTATCCTTTGTTTAAAGAAGGATTTGACCCTAATAGTACTACTAATATAACCGTTATCCAAGCAAATAGGGAATACATTCCTATCAATAAGGAAACAAGTAAGTTAGACAGCCAGAATGAGAACTCTAAGGGTGTAATCAAAATTAAGTATAATGGCAATCAATTAGCTGAGAGTGGTACAATTCCTATCGGATTTGACATTAAAATTAGTAAGGACGCTGTTAGAGAGCTGAAGAGATATACTAAAGGATTCTTCTTTGTAAGACAAAAGAGAATACCTACCACACTAGCCCAGGCTGTAACCATAGGATTAGAGAACACAAGTCATTTACCAGTTCTCCCATCTGGAAATGATAAGTATAGGATAGAGAGATTCTTGGACAATGATGGAGTTCTAACACATGACTTTGATAGAAGATGTGAAGACATTGAAAAGGATAATGTATTAGAAGGATATGCAGCTCTGTGTCCAGAATTTGAATTAAGACAGTCTTATTTTAATCAGCTATTTACTGGTACTCAGTTTGAGGTTAAGATGGCTAAGTCTCAGTTTAGTAAGAAGTACTTTGATAGAAGTGGTACACATTTCTACAATCTATCATATACTACTAATGATTCTACCCAAGATGAAACATACAACATTATGGCTATTGGTGATAATGTTAAAGCATTAAAGGGTAAGAAACAACTATTTAGTGCTAGAGCTGGAGAAGCAGAAGAAGCATGGAGAGTTTCTTACTACAACTACACTAATAAGTCTTCTAATGCAAGGAATCTATTAAGAGGTAGTTGGGGACCCTATATAGGCTTAGAGGGTTATAATACTAATAAGATGAGTCTTATTGATATTAAAATTCCTAACTATGAGGAAAACCTATTAGACACATACTTCGAAATTAGATATGAGGATTCCTCTGCTTTCTATGCAATCTGTAACAGAATGTTATGGGATGATTTGGATGAGGATGAGAATACTATGATAGCTAAAAATCTATTCAGGGGTGATTGTTATATAGGTAACTATACACACAGGATGTGTAGAAACTTCCAAGACTCATCAGCTCCTATCAATGATGACATTGTAGACCAAATGTCGTGGAAGGATAATTATACTATTGGAGATAGTGAGAAAAATGGTAAAATCAATAGAGGTGATGTTAATGCTATTAAGATGGGACACTGGGTTACTATAAAAGTATGTAGCAATGTCAATCTATCCATGAGAAGCATTGATATGTCTTATACTTCTGAGTTAGGACTTACTGGTAAAGCTAGAGGATTCTATCCATTACAAGCTATGTCAGTAACTGGAGAATCAAAAATACCTGAGTCATTTGTTACAAATGCTGGTATCAACAGCACAACATCTGATAAGTATTATTATGAACTACCTAATGTTCCAGCTATTAAGAATAAATTCCATATTAGAGTCATGTACTCTGACATTAATGTAAATGATTCATTCAAAAATGGATATAGAGTATTTAAGTTAACTCATTATAGGGATTATCCTCTAACCTATGGTAGTATTGTAAAGCTAGTTGAATGGTTTGGTAACATTATCTGTGTATTTGAACATGGTGTTGCTTTGATACCAGTCAATGAAAGAGCCGTTGCAGGGGAAGGTGCAGGCGGAAATATCTTCATAAACACCTCTAACGTGCTGCCAGAGAATCCAAAAATGCTCAGTGATACATTCGGTACTCAGTGGGGTGAAAGTGTCATAAAAACTCCCTATTACGTTTATGGAGTGGATACCGTTGGGAAGAAGATTTGGAGAACTAATGGACAAACCTTTGAAGTTATCTCGGATTTTAAGGTACAGAAGTTCCTAAATGATAATATCTCACTTACTGAGAAGGAAAAGACTCCTATTATTGGTATTAGGAATGTAAAAACACACTACAACAGGTTTAAGCAAGATGTAATGTTCACGTTCTATGATGATATTAATACATTAGAAGAGAATGTTTGGAACTTATGTTATAATGAAGTTATGCAAAAGTTTGTTACATTCTATTCATGGGTTCCATCATATTCTGAAAATATTGATAATATATTCTTTAGTTTTGACAGAGATACATCTAAGACCATTACTAAGCTAACTTCTAACTATCCTCTTATTGGTATGCAAGGAGGAGCAATAGTTGATAATGTACTAACAGTTGTAGATGGTAAGGCAAAACTGGGAAATCTTCAATTAAATCTAGATATTAGTGGTTCTAGTATTGAATATAGTATTGCTGATGATAGGGTTAGAAACAAGTTCTTTATTACCAATGGTAATCAAGTATCTGTTAATGCTAACTCTGTAGGAGATAGTAGATGGACAATACCTATCAAAGCTGTTGTTTATAATCAGGGAACTGACTTGGTTGAAGGTGAAGTTAAGAACATAGTAAAAACATTGTATTCCAATGTAACTGTAGTTACTAAGATGAGATATGATTTACTTACTACTTCATTCTGGAAACATGGTCAAGCTGGACTAATGACTACTAAGAAACCTATTAGTTCTTGCTACTGGTATGGAAAACAACATCCATTTGAGTTTGAATTTATTGTAGTTGATAATCCATCTGTACATAAAATCTTCAATAATCTGCAGATTATAAGCAATAAGACTCAACCTGAATCCTTCCATTTTGAAGTTGTCGGAGAAGTATATAACTTTGCCAACGATAAAAGGAATGCTTATTTTAGGCAAGAGGCTACTAAACATCTATACCAATACAATGGTGCAGATATAGTTTATAATCACGACTACTTGGATATTATACCCGAACAAAGAGACATATTATACAGTACTACTAAGTATAAAGATATGTCGATTATGTTCCCACTATTCTATTCAAGGGTAGATAGTCTGAATGAGATTGAAGACCACTATCAGTCTGTAACCTCAGCAGGTAGGGATTACCAATACATATCTGGTTCAGAAATTGTGCATGATAAACAACTAAATGAATTTAAGATAGCTACTCATATCAAAGCATGTCCTTTTAAGAAGAGATATTTACAAGAGATAACTCAAGATAGATATAGCTCACTTGTATCGGCTGGATATACAAATGTACTAGTTCAAAATGGTAAATGGTATGAGGTTATGGAATATGGTAGAATAAATGGTAACATGGACTACCTAGAGGATAAATGGGATATTCAAATTCCTTCTATAACTTACTGGGCTAAGAATGAATTAGCCTGGACTGTTAAAGACAAGGATGGTAATACTTATCCTCCTCTTAACCTAGTTAATAATCCATTACCAGAGAGTATGACTGCTCTTAACATTACTAGTGATTCTGATATTCCATCTGAATTAAGAGACCGAGGTTATAGTGCTGACTTCTTATCATTAGACGTTAATAAATGGTCTGATGAAAGGAAAGAGACTAGAATTAGGGACAAATATGTAAAGATTAAGGTGAGGTATACTGGTAATGAGTTAGCTATAATAACAGCTTTAAAAACATTATATATTGTAAGTTATGCGTAAACGTATACAGAAATATCAAAATTCAGGGGTATTAACAGGGGGGAGTAATCTAACTCCTCCTTTACCTCAACCTGCTAGTCTTACATCTATGATTCAGACTCCTTCATTTCCCACTACCCTAGAGCTTCCAGATAGTGTAAAACAATGGAACCAAGCCTCTAAGATACAGAGAGCATACACAAAGAAAGCTAATCTTAATAAGGGGTTTGGTATTGCGGGAAGTATAGCTGACGTAGCTGGAAGTTTAATTCCAAAGACGGAGCAATCAGCTCTTACAGAAGGTCTAAATCAAGGTTATGACGCTGCTGCTAACGCTGCAATGGCTATTCCTGGAGTTGGTACTATTATTGGTGGTGCTATGAAGGTAGGTGGTATGCTATCTGACGGATTAACAGCTTTGGGAGTTGGTACTGACCAAATGACTACAGCAGATAAGATATTGGACAGCAAGTTCCTTAAACTGACTCCTCTGGGATTAGTAAATGCAATAGGAGCTAAAAAGGCAGATACTATTACTAAAGATAATGAAGCATTTGAACAGGTAGGTTCATCATATGGAGGAACTCAAGCCACAGTAGATGATGCTCTTACCAAGAGTGGAAAGAAATATGGTCTACTTAGTGGGAAAGCTAGAAATAAGGCTAACCAGCAAATACACAATGCTCAAATGCAGCAGTCAAAAATGAGTAACATAGCTGATGAAGCACAGATGGCATTTACTGCTTCTAACAATCCACTAATAGGATTGGGCACTCAGCTTCAACTAAATGGAGGTTATCAGCAAAGTGCTGTAAGAGCTGGTAAATCTGGACTTAAAATGGATAGGGAATTTGCTAAGAGGGTAATTAAGTTATCCAATGGAAAGAAAAGCAAAGCTAAGAAAATCCAAGAGGTAGCTGGATTCCAAAAAGGCGGAAGTATAGATGGTATGACAGGAGCTGCACCTAAGATTACCTTTGAATCATGGTATAATATGATTCCAGAGGATAGAAGAGATACTACTTCTTATAATCTCAGAAGGGCTTTTGAACTAGCCCCAAGGGAGGAATTGGAAGCATGGAGAACATCTAGTGTATCTGATTTAAAGGCAGGAAAAAATCATCTAAGTTCAGTCTATTTAGACCCTAAGACTGGTGTTTACGAGTTTATGAAGGCTAAAGACCATCCAACTCTTAAATATGAATTAGATTGGTATAACTCAAATGACCCAGAAGCTATTCAATTTAGAAATAGCTATGACTTAGATAAGTCTGGAGACTATTATAGATATGTTCCTAAGAAGTTTAAAAATGGTGGAGCTGTTAATGTAATACCAGACGGGGCATTACACGCTCATAAGCACCATTTAGAGGATGTAGATGGAAAGTTTGAGGAGGTAACTACTAAAGGTATTCCAGTTATTACTGAGGAAAAGGGTGGCGATATAAAGCAACACGCTGAGGTAGAAAGAGAAGAAATCATCTTTAATCTTGATGTTACTAAGCAATTAGAAAAGTTAATGCAAGATGGTTCTGATGAGGCTGCTATTGAAGCAGGTAAGTTACTTGTACACGAGATTCTAGAGAATACAGTTGATAACACAGGATTATTAAAGACAGTTGAGTAATGAAAATTGAAATAGGAGACAAGGAATACAATGTGACTTGTGCTAGGACTGAGGAGGAAAGAATCAAGGGATTACAGGGAGTCACAGAGCTAAAAGATGATGAGGGTATGCTATTCTTCTTTGAAGAACCTCAGACTGTAGGATTTTGGATGAAAGATACTAAAGTTCCTTTAGATATTATCTTTATTAGTGAAGATATGGAAGTAATATCAGTATATCAGGGAGAACCTGAGAATGAGAATATAGCCGAAGAAGATAATGTTAAGTTTGTATTAGAGGTTAATCAAGGCTCTGGAATTGAAGAGGGAGATGAACTCGATATTGAAGAGGAATTGCCTAAGATGAAGGTAATTGCACCTGATGGCTCTACTCAAATGGAATTAGAAGGTGGGGAGAGAATCTTTAGTAGAAAGAATACGAGAACATTAATTAGAATGGCTAAGAGGGCTTCTAAATCTAAAGAAGATAAAGATTACAAAGCATTAGGTAAGAAGATGTTTACTTATCTAAAGCAACAGGACGAAAGAGAACCTGAATATGTAGAAAAGAAGGATTAAGAAAAAATAAGGGCGATACCAGTGAAATTAATCACCAGTATCGCCCTAATTGTTTATATGAAGTAGTTTTCCTTCATTATGTTTTTTACCTTTTCAATAGTATCATCTAAATTATCATTGGTTATAATATAGTCAAAGTCTATATAATCATCCAATGCGGTTTCAGACGGATGGTTATCCACGTATCCTGTGTCCCTGTTCACCCTTATTAATATACCACCATGTTCTCTGATAGCATCTGCTTCAGACGGAAATCTTACATCCGTTACAACCCAAAAGTCGTCTTCTAAGGAATAGTTGGAAAATAAAGCATCTACCCATACATTAGGGCTAATGTTTCTTCCGACCTCAGTTCCAAACTTCTGCAGTAGTTCTCTATATGTATAAAATCCTCCCTCTGGCTTAGCAATAGTACTATCTGACATTTTGAATATATTATCTTCAAAAGCTTCTACCTTTACATCAAGTATTACAGCTAAAGCTTGTTTTAGCTTATCTGCAAATGCATGTTTTACCCATCTTTCATCTAATGCTTTAATTATTTTGCATATAGTGTCCTTACCACACTGTTTCTTACCAGAAATTCCTATTAACATTATCCTATTCTTCCTTAGTTGGGTCTATATAATCCCAGATTGGCTTAGTAGCTCTAGTAGCTGCCACAGTATTAATTAAACCCTGATACAAAGACTTATCTCCTGATATTACACTTGAGAATGTATCTACTGTTCTGTTAAGCATTTCAAATGAGAATGGAGTCCATTGTGTTCCTCGTCTAGCAATAGCATCAAGGAAGTTAAAGTCATAAGCAGAGTTGGTAAGTATCTTACTACCAAGAGATAGAGTTGTGTTTATTACAGCATCATTCATGGTATCATTACCTTTCTCCTTAATATCATCCTTAACAAATTCTGCCAAAGAGCCACTGACTACTGCCCCAACGAATAATAACATGAACAAGTCATAGAACAATTGACGTAAATTAGACCTATACGCCCTTCTAAGATTCTCATCTTCGTTATTCCAGATGTCATTAGTCATTAGTTTCCATCCCTCTCTTATACTACCCTTTTTATAAGAACCTACTACTAAGTCATTTAAAACCTTAGTAAAGGTCAATAAGATACCTTCCTCAAATCGTCCTTCCCATTTATAAAATGGAAATCCTGTATCTTCAGTAGTTGCTTCATCTGTAAGCTGTCCCTTATCATCTAATTTGTGATAATACTTTTGACCATTCTCTTCGTAGTGGACTAGTCTGCCCTGTAGTTTTATACCTTCAGGGGCTAGATATTGATTCTTCTTAGAAGACCAATATGTGCACATTTGGAAGAATAGACCTCCAATCAGAGTACTTTGAACCATAGATTTCTTCTCATGAGAATAATATCCATATATAGAGTCAGCTAAAGCCTTATGGCTCTCCGACTGTTGAACGGTGTATGCCTTTGGTAGAGCATCACCCACCCTGAATAATGAACCATCTGCATTCCTAGTATGCTCCTTAACTAACTGGTGTGCCATAGTGTAGTACAGTGCTTCTTGCTTCTTGTAATCAGGACTAGACGTATTACCATTAGCATATGCACTAAATCTACTATCCTTCTTCCAGTCATAAATTAATTTACCATTCACCACAGAGTGCGCTTCCCAACATCCGTCACCTCTCATTTGTGCTCCGAATATAGTCATTCTGTTATAGAAGTCAGGTCTTGATGCAAATCTAAATGCTGAAGCCCAAAAGTTCCATATACCTGCTTGGTCTGACTTTATCTTATCAGCATAAGTATTCATGTCCATATCATTAAGACCATATTGTTCATTTAATAGCTCTGACATGGATTTGGTATTACCATAATGGATAGCATCAGCTATAGCATACTTATAAGCCTTAGTCATATTCTCCTTAGTAAAAGCTAAACCTCCATCTGGTTTTCTTATTACCAATGATATATCCTTCCAGATTCCATCTAAATGCTGATACATTTGAACTGGAGAGAATGCTAATGCAATCTTTGATGCAAATCCCATCAATCCTCCAGTTATTGCTGCTAAAGGTTTACAGTCGTCAGAAATTAGAGACTGATTAAATATCTTGTTTCTAACGTAATCACTTAAATACTTTAAATCATCTTCAAACTTATCATTCAGAATAGTACCCATATCACTTAAATGGATAGCTAGAGCTTGAAGTGATGGGAAGATTTCATCTAAGTGTTCCTTAGCTGAGTATGCAGTAATATGTTTAAGTAACAGTGTTTCAAGGTTTGCTTCAAAGAACTCTGGTTTCCTGTCCTCTATTAGGCTCAGTCGTATCTCCGAACCCTTTTCACCAATATCAAATGAGTTGGTCATTTCCCACAACTCACCCTTACGGACTTTCTCAATTTTAACGTCAGTTGGGTCTAAGAAGCCCTCTACCTTTGTTTTAGCCCTTTCTACAGCCTTCTTTGGATTCCAATCTTGGAGCCTGTCTTTTATTGCAGATAATAGTCCCTTACTTGAGGCAATGGATGTAGCATTACCAGCAGCTAGAGGCAGCCTGTAATATCTAACATCACCTGACAACCTTAGTTCCTCTAATTCCTCCTCAGTCATATTCTTAAATCTGTTGGAATTAACCGTTTTAAGAAAATACTTCAGAAATTTCCTCTGCGCCTCAGATAGCCCAGTTGTCGGGTCGTCTGGATTCTTTAGTAGTATATCACCATCATCTGTATATACTATCATATCTCTGTATAGAGTAGCCTGATTACCTATTGTCCTTTCCTTTAAATAGGTGAAGTTCTGGTCCTTCTTTAATTCATTGACTAAATTCCTGATTTCTCCTTGAGACCTATTTACGGTATCCCTAATATTCTGATAAGCCACAGTTACTAAAGAGGTCAACTTATTTAGGATAGGACTCTTCATATTACCAGGATTATCAAGATATGTACCTTCCATACCAGCTTTCCATACATAAATTGATTCTAACCACTTATCATGGTCACTAAGCTGCTGTCTGAAGTCAAGACCGTCTATTTCACCAATAGCCATTTCTAGCATCCTGTATACTTGAACGTGAGGCATACCTATTACATCATCGTTAGGTCTAGTATCATTAACGTTAGGGAATGCTTCCAAAAACTCTTTTCTAAGGTTAAGAAGCTCTAGTCTAAGCTGAGTTGGGTCCCCAATGCAAGCATCTAGAGCACTGGTAGATTCAGTAAACTTTCTCCACTTCTTGTTTATCTTAGTATCATCCTTAACATTAGATATAATCTCCCTAAACCTGTTATAGAATATATCATACCTATTCGCCATCTTAACAGCAGCATTCCTTCCCTTCATATTATTTACGCCAATAGGAGACAGCTTGTCCAACTCATTGAAGCAGTATAACAGCTGTTTATTGTCTGCAGATATACCCTCCTCTCTAAATGGGTTATATACACTAACTTCTCCTACTATAGCATTCTCCTCAAACAGACTAGGTAAATTATTAAGCACTAACATAGCTTCCATTAGTTCTATATTACCATTAACGCTTTCCATCATCAAAGAGTTAGGTTTATTCTGTGATATAATATCACTTTCGAATGCTCCAGTAAGACCATGTCTTCCCTTTACTAACTCTCTGGACCTTTTTAGCATTGATGTACTAATTTTCACTACATCTATTTGATTAGTAAATTTATTTCTAAGTAGTATGCACCCTAGATATTCTGCAGGTTCACAGTCGACCACTTCCCAATTACGGTTACAATACCTAGACATTCTTCTTTGGAACCATCCATTAACTCCACTAGGATTGTCTGGAATTTGTGCTTTTGTAAACTCATAGTACGGATTCTCATCCTCTATAGCCTTTATTAAACCCTCCTTAATAACCTGAGTGGTGTTTATCTTATTGTTGGCTATACTATTCATCCTTCTTTTTACCTTTACAAATAGCTCCTCATATGTATCTCCCTTAAGAGGGTTACCTTTTGGAGAGTATACATACTTACCTGTTTCAGGGTTAGGCTTATCACCCTTTCCTTCTTTTATAGTTTCAGCTACCATGTCATCCGTGATTTCTCCTGGAACGCTATCATATTTAGGGAACCACTTTGACATTACACTGGTTACAGTTTGGAGTAAGTTTTCCGTTGTAGCTTTAGTAACAAACGGTGCTGGAAGGAATTCATCAATATTCTCTTGTATATTAATATTTGTCTTAATATCTTGAGTCAAGTCTTCTACATGACCTGAATATTCTTTTATACCACTGTATACCCAATCGTCACCTTCCCTCTTAAAATCTGATAGCTGAATAGGAGCTACAAATAGCCTGGAACCGCTAGTGTTTATTCCATATTTTCTTAATAGACGCTCATACACACCTAGCTGGTATTTGAAGGTCAAGATTTTAGCAGAATCATACCCAGCTTCAGAAGCAGTTCCTACATATGGTCTGGGTGATGTCTTGTAGTCAATAATGTGGGCATTTCCCCTTCCATCAATTACTAGTAAGTCAATAACTCCTAATAGCTTATTGGGATTTCCAGATTCTCCTATTTGAGAAGTAGTTCCAGAAACTGCAACTTCTGGAAGGTATATCAAGTCTTCACCAAATTCTCTCTGTAATGATTTCTCTAGGTCTCTACAGTATTTGACGGTTTCTGCAATAACCTTGCTTGGAACCAGCTTAGTGTCTAGTATAGATGGGAAATACGTATTGATTAGGAAGTTATCATCTGATTCCCTTATATTCCTACCACTCTTTGATTCACTGAAATACTTTTGTATTGCCTTATGCAGTTCAGTACCAATTTTACCCTGAGCTTTCCATTTGTTTTCAATAACCTCTCTTGCTCTAGCAAACTCCTCATCACTTACAATAGGTCTAGTTTCTACTCCCTCACCAAATATTGCATCAGCCTCCTCTTTGTCAAACTTACCTCCTGCCCATCTTGGCTTAATCTCTTTCCAATAATTTTCAGGTCTAAATTCTGGGAATAATAAGTCCCCCTCCAAGTTTCTAAGACCTTGTAGAAACTTATTCACACCAATATATCCATTTCCAGATACATTAATGTTTTCAATATCATTTTTTCCATCTTCAACCTCAGAGATTATCTTACTTGCTTTAAGAGCCTCAGTATCCATCTTTAAGTTCATTACGGAGTCATAAGTCTGGATAGCTCTATTGCTTTTACTAAACACAATGTCCCCATACTTAGATACTAAATGTCCCCTTTCAAGTAAGAAATCATCTAATTCTAATTCAGATTGGAAGATATGTCCTTTGTAATCATAAATGCATCCCATTATCCACAAAATTCTTTTAGGTCTTTATTCTTCATTAAATCTGATTTAACGTTAGCTAATACCCTGTGAACCTCAGCTGACTTAACATTAAAGGTTCCTGAATATTGATTATTAGTTAGTGCAGAACCCAGATATTCAGACAGTTTTACTAAAGAGGAGTTGAATAGACTCTTTGTGTCCATAGTAGCTATACTCTGCTCCCCAAATAAGATAGAGTCTAACACTCTACCCATATTGTAGAATGTTTTATGTAGCACATTAACTGGCAACTTACTAATAATACTATCTTGTCCAGTTATATATTTTGAAAACTCTGACACCAACAATTCCTCATTTATGTCAGAATCTGTTCTGTCCTTATAATTTCTAGCCAATAGTGCTTTGTTAGGTAATTCATTCATAGCCTCCACCATTGAAAAATATAGTTGAGGGTCACTGTACCTAACTGAACCCAAGAATAGGTGTAACATTTCGTGCAATGGGGCATCAATACTAGAATTATCTATATTAATGTATATATCACCATTGTAGACGAAAGCGTTAGTTGTTTTAGCATCATCTACGACTCCCTTCCATTGTTCTGAGGATAGTTCCCCGTTAGTAATGCTAACAAAATTAATACCATAGAGGTTTGCCAACTTCTCTAATATACTATTAAAGACTCCAACATTCCTGGAGGAAGATGTGGAGTCATCAATAATTATTCCTCCCTCATACACATTGTCCCATTTATTTGGGCGTTTCCTAACTTGTATCGTAGACACCTCACTAGAAGGGGTTAGCTTAACCTCCAAGTCTCGATACGTGTTATTTATCCTAATATTAGCCTCTTTGACATCTGTTGTGCCAGTTTGAGAAAATATCTTATCATTCTTTACGAAACTCGTATCATCTATTGTTTTGACTGACAAAGAGCTATTCAGATAAGGTCTAGAGTCAGCCCCAGGTATCTCATCGAGTTCTGGATACCTACCAAATTTATCTACAAATGTAGATGTAAAAGCATTAAATTTAAATTCAGAGAGACCAGACATCTTCAACAATGTCTGGTACTCTACTGAATTTTTATTAAGACATACTGCCATATTAACAAGGATTGTCTAATAGTTGAGTTATGATTGCAGAATACTGTAAGCCATCAATAGCTTTTACGTTTATGCCATCAACAACTCTGGTTACATAAGGTATATCTAAATCTGATTCAGAGCCACCTAGTGATTTAGCTAGACTCACTAGAACCTCCTTACTATAGGTTTTACCCTTATAGCTTATAGATTTCAGCTTCTTGTCAGCATCAAGATTAATTACAGAGTTTGAGTCAATTCTTATGTTGTAGTCGTTATATATGTCAGCTGTATCCCAGGGATTAGTATAGTTGGTATTTTCAATAACCTTTGTATAATCCTCTAGGTTAGGACCATATTGACGTCCACCCATGTCTCCATTATCATCTCCAACCCAATCCATATAATCGGAATCATAGTCAAAATCTCCATCTACCTCACCAACGTCAGCAGAGTTAGATTTTCTTACAAATAGATGATACTTCATATCTGCGTTGTTATAGTCTCTGACATAATAACTAGTAGAATAATTAGTATCCTCAATAGGGGCACACCACTTTTGAGCTTCTTCATAAGAGAAATCTACTCCCTCAACTAACTCTGAATTAGAATCTAACACTGATGTGAATTTATGAAATTCCTCAACCAGCGGGGATGACTTTGTTCTAATGATGTCCTCAAAGATTGTAGTCAAAGAACTTTGAGAGACAGTGTTGTTAAAGTTTATCAGATTATAATAGAAGAATAAATCAGTTAGTGGATAACCTTGATATGTAGGAGCACCTTGTAATTGATTAAAGGCTCTCTTATATCTGTTTAAACGCTCTATCTCTGATGTAGACTTAGGCAACATATTAGTTGGTAAAGAATACACAAATGCAGAGTTACCACTAAGTGTTCTATCTAATCTAATAGGACTTAGAGATTGAATAAATTCATTAGGTTCTATATCCTTTAATTCGGGAATCACCACAGAATCCATCCACATCTTAAACGACTCATTACCCCACCTTGTTCCTAACATAATAGGGGTGTCACCTTGAGTAGTAAAGGTATTACCAATACTATTCATAATAGTTACACCTGCTGGGACTGTAATTACCTTTTCAGAAGTTTTCATCCAAGTGTTTCTAAGAGTCATATCACAGAATGATTGGAGCTTCTTATAAACATTAGACCTTTCCTTACTGCTATAGAAGCTACCATCTTTGATGATTCTAGGACCTAAATCCCTCATCATTCTGTACTTAGACATAATCATGTAGTTACCTTCCATATCCATGTGGAAAGTTTCTAAGTAGCCTCTATAGTGAGGTACTGACCAAGCTGCATCTAACACATTGAATGAATGCTTTAATCCTCCATATAGAGCAATTAAGGTATTTCTATACTCTTCGTCAGACATGAATCTGCTAAAAGAAATTCTGTATGGATTACTTTCATCGTTAGTTAGATTCCTTAGCTTTGAGATAACGTCAGAAACTTTCATAACCATTCCATTAACCATTACAGTTGATTCCTTCTCTTCACCTGAAATCTCCCTTATTCTATCCTCGAAGATACTTTCAAATTTATCGATAAACTTAAATTTATCCTCTACTTTGTTAGGAAGACCTTGATTAAGAGCATATATACTCCTCAACCTACCCATCTCAGATGCACCCTGAACTAATTGTTTTATTGAATCAATGGCTCTGTACTGTACTCCTTCAGAGTTAGTGATTACATCATTATTTATGATATAGACGAATCTAATATAATCAGATAACTCTTCTAGAAACTTATACATTGAAACCTTGTTCATAGACGCCTCCATAGACCTTATTCTCTTTCTTAAGCTATCAATCAATTCGTGACCTTTAGATAAGTCAGAGAGTCTATATTGTAACATCTTACCAATTACGAAGTCAGATGCATCTGTGCCAAACTCCTTCTTTAGTATAGAGATGAATTCAGGGTCTAATTCCCCAATGCTAGGACCATTTTCGATGTACTTAATAGCACTGGTAATCGACATACCATCTTTCCTATTAAATACATTAGAGTCCATAAGCTTAGAGAGGATGCGAGCAGTTTTAGACATCATAGTACCAGCTAAATCATTTAAAGGAATACCAATAGCTGTACCATAAGTATATAATCCCATCATGTTAGGACCAGCATTGATTTTAGCCAATATCGGGTCTTTAGCATTATCAGTTGCAGCAGACATTAATGCAGAGAATACTAACTTAGCATCAGTATCATTATCCACATTCTGTAACGCATCTAATACTTCGGGATTTCTTACGGATTCTAGATTACTAGTATATGAGTTAGCTAACAGTCTAAAAGTTTTACCACAAACAACTCTGTTGAATAATAGTCCAGATTGCTTCATTACATCACCGCTACCTAATGTAGTGTTATAATAATGGGTTAAACCATCATACACTTTAATAGCAGATGCAACTATACCAACGTTCTTCTTACCAGATTGAAAATCATACATAGACTCATACTTATTTACTACATTACCTGGAGTAAATTGTAGAGTTCTCTGACCTTCTGTTGACCCTTTAGCTATATCCTTTAACAATGCTACAGCATCATCAATAGATGATTGTGATTGCATTAAATTAATAGGATTATCACTAATCTTGAACATATAAGAAGATATGAAGTTCTTAATCATATCCTCTGGGTTACTAGAGTTCCTTATGTATAAATTATGTCGGTCAATCAACTCCTTCATTTCGTTAAAAGGAAGCCTAGAACCTTTAGGGATATACAATTTACCACCGTTTTTCTTAATCATTCTTAAGAAGTTCGACAAAGATTGTATTGAACCTAAAGAATTGTCCAAGTCATATTCTGGTAGGAATAGAACTTTTGAACCACTAAAGTTAAACAATTTCCCTGAACCTACAAAATCATAAGCCCAATTAGTCAATGCTGTATCATCAGTCTCAACCAACTCTAACTCTTTATTTGTAGGGAATGGCAGCTTCTCAGATTCCACTAATGCACTCTGAGAACTCAAATTAAAGTATGGACTCCATCCAACATATTTACCTGTCCTGTCAAATGAATATCCTAACAAGGAAACTTTATCAATATCCAAGTCAGAACCCTGTAGCCAAAACTGGAAGTAATTAACGTAGGCGGAGTTTGTGTCAGTCTCGTCAAATCCCACTACTCTCATAGGCATAAATGATTGCATAGACTGAGCAGGGATACGAGCAGCTAGAACATCCAAAGATTTAATAAAAGACGTATGTAATTCAGCAGCAGAATCTCTGATTGCATCAATACTTGGGTCTTCTATCTTAGCTCTAGGATTAATTCTCAACTTACTAATACTTTCTGAGTATAGCTTATTCACATAAGTTATAATATCAGTAGGGTCATTCTTACCTATATACTTGGCAAATCTACTCGCTACCTTAGATTTTGAGCTTAGTATGGGCTGAATAATCTTACTAATATCCTTACTCATAGCAGCACTATTAGATACCTTTATAGTGTGGTAATTAAATGAATCAATATAGAACTGAGTATTATTAGTAACAATTACTTCATTACCATTAACATCAGTGTATATTCTATCTGATTCATCAGATAGTCTGTGTAGCTTCTCTCCAGAGCTATTAACTCTGTAAAGCTTAGCTCCATCCCACCTAGTCTCAATTTCCACAGGAGTCAAGTGAGTATCTTTATAAACTCTCTTGTCTACTAGATATACGTGCTTACCATTTAACCTCTTCAGTTCAATGTCGAAATCAGCATCATTAACTTTACTTTCCCAATTTGATAACATCCTCTTTAGGAAGAATGTGTCATCATTTTTAATGGTTGCTAGACTATCACCTCTCTTCAGCCCAAATCTACTAGCGTAAATCTTAGGCATTATCAGCTCAAATGGCTGAGTTTGTAGAGAAGATTTATCTACTTGTACTATTGCCCCATTAACGGACACAGAATCAAGTGTACCATTACTAACTGCACCCAAAGCATTCTGAAGCTCTCTTCTTAGGAGTATTCTTTCTTTAGAGTCAGTGGTAGAGTAAAGATTTTTAACTACATCTAAATCCCACATATTGTAGAGGTTTCCATCTACGTCCTTGAACGTGAAGTTGTAAGATGCTAAATCACGACCTGCTGTAATGTTTTCAACAATACTAAATGGTATTCCCATTAGTTCAGACTGAGTTAATCTGCTTCTTAAATCCCAGTACTGCTGAGGAGTTTCTATAAATTCTGTAGATGTAGTGTCACCCACAGTAATTGTATAGTGTCTACCAAGTCTCAACTCCGACAGGTTAGTTATAGGTTTAGAGTTATACAATTCCTGTAACTTCTGAATTTCTTCATCATTATTAAAAGAGTCATACATTCTATCACCATATAGCTTCCAAATCTTATGAGAAGGATTCAATACAGCAAGGCTACCATTAAACTGTAATCTAATAGCTGCCTTAGTTAAAGTAGACGATATAGCAGAACAAAGCCCATTAAAGATGCTTGGGTCACTAAACGGAATTACTCCCTCAACATTCTTATACTTTACCAGTTTACCTGCCTTAGTATCAGATATTAATGTATCCATAACAGCCTGCATAAGATTTCCATCTCTGCTGGTACTATTCTGAATAGACTTAACTATTGTGGAGATTATAGCATCCTTGAACTTAGTAGGGTCACTATCATCCATGTATTGTCTAAATCCTTCAACATAATCGTTGATTCCAGCCTCAGTTAGGGCAAACATAGCTTCGTAAACTTCTCCAGCTTGCTCTGAAGTGTAGCCCCTAGAAGACAAAGCATTAACTACCTGAGTCATAATAGACAGCGTAGATTCATCAGCATTATGTTCTGCATCTAGCTGAATACCAATATCAGTAGTCTTAAACTTCATAGTCAGATATGGATTATCATCAAAATAAGCATGCTTCAAATTAACATTAGCTGCACCTTGCTTAATAGCACCTGCTGTCACTACGTATTGAATAGATGCCCATTTTAATGGCTGAACCACATCTGATTGGGAAACAACGGAATCAGACACTTTAACTCCCACACCGTTAACGGCTTTAACAACATTCCTTACTGAAACCTCAGATGGAATTAAACCATCTTCTGATTTAGAATAGGAGTTCCAGCCTCCAAACATTTGATATAAGCCAAAGTTGGTTGTTACTGGATAAAGAGTTGTTCCACTAGCTGTAACTCTTGGACCTTCTCCAGGTTTGGGAGTAATCTCAGCTGGAAGTTGTCTTACAATAGTACCATCAGGTTCAACTTCAGATTTAATAATCATATATGTATCATCCTCTGGCACATATGTAATACTATTAATCATATAAAATTTACCATCAGTTCCTTTGTAATAAACATCCTCATAAGGTATGAGATTGCCCTGGAAATCTACCAATACATTATCATTAAACAGAGCACCCTCAAACTCCCATGTTTTGCCCCACATCTTCTTTACCATTCTCTGATAGAACTTGCTATTTCGCATAGTAAAGTTGGTTAAGGCAAATCCAGCAGTTTTAATAATACCACCAGTAGCACTACCCTCCTTGTAGAAGTGAATAAATGGTTTCTTATCCACACCTACCTTAGCACCACCAAGAGAATTATTCTCTAGATACATTGTCTCAGGGGATACAAATGTACTACCATCATATTGCTTAACTCCATGCTCATCATGGTCTCCCATAGGATTATAGGTTGGGGCGGTATCATCCTCAATTACAGCAATTGTATACTCAGGTAATATACCATTTATCAGACCTTGAATCATAACTTGCTTAGCAGCTGTATATGATACATTTCTCTTATGCTGAGCAATATATCTTGCAGCTTCTTCTACTAAGTCATTCGGACTTGAAGTAGCCTTCTTAGCTGGATGATTAGCATGAGTTCCAACAGTAGAGAGTACGTACTCTTGGCTAAGTAGATAGTCCATTACATTAAATCTAGCTAAATCAGGATGTAATTGCAGTTCTCCTCCTCTTATCTCTAGGAATTTAGAAAAACTAAATCCAGGAGTTCCCCAATTATAAGTTATTCCATTCTCAGTGTAACCTCCTATGGAATATAGGTCTGACCATTTAGTAATGTCGAAAGTTTTACCAAAATTGGTATACTTAGCCAATATTACTCTTTTGGTAGAGAACTTTATCCAATCCTTGTTCTTAGCTAGATATGCTACCTCTGGAGTGGTAAGAGCATTACCTCTTTCATCAGTAGTTTCAATCATGAAGTCATTGTCAAGTAGGTCAGTTAATAACTCTACCTCTTTAATCCTCCAAAAGTCCTCGCTATTAGTAAGCTTGCCAAATACTTCTTCTACGTTAAGACCAGCTTTGGTAAAATACTCTGGATTAAACCTATTAGTAAGAGATATTAAAGTTCTGTTGAATGATAAAGTTTTACTACCTTGGAATGATACTTCATCCTTAATTTCAAGGTCTTTACCCCTAACAATGTTTTGATATACTCTCAATACCTCTTCAAGAACCTTTCTTGAATCATTCCCTGCATTCACTTCCGCAAAGTTAGTCATTGGGTTAAATACAGGAATTACCTTCTTGCTTGCCAACAACGGATATTGAACTGGATTGTTAAATACTAAAGAAGTATCAACACCCCTAAGAGCAGAGTTTAATTGTTCCCACTCTGAGGTTATAGAGTTTATTATCTTTACATAACAATCTCCAAGCTCCTTGTTTATAATAGCTATGGTTTCATCCTTAGTTAGATTCGCGTAGGGCTTGTCCAATCCACTAGTAGACTTTAGATTCTCAACCATGTGAATCAGAGAGGACTTATCTGAGATAACAGAAGGCAAGAATGCTGCATCTGTATTACCTACTATATTGCATAAGTAATTACTTACAAATGCAGTATAGAAAGACTCTGACATATTGAAGTCAATGTGCTTCTTGCTACCTATTTTACCCTTGTACTCCCTTGATACTACCATTCCTCTATGAAGGAAAGAGCTATTTAAGAGGGAGAAGGCATTAGTGGCAGAACCTGGATTCATGCACTGATTTACCCATTGGTTTCTATAATTAGTACCAAGCATAGACATAGCAACTCCAGATAGTGCACGACCCTCACCATCCCTAGCAATACCACTTACATAAGCATCAGTAGTCATAGCATAGGCTGCTGCAACATCTTCCATTACTGGTACATAGCTAGGTAGAAGAATACCAATATCCTTAGAACCTCTTTTTATAGAAGTTAGATTCTCAGTACCAAATACCTCTTCTTGTCTCCTTCTAAATTCCTGAGTACTAGTTTCTTTTGGAACTAGATTGTGGGAGAAGTATGAGTTGAAGAAAATACTTGTACTAAGTTGGAGTAAATCACTAATAGCTGACTCGTATTGGATATTACCATTTTTTGTCTTTAGAGCGAGATAACTTTCAACTAAAGGTCCATCTGAAACAAAATCTAGATATAGGAACTCTTTAAAGAAAGGAAGTGCTTTTTCCCAATCCTCCTTACCATTAAAGGTTGTTAAAGGCTTTCCATCTCTAGATATTGAAAAAGCATTAGACCTCTTCGCCTTTGGGTTAAATTGAACAGATATATTTAACTCTGGTATCTGGAATCTAAACACAGAAACAGTTCTTAATCCTTCTTTTGCATCCGTAACCTTATCCTCTTCATATCTAGGATTATATTTAGCAACTTTAGGCTCATATTGTGTAGGAGCTGTAATACTTAATGCAGAAGAAATACTTCTCTCAAGTTGATTTCTTAATTGTCTATTAAGATTATCTCTCAAAGTTGCTCTGACTATCTCCCCATCTTCGTTAATCCTATATTGCACAAAGTCAAGAGGACTAGCAGTTGCCACTAGCTGACAGATAAATGAGTAATAGTTAGTGTCAAGAATATTATTCTTGTAAATTCCAAATAAGGAGTGCATATCACTACTAAAGATACCCTGCCTCAGTGAATACACTAGGTTCTTTTCTATACTCTTGAATCCTCTAAGTAACTCATAATTGCTATTGAAGAAAGACTCATCACTCAGTAATTCGAACAAAGCGTGATAGTTTTCAAGTACATTACCAGTACTAGCAGAAGATAGTAGTGTATAAAAAGACTTACCTCCAATTGAAGAGCGTAAATGCTCAAATTGAGGGTATTTAAGGAAGAACATTCCATCAAACGTAAGTGCAGGGTTATGAATATCAGGAGAATTAGCCAACCCCTTAATCTTGGATATGATATAATTGAATGCATCCAACTTAACCTTTTTATCGGCAACAGGCGTACTACTTCCCCAAGTGTATACAGGAGTAGTCTCAACCAGTAACTTAGTTACATCAGATACATGGTCATTCATATTCACATCCTTGTCACCCCAGTTCCTACTATTGTTTGCTCCAGTACCAGTAAGAGAATATCTATCCTCTGGACTGTATTTAGGGAAGTTCTCATTAATTTTAAGAACCTTTCCCAACTTGGAACTAAGTAAGTCGTCGAAGTGATTTAGGATAACTAAGCTATTATAGGCTTTAATAAACTTCTTATCAATAATCCTATTTCTAGAATATATCCTTCTAAGGTCATCAGCTGTGAAGTGTGAATGATGAAGAAATCTTTCACCTACAGCATTAAGTTCTCCTACTGCATTTAAATACACTCCGTCCTTCCACATGGTAAGATTAGATAACTTCTCAAGAGCACTTTGGGCATCTTTAGATGGAAGTTTAGAATATACATCCTTTAAATAAGCAACCACATCTTGTAGAAGGGTTTCTTGGTAATTCCTAAGTGCCTCATTGATTTCATGTTCAGTTTTTATAACTTTACCAGCTTCTCTGTCTACAAGGAAACACTTAACTATGTTATCGACAGCACTAGCCTCCATTGCCGAAGCAATTTCAGTTGCAGTACCATAATTAGTCACTATGAATCCTCTAATTCTTTGTTTTGCCTCAGGGTCATCTAAGGCATCCAGTTTTGTAGGATTTTCCTCAGCAGTATCATCAATATTACTACTATTGCCAGAAAGGTAAGTAGTCATATTAGATGGAACAACATCATGTAATGCTGGAGCAATCTCCATAACGAATGCATCAATAAAGTCCGCAAGGTCGGAGAGGGACGTGATGTCGTACCCCTCTCCAATCTCTTTCAGACTATTAATAAACATCGCCTTTCTACTAAATTCGTCTTTTTCCTCCCAGATTTCCTCTAATGTATCTTGCAATACATCTTGTAAATCTAAGTTGGAATCATTCTTGTTAAATTTACATTTACCCATGATTATAATTTAATTTTTATGGTTATTGGACATGAATTGTCAGTAGTGTTTAGACGAGCCTTTTCATCTTGCTTAGACTGCAAGAAATCTACCAAATTCTTAAGCATGTCTCTCTGAGACCCCTCGAATTGGTCAATTTCCTCACTCATCCTTTTTATCATTTTAGAAGTTGCTCTCATAGCATTAACTTCTTTATTAAATGCTTCCACACCCTTTGCAGATTGAACCTTACCAAGCGTGGCAAAGTTAAATACACTAAGGATGTTTTTATATTCCGCAACTTCTGACAGTGAGTTTACACTGAATGAAGTAAGCGGAGTTCCTGTAGTTGCATCCGCCTGCTTTATTAAGGTAATCTCATTATCACTTAGATTTAGCTCTGCACTAAAGATTTCATTCCCCAAAGTTAAGGTAAATTTGTGAATATTTAAACCTATTTGGGAAATATCTGAAACAACAGAGTTAGACACATCAAGGTTTGTAGATTTTGCACTTATATAGATGTCAGAACCTATAGGTATTACCAGATGGTTTGTCTTCCTATATGCGTCTAAAACCTGCTCCTTAGATAGTGTTTGTAAGGTATCCATTTCTGACATGACAGAAGTGGATGCCTTAATATTCATTGACTTAAAGACAGTATCAACTGTTGGTTTAGAAATTACTCCTATACGGGAGTGTCCAGCCAGATACTTACTGTTATCTTTACTACCCTTAAAATTACCTTTATCAGTCATTTTATTGACTATTGTTTCTAGTAGTGGGCTTACATTACCATAAAATGAAGGACTGTCTATCTTACCATTCACCATAAATGGATTATTATCAATAGAATAATTACCTACATCATATACTGCATCCAATGCAATAGCATCTGTAGAAGACTTATCATATTGTATATTGTAGAATATTCCAGGAATCTTGTTTTGACCTAGAATATGTTCTACAGAACGTAAGTTAGCTTCCTTAAACACTCTACTGGTATTATCAGCATTTGGAGGATATACAGAACCTAATAGATAATTTTGAAGAGCTTGTCTACCTGTAATGTTGGCATTCAGACCTTTAATATCCACTGGGTCATTAAGGATTGCCATTTGAGCCTTAGTATCTCCTTCTGCATTATTAAGCTTCCCAATTAACTGCATGATACCTTCATACGCGGTAGTGTTGTAGTTTAGGTCACTTTTCTCAAACTCTGGTTGAGCAGATAATATGTTAATAATTCTATAAGCAGTAAAGTCATTACCTATTCTTTTGATAGAGTTCTTATCTCCAGAAACTATGCTTAGCAAGTTATCAAAATATTCCTTAACTGATGCTTTTGGAGGAACTACATATACTAGCTTTACCTTCTTCTCTACAGAGCCATCTTCAAGTTGTTTGTAGTAATAAGTTTCAAGGTCTGAACCCTGTAACATTATATCATTGCTAACAAACACAAAAGGATGTCCTGGCTTGGCAAAATTGATAGTCTTTCCACCGAATGTGTACACACCTTTAGGTGATAACTTTACTTTAGAGATGGTCATGCCTGGAACTTTCGACAATTCATCGAGTGTTATCCATTTGCCCTCATACTTCAAGTTTCCATTATACTCATAATCCATACCTTTAAGGACGTTAGTTATAGTTGGACCTTGTGATTTTAGTCCTCCAGCTAATGTCCAGTTATTGTCCTCTATGTAGAATATACCATTTGAGTTAAAGGTATATACTTTCAAAAAGTTCACTAGAGCACTTCCCCCCTCGATAGATGGATTAGCTTGTATAAACTTAATAAGTTCATTGAACCTATCAAACATAGTAGCACCTCTCCTTGAGATTTCATTATACTCATCTCTAATTGCCTTAAACTTATCATTCTTGAACACAGTTACAGGGTTAGGCAGAATGGCTAGAGGTAACTCTAATACGTCATTAGTACCCTCTCCTATAATAATAGATAGAGTCTTCAATTTAATGTTCTTGCTCTCTTCATCTTCAGAGAACATATAGCTTAGAGATTCTGAGCCAACATCTTTTCTAAACCTGCCCCATTCAGCATTATTGAAAGTACTTGCTGAACTCTTAAATGCAAATGTACAGTAGACATCATTACCTAGACCTAATAAAGCCTTGACCTTTTTAACAAGGTCTCCCTTGTCAGAGGTATTAAATATAATACTTCTTAGATTACCTATTACTTCATCAAAAGCCTCCTTGTTCTTTACTTGGATTCCAGGTAGCCTATTTAATCCGAAATAACTATCTAACCTCTTACTATTCTCTGGAGTTACTATTAAATTACCCTTCTCATCAAATGTAGTTCCAGATTCAAATGTCGGGAATGTGTACATTAATAAGTCAAGTATAGCTTCAGTCTTAGTACTAGAGGTATGGCTAACACTTGTTGCAGGGGGTGGAGTTGTATCCTCACTAGACGCTAAGGTCTTATCCCTTATATCTTTCTCAGTTGGAAGTCCATTATTTGTGATAATCACTGTTTCCTTAGTGCCGTCATCAGTTACTGTTGTAGCAGTCTCTGAGGTTAATCCCACTTCTGGAACCACAGTAACAGAGGGTATAGTAGTATCTTTCTCTCTCTTAATTAGTTCAGTGGGTTTACTGTCTAATGTAAGCCTATTTAACATATCCCTTCTTTCGGAGGAGAATGTTTTAATTCCATCCCTTGATAATTCACTGACACTAGTAGAAGAATCTTGAATAGAGGCTAATTGATTAGAGTTACTGGTTCTATAGCTGTCCTTAGTATGTAGAACGATACTTCCCTGTATAGCTCTAGAGATACCAGTATAAAGGTCGTCCCAGTACTCTTCGTTTTCCAAACCAGCAGAATCATCAATTATATAATACTTACCTTCAAGACCCTGCGAAGAGTTACCTTGCTTAAAGTCTATTCTATCTTTATAAGTAGCACTTGAAAGTAACTTATATATTTCAGTATCAGTATCATAATAGATAAATCCTATCTTCTCATCAGGATTCATACTACTAATCATAAGGTCAATATCAGCCTTAACTAATTCTATGCTATATGGTACAGAACCATTTACGTCTTTACTATTATAGACTTTGGTTCCAAATAGTCCAGAATTGTCTTGGTAGTAATGCATCGTTATGTCAGAGCCATAATTATTATTCCTCAAGTCTGACAGAATACTCTTAAGATTATTAAGATTGACTGTCACTTGCTGATTGTTAGCTCTCATTGATACTCCCAACTTAGGACATCTCACAAAGTTTCGACGCGCTAGTTGTATGGTATTCTTAACATTTGTTCCCTTGAAGTTAATCAGGTGTCTACCAATAGCTTTACTTTGGTCGAAGTCTCCCGCTGCAACTACTGGAGTACCATACTTCTGTGAGAATCTATTGGTTAAGTCCATATCGACAACTGTATGTCTTGATACTTCATCAATAAGGATTAGGGAAGGTGCTTCAGAAATCTCATTAATTTTGAAGTTTGACCTTGTGATATTGTTATCATCGAAGTATATATCATCGTCAACTATAGACACCATAATGTCTTCTTCCCAAGTTGGGTCTACCTCTTTAGATGACTTCTGCGGATAATCTTTGAAATCCTTCCACTCTTGAGATATTTTTCTCATATAATGCTCCCTGTCCAAAGTTGTTGCTGTATCAAGACCTAGGTTCTTCGCAAGGTCTTTAGCACTATCTTCAGTAGCATGAACTATCCAAACATTCTTAAGAACTTCTGGATGATATTTCTTTAATAATACTATAAGATTATTAAATACTCCAGTAGTCTTTCCACTGCCAGGAATACCCTCAATGAATGCAACCCTAGCAAATCTTGGAGATACTAAAGAATCTAATATACCTTCTCTTGGTATACCTCTACCATACTTAGACTCCCACTCAGAATTAGTCATAGAATCCGCGTGGTTCTTTAGGGAGGTATTTACAGCATCACAGAAGTTCTCTATCACACCTCCGTTAAGTATAGATGCATATCCCAAATAAGTAGCTAATTCCTGAGTTGGGATAGGTGCAATCTTATCACTGATAATAGACCTATATTCCTCATAGAAATCAGAAGCCCGAACTGCAGCTCTAGAGGCAATATACCAAACCATAGCATTATCATCTATACTGGTAGACTTAGAGTTTAGAGATTCTATACTATCATTTAGGGTTATAAGCCCAAAGTTATCAACACTAATAAGCTTAGATAGAGCTTCTGGATTTTTTACTTTATCGCTATTAGCTTTAAAGAAATCATATATGGCATCATCTAACTTAACTATTTCTGATTCAACTTGGAACCTCTCCTCCTTATTAAGATTAACCTTCTTAGCAGCAGATATTTCCTCTAATTTACTTAGACTACTCACTACACTCTCAAACTCAGCCCTTCCAGACCAGTCATTAGGGATGCTAAGAATAAATCTCTTTATCCTATCGTAGATAAGTATATTCTTATTGTTAGCAGTTCTAGTTTGTTCTCCTAATTTCTGAGCATTGTTAGCAGCAATAATTTTTTGGAATGTTTTAAGACGTAGTTCAATACCTTCCAAATCTTGCATCATTGCGTCGGCTACATTTGATTGCAGTTCAGCAAGGTTTGCCTCAGAATCTAACTCATTTATAGTAACATTCATACCATAAAGATTAGATAAATCAGCATTGTCTACTCTAGCACTAAGTAGCTGAGCTTTAAATATGTTAATCACTGAAAGAGCTTCAGCAATTTGGTCTAACCTCTCATTATTTAAGTTAAAGTTAGATAGGTCTTCCATATGCTCCTTTAAAGAAGCATCTGTTTCTTCAAGAATACTTGATACTTTAACATCTGAGTCGGTAGTACTTAAAGAGAATTGGTCTAAAAGTTCAATGATATTTGAATGCTTCAACTTATCAATTTGAGCTTTAGCTGCTTCCATCTTGGTTGCATCTATATAACTGTTCTCATCCCCATAATATTCCGCCTGATTGATAAAATACCAATATGCTGAATTTAGGGTACTGCTCAGTACTCTCTTTAGTTCTGGGTTAATGTAACCTTGATTTATAATGGGCTTAGTAATAGCCTCTATATGTGACACTAAGAACTTACCTACTAACTTGTTATACTGCTCTGCCGCTGTATAATCCTCAGTTATTGGAGTATTTATAATATCAGTGAACGTAGACTTCTCAGATTCAGTTCCAAAAGTAGCTAATAATGGGCTTATAATACCCATTGATGAATGTACATTAAACTGAGACATCTCTTCTGAGAATGACTCTGAGTCTTTAGTTTCATTAAGTCTATTAACATACTCATTCAATCCTGATTGTAAGACACTTAATGTAGAGTGCAGATTTTCATCAAAACTTTCATAGTATTTTAAACTATGGTTTTGAAACAGCGGAGCAACTACTTTAGCTATAGACTTATGGATAGAAGCTGCAGTACGTACTGCATCTTTAAATCCAGAGTTCTTCCATCCCTCATACTCCTTAGATATTTCCTCTAACTCGTTTTTCGGAATATCTGTTACTTTCTTACCAGTTTTATTCTCGGCATACTGTATAAGAGTTGGAGATAGATATGCACTACTAACAGCGGTAGACATCTCGAATAAAGACTCATATATAAGCTGAGGAGCTAGTTCTCCTTTCATATATGCCTCTTTCCTCTCAATAGCTGCCTTAAGTTCTCCTTCTAGTCTACTTCTCTCAGCCTTAGTTGCTTCATTTTCTTTTACTTGTGCATCTGTGGGACCTCCATTTTCCATTCTTTCTTGAGTTCCCCCAAGAGAGTTAAGCTGGTTAGTTAAGGTCACAATCTTCTCGCAAACACTGTTATAATCCTGTAGGTAACTAGCAGCTACACTACTATTTCTTAGTGCAGAAAACCTAAGGTCATTAAGTGTTTGTGTGTCGAAGAAAGCATCATCACTAATAGTAGCTCCTTGTGCAGCTAATGTATCAGTAACAAATTTAGCTATTCTCCTAACCTCAGATTTAGCAGCAAGGTCTTGATTGTCAGAGTCTGTGCCCTGTGCCCATATTTTCTTACCATCTACTCCATCTACAAGTTTAGTAGCAGATAAATATTTGTTTCCAAGCTCCATCTTGTTTACTAGCTTTAAGAAATCGTTCATTTTACCATTTCTAGCCATATAAACAAGTTGTTGCATAGCTTGTTTGCTATCCATACTTCCAAGCTGCCTAGCTGCCCTAAGATTGGGTAAGGCATCAAACATAGCGCCACCTAGCATACCTCCGACAAAGGACATACCATATCTGTCTAGCATATTATCCCATGCTTGTAAAGGAGGAGTATCACTACCAGCTAACCACATACCAAGATTGGTAACAGATTTAGCAAAATCATACAATACTTCCTCAGATACTTCTTCTATACCTTCACCAAGGGCATTTGCAGCAGTAGCCTTTAGTCCACTCTTTCCTATTGAATAATTAGCTTGGGCAACATCCTTACCTAGCTTAAATATTTTCTTCATCCATTCAGTTTTCTGAACCTTAGAAGCATTATCAATAGTTTTTCTAGAACCTTCTGTTAAAGTTTTAACTACTTGCTTCATCTGCTCTTTATCCATCCTAAGTTCTGGAAGTATCCATTCTCCTAGCTTACTATTAATAATAGCATATTCACCCGCAGCGTATCCTAGTGTAAGTAGTGCTGCTTCCATGTCAGTAGCACCCTGTTCCTTAGCTTCACCATAGGCATCTTGAACTGTAATGCTAGTCATATATGCCTTAGATAGAATTTCTCCTATCTTGTTATAGCCCTTCATATAGTTCTCTAAATCATTCTGAGCCTTTAATGCTGTAACAGCTTTAAGCTCTTCTAATTGTCGACCTAGCTTAGCTATATCCTTTTGAGACAGTTTAGTGTAATCCTGCAACGTAGCCCATTTTTTCTGGAACTCTAATTCTTTCTTAGCTATTCCAGCTTCATCCATTAGATTGCCTTTTACTATAGCTGGAGCATACTTAAATATCCACCTCTGTTCATATAGTTGCTTAAATACATCTCCAGCCAGGTTAATAAAGTTCTCCATAGACCAGGCATTACTTTGACCATATTCAGAGGTTGTAGGCTCTAAGGACTTAGTAAATCCCTCTACAGATGAAAGGAACTTATTGTCACTTCCAGAAAATACTTTACCTAGAGTAGCTAGAACCTTAGTTGTTTCTAAGGCAATTCCTGCACCTATATACCAAGGACTAATGCCAGGAATGAACATAGGAAGGATTGAAATTGCATTCCTAGCTAGAGAGCCAGCAACACTTTTATCAATTCCGTCTGAATCAAAGAAATCATATTTATTAATTGCAGACCCGTCAGTAGTTAAGGTATTCAGCTTAGATAAAACTCTTCTTCCATAAACATCACGTCCGTCTAAATTCTCATAATAGTAGGTTCCATTTTCATTTAGCTTTAACTCACCCTTCTTGTGTTTAACTAGCTCTTTAGATATTGGGTCTACGTGTTCTCCATCTTCATCCCATTGTGCCATGACCCTAGTATCCCAGAAATCAGTCCAGAATGAATCGTTCGGAGAATCATGCCACACTGGGCTAGCACCGTTAGATGCTCCTATAGGATTAGCCAATACTTTTTGGGTCTGAGCAACTTCATCCGCTGACATAGTTGGAGCGTCCAACAAGTTCAACCTTCTAACCCCCCTCTTTTGTCTAAGAGGGTTAGCCTCCCTAGATAGATAAATATCTGGACCTTTCCTTCTTTGTTCAGGTTCTGCAAAGATATTATCTCTATGGAACGTAGCTTGGCTTACAATATCCTCCTGATATGACTCATCAGCCAACTGGTTGTAAGTCTCAGCCATGTATTTATATATATTATCAAACTTAGCTTCATCAAATTTGCCATCAGTTTGAAACGCAGGATTATCTTGAATTTGTGGAATGTTCTTATAAACACTTGCATCTTCCAATGAAGTGTTTGTGGCATCTAATCCTACTGCCTTAAAATCAGAGATAGAAAAGGTAGGATTAGATACTCTATTCAACAGCCAATCATTTTCCTTTGAATTTGTCATATTACTAGATTTTATAGTGTAGATAGAGAAGGACTTGGCACATAGGTTTGTAATTTTTGCTTTTGTTGCTCCTTAGCTTCTATATCCATAGCATCATTACCTTGCATTGTTGGATAATGACCAGAGCCAAGAGAGGCATTAATAAGATTCTGTCTCACAGGAATATAAACTGAACCAGAATATACGTTGTTACCACTAGAGAATAGACCTGGCTGACTCATCTTAAATGATGCATCAGCAGCTTTTAGTATTCTTTCTATACTTTCTCTTTCATTAATGTCAGTAACCTCACTAAGTGTATCGTCCATTGTTGGGTCTTCCGCAAATGCAGATTCATCAGCTGATGCGTCTAATATAGCAAATCTTCCGTAAGCAGAAGTATTAATTTGACCATTTACATATTTGTAAGGCAATTTATACTTAGCATAAATCTCATTTTTCTGAGCTTCGTCCTTTATATCTCCCTCTCTAATCTCATTTTCAGCTAATTCTAATCTCTTTAAAGAATCTATATCAGGTTTAAGAACCCCAGACTGTAATGCCTCTACGTCAATAGGTAGGTCTACAGCCACCACATTTGAGCCATCTATAGCTACCCTACTCCTTTGTGAAGAGTTTAATAACTGTCCCCCCATTGTGACATTCTTAAAATCTAATACTCCAGAGAATGTACTCCTTGCAGCATCCTCTAACGTAGCACTTCCTATAGTCTTACCAGATGTATCGACCATTGGGGCACTATTACCAGGAAGATTTAAACTATAAGAATTTCCATTGTTAATCTTATGGTTCTTAATCTCACCCAATCCTAGTAGGAATGCTTTAGCAGGGTCTGTAATATTGTTATCCTTACTACCAGATGATTTGGTATTCCCCTTAGCATCCATTTTCTCTTGTAGGTCTAGTTTTATAGTATGTTCCCCACTCAATGCTGATTGAGTTAAGGACATCAACAACTTCTTAACCCCTTCTCCAGAATTATCTCCTAAGTACATAGCTGCCTTAGCTTGTAAAACCGTCCTCATATTTCTTGGCAAGGAAGCTAACAAGTAGCCTAATGCTTGATTAGCTTGAGCCTGCTGTGACTTGTCTAAACTAGACATCTTATAAAGACCATCTACCGACATTCCAGATAAGTCTTCTCTACTTGGCTGCAAAGCAGTTAGATACTCTATACCTTTCAATATTTTTCCAGATTGCTGACCTACATACCCCTCCCTGGACATAGAGGTAGTCCCCAGCTTATTAATTACTGACTGTATATACTCGGTGATTTTAGGGACACCTATAGCATTATTTATAATACTTGTTAGGTCAGTATTAAAGGCTGCACTAATACTATTGGCACGATAGTTAGCTAACTCAGAATTAGTTAATATTTGTTCAGAATTGAGGTCTACATCGTTTAATGACTTCTTCTGTAACTTACCTTCAGCATTAACCGTAATTACATGACCACCGTCGGTCACTGCAATCTCTCCAAGCCCACCATTTTTGTCCGCCTGTGTCATAGCACTTTTAAATCTTTCATTTTCTGCCTTTATTCTAGGAAGCATTTTCAATATTGTCTTATATTGGACGGTGGCATCTTCCTTCTTAAAGGGATTTTTATATATATTATCTGAGAATATACCTGAAGTTTCTATAAATGCTTCAACATCACTAGGTATACCATTCTCATATAAAAACTTTACCATATTCTTGTCTAGCAGCCCAACAGAACCGTCTGATTCCTCCTTACTAGTTGTTGCAGGTGAATAAGGAGCAGCTACTTGAGGTACATTAGTGTAGCTAACAAAGGCGGGCATACCCCCGCCTTGTTGTAGCTTATCAATTAATTTCATAGTTGCATTCCTTTCTTTATAAGTGCAGCAGTGAGAGCAGACATATTTGCAATCATCTTGTTATGCTCCCTCTTAGATTCCATTATATCTTTATGAAATTGTTTATTATCATCTGATAGTCTCTTATTGAAATCCTTAGCCCTTTGAAGCATAGCTTTTTCAGCATAGGACAGCTTAGAACCCTTTCCACTAAATCTAACTAACCAGGGAGTATCTATCAGTGATGTTCTTTCCTTCAGTGCATCTGACTGATACTTGGAGCGTAATTTAGATATTTCTCTCTGTGCCCCCACTGGGTCATTCTTGTAAGTCTCTCCAATTTTAGCTAATTCAGTATCGTATTCTGAACCAACTCTGTTTAGATAAGACTCTAAAGCTAACTGATTCTTCATACCTCTAGCTTGTCTGAATCTATTCTCTACACCAGCTAAATAAGGAGCAATAACTTGCTGATAATTAGCAGTTATTCTTCCAGCATCAATCTGCTTCTTAGCTGCATCTATAGCATTCATTGAAGCTCTATTCCTGTTAGCAACCTCTACTCTTCTTGCCTTAGCAGCATCAGATTCTTGTTGTCCTAACATCCTAGTTTTATAGAACATTTCAGCATCTTGAAGACCACCTTGGAATCTAGCTTGTCCTGCTCTATCACTAGCCTCTAACTCTCCAGCTAACTGTAGTGAAGCATCAGAAGTTCTAGGTCTTGCAGCTACAGATTCTAAATTACCTGCTTGTTGCTCTGCATTGGTCTTAGCTTGGAAATTACCTTGAAGTGGAACAGTATTCTCAAATGTATCTAATAAGGTTGGCTTTAGTCCTTCCTTATATACTTTAGCTGCCCTGTTGTTAGCTGCCAAACCACCAACCATTCTACCTAAAGCTAATACTTCCTCTGGAGCTACATTAAGTTTAAGCTTCTTCTTAGGAGTACTTGTTACACGCTTTATACCAGATGGGTTAGTTGTATCACTAGCTGCTACTTTAGGAGCTACAACCTCGTCTAGGTGTTGAGTCGGTTCCTGAAGTGCCCTTAGTCGATAGGTTCCATTACCTTTGTCATATAATTCCATTCCTCTGGTTGCTAATTGCTTATTAAAGCGAGCAACGTCTTCGGGAGTCATTCCACGGGCAAGTGTTCTGTTACCAGTTCTATCACCAGCATACACGTCAAATCCAGTTGCACCTTCTGTAGTACCATAGCCTACGATACCATTTCTAATCAGGTCATCAAAGCCTTGATTAGTTCCTCTAAAGGTAATTTGTCTTTGTTTAGCTAGCGGGTCTTGTACTGAGTAATTATACTTACCACCGAAGTAATCTCCAGTCTTATTAGTTAATTGGTCATATATATCTTCTCCGCCATTAAAAGAGAGCATATAGGAAGATTGCCAATCATCTGGTCCAGTATGTGAAGCTTTCCACCTATCAATATCAGCTACCCAGTCATAATTAGCCAGAGCAGATGCTCTATTCCAGTTAGACATATCTTTAGCCTTGATTCTTCCTACTGTGTCACCACCTTGTAAGAATTGAATTAATCCACCCTCTGCTTTCTTAGTGACATCCTTAGAAGTTTTCTTCTTTTTATTTGACTTCTTATGAGGTAAGTCTGCCCTCTTAGTATGGTTAGTATTAGGTTTCTTGTTTATAAGTTCCCAAAGATACCTTGCATTAGGGTCTTTCATAGCACCTTCTGGTACTACATATACCTCTGTAGGAGCATAAGGACTTCTCTTAGGGAAGACTTCTTCATATCCAAAGTCCTTCCTATTTCTAACAGCTTCGTCCCAAACTGCATTATACTCACGTTCTGCTGCAGGATGGAATACATCTCTATATTCCCTCTCAGTTTTAGCTCTTTGTTTACCAAACTGCCTTCCACCTGGTATTTGTCCTTCAATAAACTGGTCTAACCTCTGTGAAGGTTGTATAGTTTGTGAAGCAACTACTTTATTAGCATTTCTAGATGCAGGGATAACAGCTGGCAAGTTTGTAGTCTTAGGAACAAATGGCTCTAAAATAGAATTTATAGTCCTTACTGCGTTAGCATTTGGAGACTCAACTGGAGTACCTCCTGTGTGAACAGCCCTATCCTGATATGTTCCTGGCTTACTTAGTTTAGAGGGGTCAGTTTTATCTAAAGGCTGTCTTTGCCTACCATCTCCCATAACAAACACCCTATTAGATGGGGTTGCTTGACCAGGTGCAGGAAGTGCGGTTCTGTATTTGGAAGCATAGTTAAGAGCTTGAACTAGATTAGATACTCCTTCCACACCCTTCTGAGCTATTTCAGAGTCCCTCTTGTTCTTTATTTCTCCAGCTCTTTTTCTACTTTCAGCCCATCTATTCCTAATATCGTTCTTCTCTGCCCTTGTTCGTCCTCCAACTATTCCATTCTTGTAAAACCATGCGTCTGAGAATGGTATGTTAGCATTACCTCTAGGCTGGGAAGCATCTCTATAACCTAACCAGTAGTTTCCTATTTTTGTGTCTGCTGCCCAATTTCCAGCATTCTTAGTTCCTTCAACCTTCTCAGATTGAGGTCTTAGTCCGAAATATTTGGTATCTATAGACACACTTTCAGGTTTTATTGCATTATCCCCCTCAAGATTGTTAGCCTTATTATATTGTTGTGCAAATTTAGCTTTGAGTTCACTTACCTGGTTTTTACCCTTTGTATTCTGGAAGAAAGCATCATCAACTTCTAGTGTTTGTTGCTTACCGTCAATCATGGCAGTAACTTTCCTTTTACCAGAAGGTGTAGTTGAGGAGTTCCACCAACCCTTCTTAGACTGAGCATAGTTCTTTCCCATCAATACTGTACTAGCAATAGCAGAAAGGTTCTTGAAGTCCCCAGTATTAAGACTCTTAATATCGCCCTTAGTAAGTTTTGATAGAGTTTTACTATATTCTGCCCTTAGTGTTGGGTCTAGGAAATTAGCAGCGTTAACAGCTGTCATAATGAGAGGTATACTCTTTCTTATTTTTCCTAATGCTCTAGTAGCTTTCAATGTTTTCCCAACTGGGATTAAAGATAAGGCATCCATTCCCAAGTTCATTGCGAGTCTACCAGCGTCTCCTAAATCTAAACCATCACTAGCCCAATCTGCGCCAAACTCTGCTAGAGATGAACCTACACCTATACCTGTAGAAGCAAGGTTAGCTCCAGGGACAAACCCAAGTCCAACACTAGCTAAGTCAGCCATAGCTGCTCCCAATCTAACTTTATCAGAAGTCTTAATAACTCCACCAGCATCAGTTATATCTTTGTCATTACCTAGTGAGGCATTAGACCTACCAGTGAATGATTGATGTGCAGCCTGATTCTTCTTAGCCTGCTCTTCGCTAATTTTAGGTCTTGTCACACTTGGGGTATCCTCTACCTTAGTGAATTTAGTACCTAACTGAGCAGTTATTACTCCACCTTCTTTTCTGTATCCACGAAGTCTTAATATCTCATCATTTATTTCCCTAGTTCTTTGGTTAATTGGAATGCGAAGTAAGGCTTCGAGACGTTCATTCTTTTGGGTTTGGGAATTATCAAATCCCTTATTGAAACTCCATTGCCACTGTCCATCTGGTCCCTTTCTAACATTCATAACATCATCGCCACTTTTCCACTGGTACTGACCCTTATAACTCACAAAAGGAGATTGACCAGATGAAATCCACTTAGATAAGGTACTCTGAACCATTTTATAAGCATCGCTGGCTGGGTTGTTTAATCCAGAGTCATTCATCCATGCACTGAATAAATTATCCCTATTACTTTCTGAAACATCACTGTAGTCTATAAAGCTAGTCCCTTGGTTACTCCTAGCTCCTGCAGGATTATATGTTCCTAGGTTCACAATGTTACCATCGCTACCAACAAATTGATATTGTCCTAAGGATTTATTAAATTCTACTGAACCGTTGCGCACTTCTCCAGTAGTAGGATTTTTTAAGTAAAACTCTGATTTTCCACTTACATCTGATGGGTCTGAATATGCCCCGTACAGAATATTATCACCAGATGCAAATTGAGATAAGTTAGTAATATAGTTATAACCTCTACCTCTCAGCATCTTGGTAAATGGGTTATTGTCAGTAAGTCTAGTATACTCATTTAATTGGGCTTGTCTTGCTCTAGTAATGTCTTGTCTATATTGCTCAGGCAAGTTTGAATCATCATAGATATTTCCATTAAAAGCATACTTATTACCTACCCCCTCAAACACGTTACCTGGAAGTATCCCACTAACTTCCTGGTTAGTTCCCTTTTTATATATATGATATTGACCTTTCTCATCAATTGTTCTGTCATACTCGGAGTTAGACCAACCTCTGTCAGTTCTTCCCTGTTGACCTTCTACCGCAGGAGCTTGTGCTGGCTGTGCTTCAACTGCAGCTTTCATAAATTTATCTAAATCACTACCACCTAGTGTGGCAAATGTGTTGTAATCGTCATTGTCTAGTTTATTATTAGAAATAGCAGAACCAAATGCCCTTCCACGAGCTATTAAGTCTTCCACACTATTGATACCAGTATCGGTCCAATCGTGCTCTTGATACAATTTATTATAATCTGCACTATTAAAGATGTCAGCTATGAGTGCATTACGGTCTTTCTCTGACCTATTTTTAAACCAGTTGCCAAAATCTATATTGTTTCCTCCATACCATCTTTTTGAAATCTCCTTAGTTAGATAGTCATTGGTGTTAAATTTCTCAGCCTTTACCTCAGGCTGCTTATACTGCGGCGCTCCCTTAATGATGTTGTATAGATAATCAGCAGCTAATCCATAGGCATTATTCTCAGTATTCTTAACCCCTGTTTTTATACCCAAGAATTTCTTTCTATCTAACTCACCAGTACTCGATTTTTGACCCGTTGCATCTTGAAAGTTGCCCATAGCATCCATAGTTATAGTGCCATTGTTCATTCCCTCAAGCATATATTGCACAGCATTTCTAAAATCAGCTGCAGCAGCATTCTTTAACCCCTTAGATGAGGTATATTCATCCACATCTCTATAACCTCTCTTTATTAGGTCATCTTGGTTAAAGTCGCCTAGCCCTTTTATACTCAGAAGCTTAGGTTTGTCAGTTTGACCTCCAGAGTTGTACTTTCTTATTACTTGTGACATATACTATGTATAATAAAAAAGGAGCATATAATTAATATACGCCCCTTCTTACCTTGTTGACTAATTATCTTACTCTTACTAGTCTAGCACCTTTTCTTGCAAAAGTTGGTTCCTCTTGAGGAGCTTGTTCTTGAGCAGCACCACCTTGAGCGATTTGCATTAGAGCTTGACATACAGCCATTGCAGCCTCACAATTCTGAGTCTGAACTGCTTGTGCAGCTACTTGTAGAATCTGTGCCATTGGGTCTTGTCCCCCTTCAGCAGGTGCACCACCCTCAGCAGGTGCTCCTTCTGCTGGTGCTCCGCCTGCTGGTTCAGCACCAGGTTGAGGTGCAGCACCACCTTGCTGGAATTTTCTAAATTTCTCTTCGATTTTCATAAATTAATACGTTTAAACAGTTTAACCACTTAATTTCTGCAAATATAAGCATTATAAGCTGCATCACCAAATCAATTTATGAATTTCATGAAAATAGATTAGAGTTTGATTTAAAAGTCAAATATCACATAGTACAACTACTCATATCTTATCTGTGGATGATTATTATACTCTCATTATCAATAGCCTTCCTAATATACCTCATTAATGTAATAGGCTTATAGGAAGCTACAAATGTGGTAGTACCAACATCATCCTTATCATTCATGTCAATAGGAAACTCTACAATTACATCATCTGTTATGATTCTATAATATAGAGTTCCAGCTATTGCATGAACAAACTTTGCTTCGCTCGGAAGAGTTACTATTTCCTTTAGTGTCATACAAGGAATGATTTAATAGTATCAGCAAGTAATTTACCATCTACATTATCAAGCTTTCCCTTGACCACCTTAATAGCTTCTCCCATAGACTTTTTCGGGATTTCTGGGCAGATTGTGTCTTCACTCTGCGGTATGTACCATCCCTTCTCCGTACAGATTTCATAGATTGCCTTATTGATGTCCTCAATCGTGGCTTCTCGCGGAAGGAAAGACTCCAGCACTAGAATCTCCTTAGATTCATTATCGGCTAGGTCTTTCCTTCCTGCTGCAATATATTGGTCTCTACTATCAAGTCTTTGCTTAACCATCTTACGAAGAATAGTAAACTCAGCTGCATCATCTAAAGGCTTAGCATTTTTAGCTGTTTGAAACACTAAGAACTCATTCTTAATAGCTCTTAGTACATCAGTTCTCTTTGTGTTCTTATCAAGCATTGATTGCTTAATAAGTGCATCCATTTGCTCTCTGAGCATTTTCGTTCTCCTTTCTTATTAAATGTTTTAAATACTCGTATTCTTCAATACTAATTACACCCTTAATCCTTAGAGAGGTTAACTTACGAAGAAGCAACTCTCTATCTAGGGTTGGGTCATTATAGATATGTCTAAGCGGCTGTATCATTTAGAATATGTATTGCTTGTTCGACATCTTCATCACTTAAACCCCATTTCAACCAGTCAGTTTGGATAAAGTAAGGTAGCTGACAGTCTAACATATCATCGTCAAGAATAATATACCTATAAGGCTCAGTTTGCTTATCCAACCACTCCTGTATTTCGGAACCTCTATGTCTACTCCTCATATAAGGTGTAACATCATATATAGGCTCTTTAATTCCAACTAGGGTAAATACCTCTTGGAGGTTACTATCACTTCTCCAAGTAGAGGAAACTACAATCTTAGCCTTAGTAGCATCTGTTATTCTATTCAACCTCTTTACTGCTCTTGGGTCAATGTTGCAAGCACCCCAAGAACCATAGCGCGAAGACTATGATTAACAAGATAATTTCCAGTCTCCTCAACGAGGGTTTTGAAAACCTTTTCATAATTTAATCTATTCATACTTTTAATTCTTTTTTAAAGTAATATATGAATCCCACTAGTTCAACATATACCACAGATACTAATTCCCAACCCTTATCCCCGTAAGCATTTAGCTCTTTGGGGGTAAGTTTGGAAATACTAGATTTTAGTGCATATCGCCAGGTTGGCATTTACTTAAAACTTACTAATAGTTTGAATACAGTGCTTAACCTCTTCAGTATCACCAGTATGTTTACCTAAATCATCAGATAGTTTCACACAGTTGAATACTGGTTGGTTCTTATTCATACGGCAAGAAGTCAGCTTCATAACGATATTAGATGGTTTAAACCCAGTGTCATTAGTAAGGTTAGTACCTATACCAAATGCACATCGGATTCTACCTCTGCAATATTCCTGAATTTCTTCCGCCTTATCGAATGTCAGTGCATTGCTGAAGATAATAGTCTTAGTAGATGGGTCAATTCCAAGTTCTTTATATCTAGCAATAGCCTTCATTACAAATTGGAACTCATCTCCACTATCCTGTCTAATGCCATCAAATAACTTACATAAACCAATGCAAACAACAACTATATTCATTATGGGAAGAAGACAACAATAAATGAATGAGAATACTTCACGTTCATTCTCCTTGTGTACCATGTTAGGTAAGTACTTACCCATAAGAATAGCTATTGCTGATATTGATAAGTGAACTAGTATGATAATTTTTATGACCATACCCTAACTCCATTACTTTCTACATATTCATTGAGTTTAACTCCTCCATCTAGGGAAGCTACACCATCAAGGAATATCATAGGGTTAACAGGGGCTAGGTTCTTCAAAGTTTCAAGTACGCAGAAGTCTCCTGCCAAACCACAAATTACTACTTGCTCATCTGGCTGAACGTCAACTCCTACCGATGAACTATAGATAGTATGGTACTGGACTTTAGCATTAGCTGGAGCAACCTTTATTCCATATTCTTCTGAAAGTGATAGAGTACCTTTAGTAATTACTTCATAAGGTATTCCAGCACCAATACAACCATACAGTAATAAATCATGTATAGCCGCACCCTTAGAGAACTGCACACAATGCTCATTCCACTGACCACCATTCTTCTTAAAGGAACAATGGTTAGATGGATGCCAATCGGCAGTAAATATCACCCGACCAACTTTGTTATTCTCAATTAAATGAGAGATGTTCCACAGAGCCTTATCAGACCCTGGAACATAGAGTGGTGCTCCCAGCAGACAGAAGTCATACTGGAAGTCCACAACTACTAGGGTTACTTTTTCTTTCATCTTATTGAACTTATAATAAGTAATAATACAGCAATTACTAGCACTACTACAAGAGGCATCCATAAAGGAGCAATAACCCAGAACCAAGTTATATTAGCTCCGAATAACTTACAGGCTAGTAGTACTATAAACAATAGAGGGAAGAAGCCTATACCTCCCCTTGTTGCAACTTTAGACATCGAGATATAAAGGTTTAAACGTTTCTGTATACGTTTCATCTACTAAAGACACATTAGCCATCTTCATATCGTCAAGGGTTTGCAGATTGTGCTCTCCACTATGGATATGTCCACAGAATGTATATTTAGGATGTTTACGAAGCATCTCGTCAGCCAACCAGGGATTGCCAGCATCCTCTTGGTTAAATCTCTGGTGGATAACACCAAGACCGCATAATTTAGGAGCATCGTGGGATATAACAATATCACACTCTGCTGGCATAGATTTATATGTCTTGATTAGAGTTTCAGGCTCATACATATAAGCCCAATTGCCAAAGATTTTACAATATGGAGTTCCCCATACTAAATAGCATTTTCCACTCTCATCAATAATACAAGTCTCTTCATTATCTAACAACTCAAGTTTACCATTAGTTGGCTGCGTTAAGATTGAGTTAATCTTTAAAGGTTGTCTGTACATATTAGCTAAAGCAAAATCATGATTGCCTCCTACCATAATAACAGACTCACACGGAAGATTATTAACCCATTCAGCAAATTCAGTCTTTAACCATTTCTCACTCTGAGGAATGTTTCTCTGCATACGTAATGGCATAATATCTCCGCATATCAATACTGCTGTACACGGTTCTTTTATTTTAGGAAGAATGCCATGTAAATCAGATGTTACACAAATTCTCAAGGCTTCTTAGTTTTTAACGATTGGTCAATTTTGTGGGCTTTGCCATACACATTCTTAGTCCATCCATTCATGTGTCCTTTATTATTGCCTATTAGACAACCTTTCTCACTATCTACTGCATAGACTTTGTGAGTTACACATGAACCTTACAGAATACTACATCGCCCACTTTACAATCTTCCCATTTTATTGGAGTAACTCTATGCTTCTCATTACTCTTATATAACGGAAGCATAGAGTTCCCAGGCTCACTGGTGATAAATGATTCACCAGCTTCTAACCTTTTAATCTTCCTCAGTGTGTTGGGATTCATAACCTACTCTTAGTTCGTCTTCATAATCTTCGGCTACCTCTTCTAGAGCCTCTTTAACAGTGCAAGCAAGAAATGTCTGACCAATCATTAGAGAGCCAAATCCCTTAATTAGTTCAGTAGCACTTGCATCATTATAAGGTATCTCCATAGAACAGATAGTTCCGTCGATTTCTAAAGTCAATTTAGTCATTATAGTTTGTATATTTCGTCAGGAATTGTATGCTCCTTGACTGATTTCTCTACTCCATTATCTATTTGGTTTTGAATCTTTTTCTTCACCTCTTCCCAAGAGATTGGAGTGTAGTTATTGTTATCTACGCCAACATCATATTGATATGGGAATAGATTACACAACCTATCACAATCCAAACCAGAACTAGTAGGTCCAGAATGAACATGACCAAATAACTGCCATACAGCATCAGCTTCATTGCGATAAGAACCACCATAGCACAAGAATGGATAATGATTCAAATAGATACTTCTTTTCTCTATCTGAATTTGCATTTGAGGTATTACAGCCACAAATTTATCCATGTAACCTTGTCTTAGATTCTTCCTATCGTGATTACCAATAATCAAGTAGATTTGTCCGTTTAGACGAGGGATAACACTATTCCATAATGCACTACCACCGAAGGCAAAATCTCCTAAATGGAAGACTGTACCGTCCTCTGGAACTACTTTATTCCAGTTCTCAATCAACTTTTCATTCATCTCCTCTACATCTTTAAATGGTCTATTACATAGTCTAATTATGTTAGCATGACCAAAATGTGTGTCAGATGTGAAGAAAGTCTTTTCAGGATTAAATTCAAACTTCTGTTCTTTCATCTTTATCAATTTTTATATCGTAACCAGTTTCTACAAATATATATGTAGACGGACTGAGCATCCTTCTATATTGGAAGGCATAAACTTTGTCCTCTAACAATATCGGAATTAGAGTGTGAGATACAACTAGAAATTTCACATTATTCTTAGCTGGAATGTTAATAAGCATATTGTGTAATCCCACTTGATACCTTAAATCAAAGCCCTTATCAGCTTCATCAAGAACCAATAAGCACTTCTCGTTCCAGTTGTCTTGGTTCTCTTGAACCCACTTACCTAGATTCTGTAATTGACGTTCACCATTAGACTTACGTTTCCAATAGAATCCACCATTTGTAATAGCTGCTGTTGCCATGTTGTCTAATGATAATGGGTCATCAAATTCAGAACTAATAAAGTAAAACTTCTCAAAGTCAGTGTCAATTTCTGCCTTATCTTTCATACCACTAATCCCTGCATATCCAAGTTTATCCTGTCGCTGGCATTGTCGCATTGAAAGCTACGTATGATATTAATAAGTGTAGACTTACCACAACCATTCGGACCAACTATCAGATACCTATCTTGATTAGTAAAGTCAAACTTATATTCAGTATCCTTCTTCAAGGTTCTGAAATCTTCCTTTATCTTAATGTTTAGGTACATAAAGTTAGCTTTTATGGTCTAGACTCCTAGTTAGGTACTCGATAGCCTCCAATTCTCCTCTGGTTAATAGTAACATCCCAACCTTCACCATTAGTCCACTCAGTAATCTCTATGAAGTCACCATCCTTAGCTAGATGGTCATATTTCCTTAACTTGTCATTGACTGACTTTCTCTCAGCAAATTCCATATTCTGTCTCCTTATAAAACTCTATTTGATAGTTATACTGCTTCTTTAATACCTCATTAATATCAGTAAATACACTAGAGGGCATCTTAGTACCCTTTCTAGAGAAGTACGCAGGGTGATATACTTCAATAGTCTTTAAACTATCTACTATATCATTCTTAAATAGCTGTGCTTGACTACCAAATAAGACATAAACTATGCCATTGTTCTTATAACTCAGATTGTGAATTAGTTTAGACACAAACGGCTTCCATAACTCAAAGTGTGACCCAACTCTTCCTACTTCACAAGTAAGGGCAGTATTAATCATTAATATTCCCTGTTTAGCCCAAGATTCCAACGTATTGTCAAACTCTATTCTGTTATGGGGAATTTCATAATTAATAGCTGCCTCTTTAACTATTTGAAGCGAAGGAGATAGCCTATCCTCTGGAGTATCTTCAGAGTTACCGAATAATATTCCAGTAGCTACTCCCTTCTGTGGGTAAGGGTCTTGCCCTAAGAAAACTACCTTACAGTCTTCATATGGACAAGCCCTAAATGCTCTGAATATGTTTTTAGGAGAAGGACATAGAGTGGCTGAATTAGTCTTATTAATCCAAGTTACTACTTTACGTAGTTCTTGCTTATCAATCCAGTCTCCAAAGTACTCCTCTGCTTTCATTGCAATAAACCTCTTCTGATAAATTCCTCATGTAATGGTGCGGCTAACTCTCTTGCTTGAGGATGTGCATCATTAGCATCTCTTAGCTTAAAGAATCCTTCCCACTGCTCAATAGTACCAGTCATAATTAACTCGGTCTTTAGACTATTAGGAAGAACTGCTCTAGCCTGTTGAGGTTTCCACCCACAGTATTGAACCAAGAAATTGTAAGTTCTTTCAGCTTCTAGTAATAAGTCTATAAAATACTCATGCTCAGATAGGTCAGTTCTAATACTGCAAGAAGAATCATTCTTATCAGTGAATTGCTGTTCCTCGTAGTCTAGCCAACTAGGTATGATGAACGTACATTCATTTCCGAACTTATCCTTATTATAGTTACAGTACCTAGTGCTTTCCTGAGCAAAACTAAATACTCTATGCCTTACGAACTCATGACTAACTCCCCTATCACAAGTAAACTTAACAGTTATACGTTTAACGTGGTGCTCTGTTGGTTCACATTGGTATTTAAGGTCATCAAGCCAATCATTTTGCAATAGTACCCTGTAATTAGTAGTAATATATGCACATGTATGCCCATCGAACTTATCCTTATATTCCTGTGGCTCACCACCACACAAAGGTTCATTACCTATAGTTACTGTAGAGTACTTATTGAAATAGTATTTGTTAGCCATATTCATGGAGCCTTCCAATGTTATACTATACTTTAGGTATACAGTACCATGCTCAACCATTGCAGTATGACCACGTTTGACAAGCATATCTACAAACTTAGGAGCACTTTCTTCAGTAATCTTGTCTTCTGACTTATAACAAGTCCTACCACATCTTTCTATATGTTGTAACAGCCCATCTAATCCAGGCTTTTGTTCTAGTATTTCAAATGATGGTTTTATCAGTCTCATTCAGCTACCTCTTCGTAAGTTTTCTCAAATATATCTGGCTTACAAGGATAGAACTCTCCATTCACTCCCTTAATGATATAATCTCCTACAGAGGCTTTCATAGTACCTTCAAGAGTTTCAATATACATATAAGGATTGTCTGCATCCTCATAGCTTATCACTATGGTATCTCCTCCTAGAAACTCTTGAATTTCTATAATGCGGTCGGCATTATCTATGAATTGTATAGCTTCAATGATTACTGGTTTCTTCCTATATTTCATTTCTTAACTAATGAGTCCCTCCAATCATCCCAAGCTTTAGCTTCAGCACGAGACTTCTGAATAGCTTTCCAAGATGTTTTAGAGAGTGTAGAGTTATAATAAGTAGTATCTTGTGTTACTTCTTTACCAAGCCATTGAGGTTTTTCAAATGGCATATCCTTGTGTGGTAACTCTATCTCAGCAATGATTAATCCTCACCATGAAACTCATCAACTTCCCATTTAAGCATATTATCCTCACATGGAATAATATAACGAGTTTTATGGATTACTCTGCCGCAAGTAAATGAAAGCAATTCCTCTGCATCCTTTTTAGGAATTGGAATTTCATACTCCAATCTTGCTAAGCATCCGTTGGACTTTATGATAACCCATGCTTTCTCATCTCTTATAGATACTCTAGCTTCTCCATTGCTAGAAGTTCCTACATATCCCTAACGAATATCCATAATTCTGACAGCACTCTGTTTAAAAGTACTGTCAGTAACTATGAATTTTCTTTCTATCTCAGTGTGCATCAATCCTCTTCAGATTCTTCTTGATACACCTCATCAATTATCTTCTTTATGATACGAATATCACTATCCTTACAGTAATCTTCAACAAAGACTCTAAAGAAATCTTCATCCATTCTCTGCCAGAACTCACTTAAGAGGTCTTCATCTTCAATAAGACCTAGAACCTGAGATACTTCAGGCTCTACATCAATTACTGTACACAAGTCTATATACTTACCCATATTAATGAATCCAATGGTCTCCAATCTCCACATCAGCACCTAAATGTGCTCTTGTACAGAATGGTTTACCTGCACTTACCATGCACTTAACTAATATATCTGCAACTTCTTCTGAAATTTCATCTGGAGCTTCAAGGTTAATTTCATCATGTACTGGAATACAATATTTAACCTTAAATAACAAGCCATTCTTCAATAACCAGTTGAATAGCTTTATAGATGCTAACTTAAAACACAATGCACCAGCAGCCTGAATCGGATAATTAATAGATTGCTTCTCAGACTCAGCTTTACGTCTGGCTAACCGCCTGACACCTTGTACTGTATCACACTCAGGATTCTCCTGCTTCATTTCTCTATAATATGCCCAGAAATCAGGGTCATCTTGCTTTTCCATCTGCCTTTTAAGTTCATCATAATCATAGATATATGCCTTATGTCCAGTAATCTTACTTAATAAGATATAACCTTTACGCATTACATCCACTCTTCTGAAATCTTGATACCTCTTCAATCCAGCAAAACCAGACATATAGTTCTCATAGATTTCTTTAGCCCTTTTAGCATCAAGACCATAGTTTCTTATCAAGGTACTATCCTGTCCACCATAATTGAAACAGAACTCATATCCTTTAGCTTCTTGTCTTAGGTCTTTAAAATTCTTCTTAATATCCTTTAGAGGCATATCTCTTGGGATTTGTTGGAATACCATCTTGGCGGTTAGACTATGTAAGTCGCCACTGCCATTAATAAGTTCATCCAACATAGCTTCGTCATTAGCCATAGATGCCATTAGATAAGATTCTTGACCACTATAGTCAGCAGAAATCCATCTATTACCCTTATCAGATACGAAGCAAGCTCTAGTTTGAGCATCATGTGGTAAATTCTGTAGATTAGGTTCTGTTGAACTTAACCTTCCAGTATCCGTTCCTAACTGGTTGAAATTGGCATGGATTCTACCAGTTACAGGATTAATCAAGTTTAAGAACTTCTGACCAAAGGTATTAACAATGATTGCAGCTTTCTTATACTTTATGTATATTGGAATCAAAGGACTTTTAGATGCCTGTGGTTCTACCACTTTAATATCCACAGACTTCTTGTAGTGCTTAGTCTTCTTATCCAATACTTTAAGGTTTAATCCCAATTCCTCAAATAATGGAATTACTTGCTGGGAACTAGTCCAATTTATATGACATCTTGGCTTAGTGTCAAATCCATTGAACAAATCACCTTGTATATTTACAGAACAATACTTACTAGAATATTCAGATTCCTCTACCCATTCGTTCAATTCTGCTTCATATTTTTCAAGGTTGTTGAGGTCAGTAGCCATTTTAATTTTCCACTTATCAACGTCTAATTTAGCTCCGCAGTACTCTATATATGCCAAACATTTAACAAACTCATTCTCAAAGTCGATAGCCTTTAATAAGCCTTTCTTTTCTAATTCAACAAGTTGTTTATCTCTAATCTTACCCAGATAAGAGACATCTCCTGCAGCATACACAATAACATCTTCTGTTAGTCCAGTCTGTATAATCTTACCTCGTACAGACTTATCCATATCTACTCCTAGATAATTGATACTGGCAGCCTTCAAGCTCATCTCATGCATACCTGCTGGATAGCCTAACCATAATAGCTTCTCGGCTAGATAACCATCATAAACCCTTAATGGAACAATTCTTTGATGGTATAGGAACTTCAAGTCAAACTTAATATTCCAGCCCAAGAACATTCTTTGAGGATTTTCCATATACTCCTTAAACAGGTGTATATCCACAGATGTACAGTCAATAACTACTTGAAATTCTGCACAACCAAGTTGAACGGTTAACAGTTCCTTAGTATACGGGTCTAAACCCATAGTTTCAGTATCCAGCTCTACTACGCTGAGAGGTGCTAATAATTCTAAAGCCTCTTCTGCACTAATGACTTTATATCTGTCAGATGTCCAGAGAGACTGCTGCTTGGTTACTAAATATATCATTAATATATAGATATGTCTACATCCTTAATATCAATATCTCCAAGCTGTGATAAAGCTGCAACAAGACGTTGTTTGATGTCTTCCCTAGCTTCATCTGTGTCCAGGAAACCATAGTACTCATACCATGCAATACCCTTAACACCTAAATCAAATTTAAACGTTTCTTCCTTAACATTGTAAGGAGCAAAAGGGTCATTCTCAGCCCCTAACGGTAAATTACTCATTGTGTTTTGCTTTTATAAATCCTAACGAGTAATCTAGTACAGTACTTATTTCTAAGCCTTAAACAGTTGCATAATATAGCAGAGTCGGATTATCTTTCTGTATATCAATAGAATCCATATTCCTAACCGCCAGCTGTTGCTGGAATTGTTGAACATCAAATCCTATAGTTATAAGATGATAACCATGTAGCGTAGGTATTGTATGCATGACCTTTTGCTCAGAAACACCTCTACAACTATTGATAATTTCAATGACTGTCCTTAGATATTCAGGGTCTTTAGAGTCCACATCAACTACCCACAATGGTTTATATCCTCTAGCTCTAGTTCCACCACAAGCACTATCCCATACCCTATAACCCTGATATGAGTTACCTTCTGAGACTAGTTTAGCATACTGCTGAATTGAAGCCAAAGCTACCTCCTCTGCATTCCTCCTATTAAGGTGGATGTACGCTCTAGCATTGTTCTTTAAACAAAGCTCTTTAATCTTTTCTTTCTTGGTCAAGAATTGTTCCTTACTAAAGATATAGTAAGTTTTAACAGTTCTATAACCATTGTTGCCTATTTGAGTAATATTCCCATCCTTCTTACGTTGAATAATTTGTAAGAAATAGAACTCATCTTGGTTATTAAACTCCAAGATATTCTCTATCTGGTCAAAGTTATCAACTACTGTAAGACCACTTAGGCATCGTTCACAGAAGTCATAGCCACTATGTTCCTTACGATACCTATCGAATGGAATATTCTGCTCCATAATGACGCTGCAGCCATCACAGACTACAGCACCATTTCCTCCATTAAACTTATACATTATCTTTATTTGAATATAGTAATACATCATCTTTAGCTGAGTAGATTTCATGCGTGGCACGACCTCCATTCTCCTGCGGACTCAGATAATCATCGTCCTCGTACAATTGAAATTCCATAATCAGAATCCAGTTTGTGTAGTGAAGAAGTTTACATTACCAGTACCAATGATGTGAGCTTCTCCCTCAGCATCATCAATATAGTATTCTACTTCACCATCAAAGTCCTTAATCAGTGTAGTTGTCCATAGTCTATTGATATGATAATCAAAGTTCGGATTGTACTTTAGTACCTCATCCAATAAGAATACGGCAACCATACCAGCATCTGCACAAAATCCTCCAATATTCTTTAAATCAACAGTAGCACTGAACATCTTATCATCATAGATTTTACTTTGAACAGAGTCCTCACCATACTGTTTTCTTAATTCATATTGCTTCCTTTGAAGTTCGCAAAGCTCTTCTAACTGTGCAGCTACATCTTTACGAGGAGTAGACCAAGTAGTACAACTCCAATCACCGTAGATAGTTGATTCGGAAATGTAGTTACTAAAGCCTAGTATTTCCATATTGTCACCGTAGTCACACTTTCCCCAATCATCATACTTATTTGTAAAGGAACGATACTCGCTCATTGCTTTATCATAAGCTTTTATATCTTCAGTGTATTTAGGACATGCTGGGAAAGGTATACCTAATTCCTTCGCACAATCTTCTGGACTTTTAATTATATAACATGGGTCTGTTATGATAATATCACCCTTGAACCTCATTTGCCTTATTCATTAGTTTTTCATATTCCAAATCTCTTTGATATATTGCACCAGCTTCAAGAGTTTCAATGATTTTAAATCCATTTTCTGGAGTTATCAAAGAATCTTTTTCAGATACACAGCCAGTATATTTCTGACCATAGTCCCCTTCAATCTTCTTAGTTGCAGGATTGATATCTCCCCAATCTGCTGGATGTCCATTACCTATTGGTTCAACATAGTATGTTTTACCAGTAGTTAAGGATTTAACAATAAATCTTCCAGTTTCATCAGTATTGGTTAGAAACCTCTTTTTAATATCATCCATAAGCTAGTCTCTTGGAACTACATCCAAGTCAGTTAGATAAAAATACTCATCATCTTTAGGGAAATATCCTTTAACTTCAGCATTCTGACCACTTAGAGTATGAATCATAACTTCCCTATCTTGGTCAAATTGCTTAAGGATTTCAATTAGTTGTCCTACTAACATTGCCATTAGAATTTCCCTTCATTAGGCTGAAGACATAGTAAGCCCTGTTCTCTCCACATCTTGACACATTTGTAATTGTCTTCAAGAACAAATTGAACATTATACTTACCCTCGATATTGTCTTTATAGATTTTCTTCTTACAATCAGCTCCAGGACTATAATCCTTAACTGGTCTGAAGAATAATTCATCCACAGCAATATCGTGCATAGCCAACCATTTCTTAGTAGCTGCTATAATCTCTGGAGTACCTTCTCTACCAGTAACAATAAAGACTTTGCACTTTTCATACATACGCCTAACAAGAGCACAAGTTCCTTCTATAGCTACATCATCCAGCATACCCTCAGCTGCACCTTCCCCATAATAAGGTCTACCTGATGTATTTAGGCATAAAGTAGCATCCATATCAACTAATATGACAGGACGTCCTCCGTCTACGTGTTTGGGTGCTCTCTTTAGCATATTGTTAATGTCTTCTCGGATAATAAAATCTCTGTATCTTCTCCAAGTTGCTTTGATAACCTTCTCACCAATGGGATTAGGTCTCATAGCATCACGACGAATACACTCATCAACTGGAATAAAGAAGTCTTTATATTCAACCTCATACTTCCAATCATAAGTATAATTCTCGTTAAAATCTTTAACCATTTTCTCCAATTCTGCACAGGTCTTTGGATTTAGATTCATATTGTCTACTACAATGTTATAACCTTTCTCCATACTATAAGCTAGTACAGTGTTATATGTTGCAGTAACAACCTTTTCTCTATTAGGAACCCAATAGTCACCTAACATATTACGAACATCATCGTTGTTGAATCTAATCCTATTCTCTGGGTCTTCGTGACACCATTGTTTAGCCCAAGTAGATTTACCTGAGCCTTGAATACCTCTACAGATAATTAGTTTCTTAGTTTCCACTATTTCTCACTAGTTGGCTTAAGCCATAAATTAGTGTTCTTAAAAATGTAATCTCTTAAATCAGTGAGTTCAGATAACCACCCTAGAGTTAAAGATGAGTTACACTTAAAGCACTTTGTCAGTTCTTCCCTTATCCTCTCTTCAGACACTACTGGCATTTTGTCGAAATAGTCATAAGCTTTCATAGCTTGCCACATATCTTCAGATACCCGTAGTCTCTTGGTAATGGAGAATCTTATACCTCTGAGAATCCTTAGAGGGTCATCATCGAAAGTTACAATAGGGGGTAATGGAGTCCTAAGAAGTTTCTCCTTAATATCTTTAAGACCTCCAAAATAATCAATAATTTCTCCAGTATCAGGGTCTTTAGCTAAAGCATTGACAGTAAAATCTCTACGTGACAAATCATCATAGAGATTTCCTGGCTCAACTATTGGAGTTCTGGTATTAGGAATATATCCTACTTCCTTTCTAGCCATTACAAAATCAGCTACCCCTTGATACTTATAGCCCTCTGGGAATTTAGCTCGGATTGTATAGCAGTCTGGAGTTACTAAGAAGATTTCAAATTTCTGTTCTTCTAAATAACTCTTTAGTGCCTGAAATACTAATCTGGCAGGAGAGGGTTGAGACTCACGAGGATGAATACTACTATAACACGCCTCAGTAGGCACAGCTACGTAATCAACATCCTTATTAGTAAGACCTAAGAGTTCATCTCTAATCTTACCACCTACTTCATAAAACTTAAACATTTCAATAGAAATACCCATGATTATCAATAGTTTTGTGGAATACTCCCACCTTTCCTACTAGTCCATACCCTCTATGCTCATGTACTATGTCTAGCTCACTAGTAAATTTAAGGAAGTCCATAATAGCATCCTCAATATTACTAGATTCAATGTGGATATTACCACATTTGATAGTCCAGCCATAACCATCTAGCCATCTAAAGATATAGACGTGTTCATTGTTGATATGGTTAGGAAGAGTAGTTATATCAACTGTCCTTCCCATAGATTTCTCCACTGTACTCATTTCATTCCTCATCATCTTCGCATTCCTCCTATGGAAAAACTATAGTAGGCAGTTTCATCTATCCTACTCCACATTTCATCCCATAACTCTATCTCTGACTCAGCAACTGCTCTGAATGTGTCTTCTTCACCACACCAATTAGTATCAACGTGAATTAGAAACCTTTTCATAATTTAGAAATTTTAATGTCTTCAATCATCATATAGTTATTAATTTCATCTTCTATATAATTTGCATCATCTAAGACTTCAATTATTAAAGCCTCTGGAATGTCATCTAATGTACTAAAAGTGGGTTCGTTGAAACGCTGCTGATAATTATTAACTAACATCAACAATTCCAAATCACCCACTTCCATTACATATTCAAGTTTAAATTTCACCTTATGATTCAGTTTCAATATCAACTTCACCCTTATCCAGTGATTTAGATTCTCCTTCTAAGAATTTAATACACTTTAGCTTATATGCTTCGGATAGAGAGTTTTCAATCTTAATAACAACTCCCTCATGCGGAACTTTGTTATTACAAGTTGGAGATTCACACTCCATGAAGAAATTCTTATCACTAGCTAACTTCTGAATGAAGTTCTCATTCCAGTGTTCTGTCAGAGATAGTTCTGGATATAAGTCTTTAGCATAGCCATAGTAATATTCTTCTACAGGCTTCAAGCCTTCTTTAGTACACCATTGTTGTACTTGACGAGCACTAAACTCATATACACGTCCATCAGGATTAGTATAGGTTAAACGATAGATTTGTACTCCAAAGTTTTCTCCATACTTATACTCCTCAACACTCTTCGGAGGTTCAAACCCATAGTCAAATGCTTTACCACCTAACTTTTGGATTGCACCACCATTAGGAAGATAACCCACTATTTCATAGTAAGCTGTCATACCTTTCTGTAGATGAGGTCTAACAACATCATCAGCAAACTTCCATACATCTACTCCATAGAAACCACCATTAGTAGTTTCATTATAATATGGATTCTTAACTACGGAACGAGAAGACCATAGATAATCATATCGAGTATCATCTATCTCTTTACGAGTTAAGAACTCAAATACTCTTTCATACCATTTCTTAGGTCGTTCGCATAGTACATAAGCAGATATACCAGAGGTTCCATGAACCTTAGCAGTAATACTAATAATGTCATTAGGATGAATAACAGATGGACACTTCTTAATAAGAGTAGTGTCATAGTGGAACCTAAATTGGGTATCAATTACTTTCTTTACCTTCTTTAAATTCCTTGTTATCTTACCTCCAACCTTTGGTTGACCAGGAGTATATGCACGTTTGGGAACATATTTCCTACACACAATCTCATTGTCTACAGAGTCAAACTCTGTTCCAGGAGCTACCTTGTGTACAATTTCACTGTTCTTACCTATTGCAGTAAGCCAGTTGTACAGGTACGTAATAGGAGTAATAAATCCTTCAGAAGGATAACCCTGCAGTTTAATTATTTTTACCCTACAGTTATCTTCAAAGAATCCAGCTTGTCCCTTATCGGCATTCTTCTCCTTGTCTCTAAAGAGGTTATTAGCGGATAAGAATTTATCATCAATAGCACATTCTATTGGGAAGTAAATATATGTACCAGGGTTGGTATCAATACTTACTGCAATAGAATAACCATCAATTGTGCAGCATTTTAATCTCTCACACTTTGGATTAGGATGTTTAATAAACTCCTTAATCTCTACAATCTTGGCAGCATAATTTCTGTTAAATTTAGGTGATTGAGTTAATTGCATTTAAAGCAAATTTAGAAAACCTATACTGATAATCTTTGTATTAGGTAATCTGATAGGATTGTGACTAATCTTCGAACAGAGTCCAATCGTCACGGAGGACAGCATCCCAATAGAGCTTTACTTCTTCTCTTCTGCCCTTAGGGTACTGGGCTTTGGGGATACAGTACACTTTATTGTTCTCCATGAAGTAGATGTTACCTCTTCCGTTAGTCACTTTGAGACCACTTTTCAGAAAGGACAATGCCTCTCCGAAATCAAATTGTTTAATTTCCATTATCTTTTAAAAATATTTACAAGGTAAAACTTAGGTGTTAGCTATGATATTTTTCTAGATAGTCATATAGTTCATCAGTAGTGCGTATTATCTCAACGTCTTCGCCCTGCTCGTTAGTTTCAAATGCCTTTAATTCTGGGTTGCGGGACTTTTCATATACCCACCATTGAGTCCATTCAAGACCCTCCTTGCCATAGGCATCTTCCATAACAGCATCAAATAATTCACACATACCATTCACTAATGTACTCTCACTTATATCAATGCCAAGTTCTTCTAACTTCTCTGTATCCTTACCTACATTCGATATAAGGTTTAACAATTTAAGGAATGTTACTTTTTTCAATGCAAGAACTTTCTTAAATGTTCAGTAATAGCTTTGTTATCCTCCCTAAATGCAGTAGAATCTAAAAGGTTTCCCTTATTACATATTCGCCGTTATCAGGAGAGAAATACCTATCCATTACTTTAATTACATCATCTTCGTCACGAATCAGAGTATCATCTTTATAAACAATATCTGACTCATCCCTATGAGCAAAGAAAAGGGACATTAAAGCCTCTTCTAAAAACTACAATATAATTCATTCTTGTGTAAGTTCAAATTCACGCATAAAGTTGGCGAATGTTTGTGCTAGTGATTCATCTTGCTTATTACAATAATAGTATTGGAAAGCATGGAATACTTCATGCCAGAATGAATTCTTGATTTGTTCTTCGGTGAGGTGTATTACCTCTCCGTCATCTTCCTTCATACATTCTGCCACCTGAATCAATAACTTGAGGTTATCGTGTATTCCAAAACTATCCCCATTGTCTATAAATTGACAAAGCTCTACATTGTAATAATGATTAGCTATTCTAAACTTACTAGGAATCCCGTACTTATTCATAGCCTTTAAGTTTTTTCCACTCATCAACAAACTCTTTAGGCAGGCTGAAATCCATCTCTGCCTGGTCTATCTCTAAGTCTCCAACACTAAAGCTATCCCTTATCTCGTCATAAACTGAATCATTCAAGTCACATTCATCATTACAGTCAAGATAATCACTTGGATTAAGCTCAATGTTATCATTAATGTAACCCCAATGAACGTCATAACAATATGGTATTTTATAATTACTCATAATCCCTAATACACTTCAGAACTGGTTGCAGAGGGCATCCTTCATCACTAAGATAGAAATACTTTACAGTAGCCATCTTACCAATGATTTCATCCATTCTGTCAAGGTATTCCCACTTTAATTCACGTGGACCCATAGGTTTAGCTTCAAACTTAATACCTAATTCAGTCTCACATACGAATACCATGTCTTCTGGACGTAGACCATCCTCATAACCAACAATTTTAAATTCAGCATCTTTATACATTTTGACTTTAATCATAGCATTAGTTCTACCACCAAAGTTATATACTTTAGATGGGTCACGAATAACTATGCCTTCAAAGCCTTCACCTACATACTTATCATGTAGTTTCTGTATATTAGCCCAACCTACTACCTTTTCCTGTGGAACCATTTGGAACTTTAAGTCACCTTCAGCCCAAGTTCTCTCAGGATTAAAGTCTAAGCCTAACTCATTAGCAATATCGTGAAGAACCTCTAGCCTTTCTTCAAATGTTTTAGAACTATCCATTACATCATAGATATAATATTCTAGCCAATCCATTCCAGCTGTATCCTTCTCCAATCTTGCAGCACCACTGATTTGTTGTAGAGATTTACCATGTTCATATAGTTCACCGTCTAAAACAATATCAGGATGGTTTTCAAAGAATTGAATTAGTTTAGGGTTATGGCGCATGAAGGAAGTAGAAGCATCGTAGTCACCACCACCCCTAGAGGCAGTTCTAACTTCTCCATCCCTATAATAGAAAGAGCACCTAACTCCATCTATCTTCCTACTTCCCCACCAGTATTTAATCTTGTCAAATACACTGGTTGCTACTTTGTCAGCTTGTTTAGCTAACATATGTTTCTTAAATCCATTGGAATCAGAAACACCTTCGCCCATCTGTTCTTGGACAAACTCAGCTACTGCCTTACTATCATCAATACTAATGTTAGAAGGTAATAGCTTATAACCTTTATCTTGATACTTCTTCAAATGGGAAGCATATTCCAGTTTTACTTGCTCAGTAACAGTTCTTTTAGCTTTGCCAGTAAATATCCAAATTTCTGGCTGAACTGATACTTTACCAGCATATTGGTAAGTACGTCTTCTTATTACGAAGCCCCTTCTTGAATCATCCCATTCATAGTCAATCTCAACAACTCTGATTTTACCCTTATTGTCTTTGCTAACTAGAATATCCATTAATAGAATTTCTTTTTATTAGTGGTTGACTTAGTATCTTTTTCAGCATCAAACTCTATATCTGGAATTACATCAGCAATATCCCATAGGGTGTAATGTTCATCATCAGTACCGTCTATACTTTGGTATACCTTACTAATGGACATTCCTCCCTGTAGAGCAGCACAAGCTAAACGAAGTAATATTTCTTGCCTAGTGGTCATTACTTACCAGTATGTCCAAATCCCCCTTCACCTCTATCTGTTTCAGGAAGTACCTCTACTTCTTCCCATTCAGCTACTTCATGCTTAGCAAGAACTAATTGCATTAGCCTCTCGCCATCATTAATACGAACAGGAGTATTAGAAGTATTAGTTAAGATGATTCCAATCTCACCTCTATAATCAGCATCAATAGTGCCAATTCCATTAGTAAGAGTAAGTCCCATCTTTAATGCTAATCCACTCCTCATTCTACATTGCAGCTCATATCCTTGTGGGATAGCTACAAATAGACCAGTGGGGATTAGACATCTACCTCCAGGCTTAATTTCAATAGTTTTAGCTACTGGAATAGTTGGAATCTTATAGCCCAAATCATTTCCCTCTTTATCTACCACATTGCATCCATCAGGATTTTCTTTTAAACCAATAGCTACAACATCAGCATCAAAGAAGAATTTCTCTGGCTTATTATCCACTAACTTAATTCTACTAAAATCTCCTCTGACATCCATGCCAGCTGAGAATAGGGTTTCATACTTGGGAAGTTCCCATTGAGATTTATTTATTACTTGTACTTTCATTCTTTAGTTCTTCAAGAATAGGACGATAATCAATCTCTTCAAATTCGAACTTATATCTTGAATTGAGAGTGGTAAATTCACCTTTATCCCAATAAATCTTCTGGATAACAGATGTTCTATACCACTGTTCCACGTCAGCTATATAAAGACTAAGACCTTCTCCAAATGCAGCAGTAATACCTTCTTCAGATTCTCCTGAAGATAAATACCCTCCATTGCTAGATACCTTAGTAATCTTAATATATCCGACTTTAGAATCTTGGATTGCTTTATAAAGTTCGGGATTACCACCAACCCTTACAAAGTCCTTTAAACTAGCTTCTCTGTGTTTGAGAGTAGCCCTTATAAGGTTATCTCCCCACATTATTGCTTCGCTGAACCTCATTTAAATACTTGATAATTTTATCCACCTCACAATCTCCTACTTCGGAATAAAAAGCTTTAATTAGTTCTTTGTTATTATCATAGACAGCAACGAAAGGAACTAATCTAGTGCCACATGATGCTTTAATCATAATAGCTTTCTTCTTATCCTTATAATGTAGTTCATCATAAGTTTCCACCTCTATCTTGGGAAAATGTTCCCAAATGTAAGCCACTAACCTATTTTCAAAAGGTTGGCAGGCTTCGTTGTAAACTATTTTTATAGTCATGTTTAGCGGGATTAAACCAATATATAAGCATCTGTTTTAGTTCTTGACAGCGATACGTATTGCATCTGCCTAATCTCATCAATGTTTTTACAAACAAGTATGTTTGCCATGTCAATAAACACTGTTCCCAAAGAGCTTCCTTGAATTTTGTGAATGGTCGACGCATATCCATAATCGAATGTCTTTTTCTTGATAACCCTATTATCCCACATTATATCTTTAGGAGTAGCAAAGCTCTTCATCATCTCGAAGTACTTCTTCCATAAGAATGTAGACCTAGTACGATTACCATTCCTTTTGGCTTCAATAGCAGATATTCTAAAATTCTCTATTGTAGCAGCAAGGCTATCTATATAGTCTTTGTTGATGTCTCGTTCCAATATAAATACAGTCAATAATTTCTTATATACTGTATCAAATAGTTCCAGCTCATATCCAGGCAACTTCATAAAGTGTGGAATATGCCTCTCCACTCTTTTAGGAGCGTCTACTATTACATAGTCCAGAGAATTGTAAAACTGAGCACTGTTGTACTCAAAATTCTCATAACCAGTCAGAAATTCAAATTGATTGTACTCATTAGCTATATTGTCTTCCCAAAGTAGCTTTCTCATACATTGATTGAATCCCTGCACCCTAGCATTGGTATATGCTATAAGTTTAACATCATTTACATTCTGCTTTTTAATTGCAGCTCTAAAGAAGTCGGCACTCTTTAGCATAAAGTCTTTGGCTTGGTCACATACAATTAAAGACCCTTCTGGAGCTTCAATAGGCTGAAATCTCTTCATGGGTCTTTCTCTTAGCTTAGATAGCAATGGCAACAATCCATTAGTATCGGCTTGTCTATGTATTTTAGTTAATGTAATAATATTAGGGCAGTTGAATACCAAACTTGTCCCTTTACTACATACAGGCTGTATTTGAGCCTTATCTCCAATGAATAGCAACTTAGTTCCATACTGATTACACATATCAAGTAGTAACTTATATATTTCATCATTAATCATAGACGCCTCATCTATGATTACAATACCATTGCTAGGTATTTCACTAAGTCCATTACATTGGAATTTTAAATCTTTATAATCCAATTCAAATATCTCTATGTTAGGAGCAAGAGACAATAATTTATGTACTGTCATCGCTTCCTCACCTGTTACCTCCTCTACTACTAACTTAGCCTTATGGGTTGGAGCACATAGTATGAAGTCTTCTCCATTAGACCTAAGATACTGGATGTATTCATTAAGGATAGAGGTTTTACCAGTACCAGCATATCCTTGTAATACTAGTACTGGCTCCTCTGTATCCAAAAACCTTTTCATCCTTTCTAAGGCTTCTATTTGCTCATCCGCTAGAGTAATGCGAGGTCTGTTAGGCTCTCCTATCCTCTTAGAGGAATACCCACTAAAGGGCAGTTTAATACTCATTTCCAGAACACGTTTGTAATGTCCATTAAACCATAGACTGGGTCTCCATTTTCGTCAATTTCTCTACTCATTTGAACCTCATAGAGTCGTTGATTAGTATTAGGATTTTTCAAACCACCTAATTCTTCAATATAAGGACCTAACTTTATATAGTTAAAGTTCTTAATATCAATATCCTTAGATAGTTCTTGTCTACCACTATACCAGGCTACTCTTATATCAGGATAAGCAGTCTTGATTTGGGCAGCTCTTAAGTTTACCGTAGCTGGCTCCAAATCTCCTCCCATAAAAGAAACACAGGTAATACCTATGTTTTTCATTATCAATTTTTGAATGGTTATCCAATCAAGAGGTTTTCCAATATCTTCTGCCAAGTAAGAACTATGACACCCCTTACAGTGACAAGGGCAGTTTGAGATATTAATAGCAAGTGTAGTTTCATTTGGTAACTCTTGGAAAACTATATCATAATTAACGTATTTCAGCATATTAATTAGATACACAATAAGAATAAGATTAATAAGAATACCATCTGAAGAACCCATTTATCTGGGAATTGGTATCTAATATAATACTCAAGGTCCATTCTCATAAGTAGAGATATTAGCTTATCTTGGAAACCGTTGTAGTTATACTTTACTGCTAGCCCTACCCCTATTTCTAGGAGCAGGATAGCAATAAATATGATTTGAAATAGAACCATAGTTTTTATTGTTTATAGTAATAACGTTTGCTAGCTTCTTTTTGTCTAGCCTCACTAAAGTTACTAATCCTCTTTAAATATCCGATTATTCTTGTGGCGTAATCTATATTCTTGCTTCCACATTTAGGACACTCATGTAAGTATCTCTTGTCAATATGTCCACAATCGTTACAGATAGTATTCGGAATATTAAAGGTAAAGTAATTAGTACCATTAGTAGCTGCAACCTTTAATAGGTTTCTATATTGGTCTTTAGTAAGGTGCTCTTCAAGATTCATGTGCAATGCACTTCCTCCATCTAAGTACTTAACATACTCTTCACCATGTAACTTGAATTTATCAAGGATAGTTAAACTAGTATCCTCAACTGCATAGAAATATGAATTGTAGCAATCTCTAGGAACTACATATCCATCCTTCCTATCCCAATTAGCGTGCTTAACTCCTAAGTTCTCTGCTGGAACAAATTCAGTGTTAAACATCAACTCTTTGGTTTTGACTTTACGGTTTTCATCACTGATAGTCTTTAATATAGATTGCATGAACTCTCTATAAGTAGGATTATCACTAACTTTAATTCCTAAGAACTCAGCAGCTTCAATAACACCATTAACTCCTACAGTTAGATACTGCTTCTTTAAGTTAATAAACCCAGCTGTATAAACCGTTAATAAACCATCTTTTAGATAATCCTTTAACAATTCATTATATGCTGTTTGGTATTTATGAACTTTCTGAACCTGAGAACGTAGATAATCAATCATATCATATCCCTTATTAACTGCATCCTGCACTAATCTATTGATATTTAAAGTCATTACTGACTTACTACCAGTAGCAATACCACCTGCACCTAATGAATAGGAGAATTGATTATCACTTACCTCATTTCTGAGTCGGCAACAAGAAGACAATGAGTCAGCACTATCGGAAGTATAAGTAAAGAATGAATGTCCCTTACTATACATTTCAGCAGTAAAGTCTGCCCATTCCTTATCACGAATATCCTCACCATCAGTAAGTAATGCTACAGTTTCTACTGGGAATGTTAAGATACATTTAGTACGCTCTTCATTAAACCAACTCATGAATTTCTTCTGTAACCAGTTTAGTGAATCCCATTGAGGTTTACTACCATCAGGGAATACAAATTCTCCGAATAATCCCTCAAAGTAATACTTATCAAAGTAACTTATATTCCAGAATACTGATTGGAAGTTACGAGCAGCAGCAGGTTGATTGATTGAATATACAATCTGTTGGAACTTCTGCTCAATTACCTTCTCAATAGTAAGCATACTAGTTACCTTTGCTGTATTAATAGGCTTGTCTGCTCCTTCTGAGTTAGTATCAGTTGTAAACCTTAGTTGACAGTTAGCATCCGCATATTTCCAATAATCATCACCCCACTCCTTGCGAGCAAAGTAATCGAAATACATTAGGAATTCACCAGTAGCTACTGCGCCTGCGAATTGTGAACTGATTGCAAATACTAGATTTACAAACATACCACAGAATGAATCCAAGTTTTTAGGTTTTGCAGATAAACCTCCAATAGGCTGCAAACCTTCCAACAAGAATGGATACATAGTAATAGCCACACAATATGGCATAATACTAGTCTCATCATGTTTATATAGTTCGTGAGATTCTAGCTGACGGATATACTCCTTAGCTAAATCCTCACCATACATCTCTCTAATTTTATCGGTAAGTATAGTACGATTCACCTTAATAATATCACCTTTGAACAATTCACCATTTAAGGTTACTATATTCTTTTCAGTAACATTAGCATTAGAATCATATTTACTACCTGTAGCTGCATTACTAGCTTTAGCATAGTCTCTAATGAATTGTTTCTTGTTAGTTAGAGTTCTAAGCTCAGCTTGTTTCTGCCTGTATAAGATAAATGCTTTAGCAACATTATAATAATCACAAGCCATTAGAGCCTTCTCTATCTGGTCTTGGATTTCCTCTACAGAAATAATATTGTTAAAGTATAATTCATCTTTTACATCACTAAGAATATCCATATCAATAGGTTCATTAACTGCATGGAATGCTTTAGTGATAGCTAAGTCAATCTTACCCCAGTCAAAGGGCTGTACTGTCTTGTTTCGTTTTACTACTAGCATTAATTAATTAAAGTCTAAGATTGTACGTAGTAATAAGGTCTTTTCTGCCTTATTGATGATATCTTTTCCACCATCATTGCTGATTAGCTCAGTAAATGCATTGTAAACCTTAAACATATTGACATCTTCATCTTCCTTAACATAATACTTGGACTTATTGTCCACAAACAACGATTTATAAGCGTCAATGACTTCTTTAGTACCTAGCTTAACCTTGCCATAACCCAAGTCACAGTGTTGAGAGATTGCATTTCTCATCCACTTACCTAAGTTAGATTCAATAGCTGGTACAGTTCTCTCCCATTCTGTTTCATGGAGAGTCTTCAACCATAATTTCAAATCAGATGTTTGTTCCATCAGATTCTTAACTGGCTTGTAGTTTATAGCCTTCTCAGGCTCTAATTCTTGGATATTGATGAAAGAAGGGTCAAATACACATAGATTGGTACAAGCCCTATTAAGACCACCTCTATACATCTTTACTATCGGCTTACGAACATCTAGTCCATATAGGAATCCGATAACTTCATCATGGTTATCCCACGCATATTCATCAGGCATTACTGCCTCAATAAGTACCCTATTATAGGTTACATCATCTGTGTTATATTCACCAGTAATAGTTCTGGTGATTTGGTCAGGGAGTTTAACTTGTACTCTGAAATCAGAAGTAAATTTAGACATAGTTTCCAAGAATGGCTCTACATAAGCCTCAGTTGGAAAATATGCTTTATCTTTGATTCTGGTTGCCTTTCCTTGCAATAACTCGTCTAATGTTATTTCCATATGCAATTTTATTGTAGTGTAATTCTGCCATCTAGCATATTTCCATTTTCATCTACAATAGAATAATCACAAGCAGCTGGTGTGTTACCAAAGTTCTTGTGAATCCATTCAGAACTACCAAATAGAGAGCTTACAGATTTATATGTAAACCTTCTTCCATAGGTAGTAGCAGACTGATGTAAGTCTCCTTTTACAAAGACTACATTGCCTTTAATTCCTTTATTGTCAAGATACTCATTGATAAAGTTTTCTGTCTTAATATCAAGAGTGAGAGGTAAGTTCTTAAACATATCCTTGTTATCCTTGCCATGACACAGGATATATGTTGTGTCATTTAGCTTAAACTCACCAATAAACTTCTCAAATATTGTAGCTTCAATATCCATACTTTGTAAGATATACTGAAGTGCAATATTGGCAGAATATCCGAAATCTCCATCATGGTTAGATTCTCCCACACAGTAATAAGACAGATTATTACAAGGTATCTCTTCCGCAAGAGTAGTCATAAACCCAGTCATTACTTCAATGAAGCATTTGAGTTGCTCCTTATTATTCATGTTCTGAGCTAGTTGATGCCCACCTCTCGTAGTCTGACCATCATATCCGTCCAAAGAATCACCTAGATTACATACAACTACATTATAGAAGTTGCCAAACATTAGAGATTCTTTCTTTATTTGGTCAATTAGCTTCTGAAGTCTACTCTCGACCTCTTCTTGGTTATACTCATTGGCATAAATAGAATATCCAGACACGGATGCTCCAATGTGCATATCAGATAACCAAATAATCAAATCTCTATCCTCTCTACCTGTAGCAGTAGGAGTGAATTTGGGAAGATTTGACACATCAATACCATCAAGTAACCCAGACATATTCTGGAGTTGGTCTTTGAGGTCTTGATTTTCTTTCATATATCTTTTGAGTTGATTCTCGGTTTGTTTAACCTTTTCAACTTCATAGCTTCTTAAGAAGTCATTCTCCTTCTCCCTAAATTGCATTTCTAGCAACTTGTTCTTGTCATTCTCCTCAATAATATGTGGAGCAAATGGGGCTGATGCCTTAGTAATACTAAATGCCCTAAGAATCCTCTTAAAGTCAGCTAAAGAATATTCTGGGAATACTCTTGAAACTTCCCTCTGTGTAATTCCACTACCATAGTTAGAGTACAACCTATATACCAAGTTCATTTCATCTCTACTGAATGAACCTATAATAGGTTGTCTATCTCTTACATAGACAGTGAACGCATACTTAACTATTTTACCTTCCTCATCCCTCTCAATGGAAACCTTAGATGTATCATCAGTATCTAATTCAGCATCACTAAAGACAGCATCATCCTGAAATAAATCAGGAGTTGATTCTTTCTTAGTTGCTCTTATTCTTGGTCTAGCATCTATCTGTCCGAATAAATCCATAATAGTATTATAATCTTCATCGGAGATAGTTCCAGCTTCTTTAGCTTGTTCTACCGCTTTCCTTTTCATACAGAAGTAGCTAGTAGGTAAGCCTATCTTTTCAGAATAGGCATTCATACTGATATTATCTGCAAGTACCGTTTTGAGGTGATTTGTAAGTTTAATAATAGTCTGTTCTTTCATCGTTAGATGTTTAAATTAGATAGCAGTTACGCCTTTAAAAATAATCATCTTGGTAGTCTACAAATCTATTATAAAAAAATAAGGGACTACCTTATTTTCATAAGATAATCCCTTTGATATTTAAAGTTGTAGAAGTCTATTAGGCTTCAACTCCAAAGCAGATGTAAGTTCCTTGTTTAGCACTCTTAGATGGAGTGTACTTAACTTCAAACGCACCAACTTCACCCTCAACCACATCTTTGATGTATTTGCAGAAGATGTCGCCCTTGTAATCTTTCTTGGTGTACAATTCCTTAGCTACTTCCTTAGCCTTGTTCTTTGTCTCGAAGTTAGTGAATAGAATTTCACCAGTTGCAGGATTAATACCTTGATAACCAGTTTTATACTTTCTCTTACCCTTCTCGTTCTTAATATCCTTTACAGTGTAAGGACGCTCACGTGTATCAGCAGAACCTGCTTCAAATGTGATAGAACAGCCAATACCAGCAGCATACTTAGTGTGCTTTGCTAGATATTCAGCACAGAACTCTTTCAACGCTTTCTCAGCGATTGGCTTACCAGCAGTCTTCCATGCCTGAGTTGCATCACGAATAACTTGGAATGGTGCTTCTGCGATTGCTTCTTGTTTTGTGAAACCTTTTACTTCTACTTTCTTAAAATTCATTGCTTGCATAATTCAAAATTGTTAAAACATTATTTCATACGTCTAATCTTGTAACTTTCTATAGTACAAAGATACTACTTTAATTTGGATTGACCAAGTAGTATTAAATAATCTAAAAATTTGAATTATAATCTCTATATTTCCCTTGAGGAAAGTGATACAAAGATACTACATTTTACCTGACTGTGCAACTGCCAACCCTTAAAAAGTGTTAATTGTCAGTTTGAGATAAAATTGCACTAACTGTTGGGTTATTGATTAATGTAGTTAGAGTATCATAACTCTCTTCGTAAAACAAATCCTCTCCATCCCTGGAGGCAATATCTACATTTTGCAAGATTTGTTGAAACCTCCACTGAGGAAACCTCTCTACCAACTTAGATAGAATTTCAATAATCTTCTGATTTGATTCATACCTCATGGAGATTTTATCTCCCCATGAATTTACTTGATTTTCTATCATTAGAATGGTAAATAAGTGTGTAAAATCTCTTTAATCTTGCTGACCATTTCCTTAGAAGACTTCATATCAAATGTTAGGAACTCATCACAGTGCTTCATCATGTCTGTACAAACAACAGACAAACCCCTAATAAATTTTAGGTCGTGCTGAGATACTTCATTATCAATTATCTTCATTATTACCAAATAACAAGTAGCATCGGGATTCTTAACTCGTGCCTGCTTAGTAAGAAAGCATATTAAGGAAATAAGTGCAAACTTACTGCCAATATCACAATTTAAGTTCCCCAAGCTAAAATATTCTTGATAATATTTTTCAAGGTCTTGATACGATGGACTCCATGCTTCCATAAGAAGAATTAGTCATATAGTTCGCAATATGCTACTCGTTGTAGCAAATCTTTAAATTCTAAGAAACCTTTACGAATCTCACCATTAGTAACCCTAAATACTCCAGCTCTAAAATCTGGTACGGTACAAACTAAAAGCATATTCGCCATCAGACTAGATGGTTTCATGTTATATTGCTTTTCTACGTAAGAACGTAGCATCCAAGCATACATAGCCATCTGTCTATTATAATGGTATTTCTTAAATGAATCACCAAAGTCAATCAACCAGTGTCCTGTAGTCTTTAAGTCATTAAGAACTACTTCTCCAGTTTCAGTATCAATGGTGAAATTATCTAGCTTACCTTTGAGTTTAAGGATAACTTCCTTACCCTCATGTTCAGCCTTCACATCCATAAATAGGGCAGCTTCGTTCATGGAGATAGGCTCCTCGAACATTCCCTTAGGATGTAATAGATTTTGCACTTCTTTATTAGCTTCTACCGAAGCCAAACAAAGTTGTAACTTCTCTCTAGATTTGGGGTCAAGATAAATTGGCTCTTTATCTGAGTTCGTATGCTCAGACTCCCAATCTCGTCTATCCCACCAATAATTTATACATTTGTCTCTAACATTCTCAATCTTAGCCTCGTCCATCTTGCCTTTGTAATAATCAATTTTGTCAGATGCAGCTATAATATCCTTATCAGATACAGTACCTTTATTACTAAGGAACACCTTAAATAGTTCATCCGCCATAGCTCCCATCTTAGCAGTGGGTCTATCAACATTATTAATTATTTTAAAGCTTTCAGGTTGCAATACTAATTCATGAACTGCTGAACCAAATACAAGAGAGTCAGAATATTTAGGATGTTTACTTAGTCCCTCTTTATAAATTTGAGGACTTCCGTCTTGGTCTGGATTTATTAAAGCAAGTTTTGAATTGCTTATATAATCAGCCCACTTATCACTAAAATATTCTTCGTCACTCATCTCAATGAGTTGTATAGTGTCAAGAAGTGGTGTCAGTTTAACATTCTTATGCATATTTCTTCATAAACAGATATGAGTCAATTATCTCGTCTTTGTTCAATGAGAATACTTTAAACATAGGAAAGTCAGCTGTCTTCTCTGTGTGGAATAACAGCGCAGGTAAACCAGACTTCTGGCACTTTAACACATTAGATAGTGAATCATCAATAAATATATCCACTCTACCTTTAATCATATCAGCCTTGTTTCCATGCTGATAAATCATTTGATAGACTGGTCTGTCAGGGAATCCATTACGTCTTAACCATTCCTTAGTCCATGCCTTATTGTTTACACGTTTAGTGCAATACAATTCAGGTATGAAGTCAGGTCTGTTCTTAACTTCAAGATTCAACCAAAAATCTCTGTCTTTACTTAAAATCTGCTGTACATTACGTGTTATAATGTGGTCTTCCAACATTTTAGGGTTGTGCTCAGTATCAAAATACTTACAATATGCTCCCCAGAAGTCAGCCAGACAATCGTCTATATCAAGTCCTATTCTCATCTAATATATAAGCTTGTGAGGAAGACTGAAAACGAACTCATAGGGTAGCTTTATCAGTATGTCTGAATTACCCCATTTCGTCCTTGAGTAAGCCTGAAAATTACCAACCTTTTCCTTATCAGTAAATATGGTAAGTCCTCCGTTCTTAATAACCTGAGTATGAACAGACCTTCTAAGATTATCCATACCTAACATAATCCACCCATTGGGTATATTATGTAGTAACCAGTCCGCACAGCCGTAACCCCATCCCCTATCTCCATATTTATTTGCAGCTTCATACCACATAAATTCTCCTAGTCCTTCCTCTTTATACTTGGATTCAACGTATTTCTTAATAGAGGTAATTGGATTAGTAATTATGAAGTCATAATGCCATTTCATATCTTGATATGCTGATGAATGGGTAATTATATGCTTTGGGTACTCAGATTGTAACGCAGACAAGGCAAGTAGTTCGGAATTAATCATTTAGAATTCCTCTATGTCATAAATGTCTCCAATTACTATATCTGCTTGAGTGTTCAGAATCTTGATTAAGTCCTCCCAATCGGAAGGAACATCAATATTCTCGTAATCTTCTATGAAAGCATTAATAAACTTTTGCTGAGCATCGGAGAAGTTCCTTGCACGCACTTTCTCAATCCAGCAATGACTATCCCCACAACAAGGGAGTAGATAAGTTGTCATCGAATGTTATGCTTAATTTTAAGTTTCCTTTTGTCTTCATCTGTGAGTATGGTTTTCCCTCTACCTACGTGCCACACGCTACACTTATAAGCCTGTCTTTTATGAATAGTTTTATCCTGCACATTAATAACCATAGCAGCATGAATAGCTTCTTTCTCTGATTCATATGCAGTCTTATTCCTAAACACTGGTTCTTTAGTTTCTGGATTAATATAGAAGAGTGTTTGATGCTCACCTATATTGTTATTAAACTTCTCCATAACTGGACCAATTTCGACTAGTTTCAGTATAAAGCGTCTATCATCGTCAGTAGCAATAAATAGCTTACTATCCTCCCTAGAGATAGATTGTATTCTATCTGTACTAAACGGAAATAACCCTTTCACATACCCTAATAGTTCCCAATCAATAGGTAGACTCATAGATTAATAGTCATTATGGGATTAAGATTGAAGGAACTTGGAGTAATTTGTACCTTATCCTTAGTAAGAATAACATTCTTACTTAACGATTCAGGTGGATAGAGATGTGTCTTAATCTTAGAAGTTTTCAAGTATTCTACAAAGTGTGCACCAAACGCTGCATTCTTTATATCATGCTCTTGAATTACATCCTCTAAATATTCAAACACACCAGGCTCAATACCCTTATTACTTCTTCCAGAAGGCATTAAAGGTAACAATACATGATAGTAAATACTATCACCATATCTAACCACAGTATCATAGAACTCGTCTACAGACACCTTATCAGATATAATATGATGAATATTTACATTCGTATCACCCCACGTTAATAGCTTATTAATAGCCCTATGTGCTTGAAGTCTTATACTTGGATTACCCAAGCTAACTGCAACTCCACCAACATATTCCTTAGTATAAGCAAGGATTTCTCCTCCCTTAACATTGTCTCTAGCTAAAATAAAACCATTAGTAGTGTAATTAGGAACTACTCCAGTATTAAATACTGTTTCGAGGAACTCACAGAAATCTGGATGCATAGTTGGTTCTCCAGTTGAACCAATAGCTATTTGGAACGGTTTGTTAGTATATGTAATCTCATCTTTAGAGATAGCACCATACATATCCATCCACTTTTTCCAGGTTTCACATATGTTGGGATAATTAACTCCTCCATGTCCTGCTGATACATAACAGAAGTCGCATTCAGCATTACATACGGTATTAATACCAACATCATAAAATTCAGCCATGTTAGGAGGTAATTCTCTAGCTACTCCAGTACCTACTCGAATAGTTTTCAAATTACCCCATATAGCCTTATAATTGTAGTAGGAGAACTCTCTTATTTTAGTTCCCCAGCTTGTCCAATCTTTCATTCATACTCTATTTTATAGTTATCTTTAAAGTGTTTGTCAAGTATTGCTTCTAATCCTGCCCTATAAAAGTCTACAGGTTGCTCACCATAGGGAATCCATAAGGTAATAACACCATCTTCCATATCTAAGGTTGGTTCCATATCAGAATAACCATACGATGATGGAAATAGAGGTTTTAGCAACCCATAGATAGAATCCAAGTCATTTCCAGTAATAGTACAGAATATCTCTGATGAGCTATTAGTAACTACATCTGAGAACGATTGGATATTAATACTTAACAATACGCCCTTCTTCGTCCTTTGGTCTTTCATGGTCAGAAGATATGCACTTAAAATTTTCTACTAAAAACTTATCTACATAACTAAACCCGTAATCAACTCGGACGAATAAACACTCTCTGAGAACGTTCACTGGGAGTTCCCAAACCCAAGCAAGGTATTCTTCCTTAGATTGGAATGGAACACCATACTCATCATGGTCTTCGTACATATAGGACTCCCTACAAAACTCTTTGAAGTCACTTACCTCAATACCACAGCATTCTCCAGAGTAATATTCAGCATCCTCATGTTGTTTATGTATTGCCTCTAATGCCCTTTGTAATGCTTTAGCAGTATAGGAAGTATCAACTACGTAAGTTTCAGAAGAACTATTTGTTATTACGTCAGAGAATGACTGAATTGGAATCAGATAATACTTAGTTGTAGCACGCTTCAACATAGAACAAATCATTTATTTTGTTCAATATAGCTGCATCGGATTTCTTATCACTGTTCTTAGGGATAATAGATACTTGAGTTGTAGGATACCTCCAATCACTGTCGAAGTTACGTGTAAATTCCTCGATAGTTTCTAATACATCACCCACTAAGCCCATCTTAACAAGTTCCTGATATGCTTCGGAATCACTTATATAATGTCCATCCTCATCTTTACGATTTCTAACCTCTTCAATCATACCCCTGTACTCTTCATCAATATCCTCGTTATCAATGCAGCGTTCGAAGTAATCTTCAAGCATGTCACTATAGTCAATACTAACTGTGAACAAATCATCGCAAGACTTGTCTGAACCTCCAATCTTTAAAATTACATTAATAATATCTTTTACTGCATCAACAGTATATTGTGTGGCTTCTTGATACACTTCCATACTACTGTTGGTTACTACGTCATTTAAAGATTGTAGTCTAAATTTCATCCTAAATGTATATTCCAACCATTGAATAAACTATTAATCTTGTCCCAAGTATCATAAGGGATACTGTTATCATCGTTACTTACAACCAATACCTTACCATCCAGCCTTCTCACATCCTCAGCCTTACTAATTTCCCATACTGTAGGTTTAGGTCCATCATAGCTCTTTAAGAATTCCTTAGAGATATCCCAGAGAGCATTCTTAAACCAATAACTATGTCTGTGTAGAGTCTTCCAATCAATGCAATCTACAGCATCATCTTCTTCCTCTGCAAGAACTCGGTTAATGTCATAATTGACTTTATCCCAGTTATTGTTCAAGTACTCAATAAAGGCATCATGAATAGGCTCCTTATAGTCACAGCTATAGCCACGGGCTATCATACCATTTCCATAATCATGGACTTCGAATGGTTCAAATAAAAAGTTCATTCTAACTTCAAGAACATCCTCCTCGTCTTCTGGGTCTTTAAGCCAACCATTAGCTATTTCAAATATAGTTCCAGGATAGCTCCAACCCTCTTCTATTTCACCACTACGAAGCTTTTTACGCCATTCACGATAATCCTTTAACGAAAAAACCTCTGGATAAGCAAACCCAGAGGTAAATCCTTTGAGGATGTCATTGACTTCCTCGCATGTCTTTCCAGTATCCAAGATAAATACCTCAGAAGAGCTATTAGTAATTAGGTCACTAATAGATTGTACTGGTATTGCTAATATGTTCATATCTAATTCTTTCTTATTAAATCATAAAAGAACTCTTTGGACATCATAACATACTGTCCATCAGAAGCCATATTGACTTCTTTATCAATTTGTTTATTCCAGACAATCACCAATGGTCTATCCTTACGAGGACATGACTTAATGATTTCCGAAATCGAAGGAGTGTTCTTAGTGCATTTACATTGTACATAACATGGAAGATGGTCTATAGTTTCTGCTATATCAATTTTATCATTATCCAAGTTCTTGGATTCTGACCTAGCTGATTTAAGCCCAGCATATCCTAGTTCTGTAAGCTCCTTAATAATCTTCAACTCATAATTGTTTCCCTTACGTCTGGCATATGCACCATTACGTTTCTTCTTCGGCTTTTCTGCTACTTCTTCTGGCATATTCTATCAATTCTAAAGTTTTCTCTCGTCCATACATCTTATGAAAGTCTGATATATCTTTGGCTCCATAACTACGAGGAATCCACATACACTCTACATCAAATGACTTTCTAATCTTATTCATATTATGAAGACCAGTTAAATCATTGTCATAGAATACAATAATCCTCTTAAATCTACTCTTCAATTTAGAGAATTGACTTTCAGTTAGGAATAGATTCTCAGAATTTGGAGCTATGGCTGTTATTCCGAGAGAATACAGTGTCATTACATCCTTTAGACTCTTAGTTATTACTAAGACATCATCTTCTTTAGGAAGTTGTTTAGCACCCTGCAATAGAAAAGACTTCCAATTAGATAGAAATCTTAGCTCGTGCTTCTTATTAAAAGGAAAGTAGATTCTCCACAGTTCTGTTTCGTTCTCATTCTTACCTCTATAATATCCAAATATTGGACAACTCTTAGATGATGTTGTAAAGAAATTACCATTTAGAAATACGGTCTTACAAGAGAAGACCCTGAATTTCTTCAGAATCTTCTCTGTAATACCAAATTGCATCCACCATTCAAGTTCCTCTTTAGAGAACTCTTGAATTTCTACCTGTATATTAGCCTCCTTGCACTCCTTGAGTTCATTAGTACTAATAGTAACAGGTTTGGGATTCTTTTTAAGTTTAGGATGTTTAATGTAACCGAAGTCATTGGCAATCATTCTTAGTGCCTTATAATAGGTTAAGCCATATTTGTACATGACTACACTAATAAAGTTGCCATAAAATGCACCACTAAAATCCTTCAGAACAATATCTCCACTCTTGTTCCTATAAAAAGAACAGGTGGGATTATTGTCTGCTCTCAAAGGCGACTTAAACAAACCCTTTTTAACAGGTATGCCTAAGTAATATTCGAGATATGTTTCTTGAGATGCTCTGTCTAATAAATATTGCTTAGTAATCATAGGTTCAAATTCAAGTTTCATATTAATTCATATGTTTGTATTAGAACCACAAAGTTACTAATTATACTTCAAAATCAAGGTCTTCGTTACCTGCTGCTGCATCGTCAGTAGCATCTACATTATCTTGTACTTCTGTAGGTTTAGCATTCTTCTGCTCATTCATCTTCTTAACTTCATAGTCAGAGAAAGCTACTGTTTCTCCCAACCAGTTGTTAGAGATATAAGCTTCACCTTCCTTGTTAATGCTAACAAAGCTAGGTAGAGATGCATAACCCTTGCTATTACCGATTAACTTCAATCTAGTGTGCTTGTTAAGAGACTTAGCCAAAGCCTTATTCATGATTTCAACCAATTTCTCAAAGTCTTCTGGCAATGAAAGTCCAGTTGCAGCCTTAGAGAATTTCTCCATCATTTCAGGAGCTAGGTTGGTCATTACGTGAGCAATAGTGAACTGAAGTTGTTCCAAAGCAGAAGGAAGCTCCCACTTCTTGCCACCAGTTTCACCAGTAACACGTTCTGCACCATTGTCACCAGGACAGAAGATAAGTGGTTCGAAGATACCTTCGTCGCCAGAGAACTTAATCTTCATAGCTTTCCATACGTTACCTTCCTTATTTGTCCCTTTAGACAACTCGATGCCCTTGAATACTACATCATAGATACCCCAAGCTTTCAGTCTTACTACTGCTGTGCCTTTAACGTTATTTAGATTGAATGTCATTCCTGCCATAATATATAAAAATTAAATTTCAAATGATAAGTCATCTATCTCATATGCTTCATCATTATCTAGGGTAGTGTCCAATGGTAAATCTTCCACTGGGTTTTCATCTTCTTTAATCTTTATATTCTTATCTTCTGTTACAGGCTCTTCAGACCTATCCTTGTTGCCAATTAACACAAACAAGCCTTCATGTCCCTTCCACGGAGTTACAGTAAATGTATCTCCATATTTGGACAATAAATCGTTTGCATTACCTCTACAACTTACTGTGAGGCTCTTAGTTAATTTGTTACCAGATTTGGTCTTCCAGGCAGTGTCAGTTCCTATAATTGGGAACATTAATCCGCCCTTCTCAATAGGTTGATATTTAATATCCAACCTGTTCTCCCATTCTACACCCATTAAGGATGCAGCTGCCCTATTAAGGACATATTTGTTAGATTCTAAGGTAATCTGAGGTTCAGCAGACTCCTCTGCTTCCTCAGCCTTAGTAGATGTTTTCTGAGCTTTCTCTTTGACCTGCTCCTGCTTTAGAAGTACACACTCCTTTGTATCAGGATTATAGTCAAAGGTAATCATCATTTTTATAATCATTCCTCGTCGTTGTTATAAGCATCAATTACCTTTATAATCTCGTTCAAATCATTGTCAATTAACAATTCATCGAACATACCCATTGGAGTCTTTGCTACACACTCCCCATCGGTATTAGTAAGGAATTTATACTCCATTCTGCCAGAATCACCTTCCTGCACCTTAGTAAAGAATACATAGGTGAATAGACCTTCCAGAGTAACCTTTTCTGCCAATAACTTACCAATAGTCTTGATTGAATATTTAGGATTCATAGCATCACCGACATTCTCACTGTGAGTTAAGAATATCATCTTGCAATCATCCCTCATAGATTCTGAATACCTAAGCACTTCCATAGCGTGCTGAGCCAACTCAGTAAACTTAGTGTAACCAACTTCAGTAGCTCTATCTACAAACTCATAGCTCAACATATATTGCCAATCGTCAATAATGACTTGCTTAATGTGAGGCATCTTTAGATTAACAATCTTCAAGATGTTTATGATTTTGTCATATTTAGAGCTTACATAATAGTTACCCACCCATTCAGAACCTTCTTTCTTTATCTCTTTATACTTCTTCTTATACCCTTTAAAAGGTAAAGGCTTACCAGTAGTGGAAATCAAGAAAGTTTCTTCTGGGTTCAAATTTCTTAAACAGGTACTTTTACCAGTACCACTTTCACCAACAATCGCAATAGTTTCTGCTGCCATTTACTATAGAACTAAAGTCATTTTCTTACTAGAATCTTGTTGTTCTTCAATCTCTTGGCATGAATCTTCTAATGAGTCAGAAAGTACCCAATCAGGGGTGCTATACTTCTCATAGTTTGTAATCTTGGTTGCAATTGGAAGCTCTCTAAACAAGCCAGTTTTACCATAGAATCCAAGACCTACAGCAATATCAGCTGCGCCCCATCTATTCTTTAATACTACTGCGCTTCTAAAGTTCTCCCCAATTTGTTTTATGTCATATCCTCTATATGTGGACATCTTCTCCCTAAATGGATAAAACAGTGCCATCACTATATTGGCATCCTCTGCTGGATTACCAGTTCCTTTTAAATCATCCAACTGGAGTTCCTGGAAGTTCAACTTCCTTCTCTCTACATTGGAGGAACCTCTATTCACCTGCATTACCACTACAGGACTAATCTTACATTTATTTCTAAACGAAACCAATGAAGAAGACATAGCATCCATTTCATCCTTCTTGGTGTTACCAATGGAAGGTCTAGCCAAACCAATATGGTCTAATACTGCAAGAATGATGTGATTAGGTCTAAACAGAGTATATTTATCACCTTCAAACTTACCAAATTGTTTAAGAGTTTCCATAAGGAACTCTACCATTCTTTGGTTGTTTAATGGTTTATCATATATAATCATGTGAGACTCAATCTTATCAAGCATCTCTAAGGATTGACATACTAATTCATAGTCCATATCGGACAGAGTGGTATCCTTACTTCTAGAAAGTAATTCTTTAAAGGATAATTCAACTCCAAATGTTTCATATATATAAATAGATAGAAGTTTGCCAAGCAGTTGCTCAGCAGTCATTTCCAAACTGAAATATATAATATGGAAATCTGGATTGTCAATATTTTCCATTAAAGGCTTATAGATAAAGGAATGTAATGCAAACGAAGTCTTACCTGAGCCAGTACCTCCAGCTATCAGATAATATGTCTCCTGTGCTATTCCATCTACAAATCTCTCTAGTTTTGGGAGTCCCATTGATAAGGCATGGTTTTCTCCCCTTCTACCTCTATCAATTAACTCTTTTAAATTCTTAGTTATTAATCCCATTAAATACTCTTGATAGTATCAAACCGCATAATACCATCTCCGTTCTTGAGTTCAGCAATATTCTGCCATATCTTACTTATCATAAAATCAGCGATGTTCATGTTAAGTAGATTACAGTTATTATCCTTTGCCCATCTGATAAGCTCAAGAACTTCATTGTGTTTATCTTGCTTCCAGCCTATAGATTTACCATAAGCATAATAGAACTCCTCCTCTGTACTAAATTTCTTAGCCCAGTTATTGAGGGGAACCTCTACACCATTAATAACCCCATTATGGGGGTAGGTCATTAGGAACTCTGCTCCCAAATCTCCACTAAATTTCCTATAGTTATTAAGGAAATTCTGATTGAATACGACACATTCAGGGTCAAACTTCTGACCCTTATCGGGAACTTTATATGATTTGGTGATAATTCCCTTAGCTTGAAGACTTAGCAATAAGTCTCGAAGGTCTGTTCTAGTTACAGGCATAGTAAAATACTTAACTAGATATTCTTTATGCCCTTCTTCTATACTAGCTAGAAATAATAAATCAATTAGTAAAACTTCTTCTGCTGTAAGTCTATACTTCTCCATCATTACTAACTGATTATCTACTGTTAAACTTAGTTTTTCCAATTAAATAAATCATTAGCCAATAACTAACAATCTACTAACTGTAAAGTGTTTATTCTGATTTCTCAGCGTTGTCAATTACATACGGGTCTAAGAACTCTTCTTCTAACATAAGTCTTCTCTCCTCCATCTGAGATATACGAATTTTCTCACAAGTAAGTGCTCGGAGACATATTGTTATATCTGTCCATGAATTTGTTAAGAATAATGAGTTCTAACATTCTTTCTGTCGTCATCTTGTTACCGTGTTAAGAGTACAAAGATACTAAAAATCTCTTAAATTACCAAATGAATCTTATGTAAACTTTAAACTGCGTAATAACCTATCACAATCAATAGGTTTACCTTGATAGCTTACACTTAGAGCTTTGAAACTTATCTCTGTCGCAAACAACTCCAATAGATGTAGAAATTGCACAGCATCTACTTTTGTTGTTGTAATTTTGTCAGAGAAGTCACAATAAGTTACTTCAAACATTAGAATCTAAATATCATTTTAGTTTGCTTTTTCTTCTTAGGATTAAATGGTCTTCCTTGAAGAACATCTATAAGATTTTCCTCACTTATTGGAATATATCTTCCAGAATTGGTAGACTTTCTAAACCATTCTTCCTCTACAGTTCCCTTAAGAACTAAAGTAAATACTTCAGCAACCTTTCCCTCCTTTTGTCGGATAACTCGACCCACTCTCTGTTTCTTAGTAGTGGAACTACTATTGAAGCCTAATATAACTGAAACACTAATGTCAGGACAGTTAAAACCCTCATTCAACTTCATAACAGTGTTTAGTACTCCACCATCCTGCTGCACAAACTCTTGTAAACTCATTCTCCCTTTCTTGGCAGAATCTTTACCAGAATACACAGCACCATACTTAATTTTCTCTGCCATAGCTATAGTAGCACTAAAAGTTATACACTTCTTGTCCTGTCTATTCTCTAGGATTAAGTTGGTAAGTTCAATTTTCTTAGGATGATTATATATGTATTTCTTACGAGCCTGTAAGGTTCTACTAAATCCCATAGCATGAACTAAAATCTGCTTGTTAACAGTTTTAAAGTCTTCACTCTGGTCTTCTTTACATCTTTCCTTAGCTAACTCTGCTCTTCGCTTCCAGTCAGTTGCACACTTCATGGCAAGGTTAAAGTCATAGTTAAAGAAGGAGAAATGTTCATAGAACTCTTTATTGACCTCTTTATAGACATCAATATCTTCTGGCTCAATAAGCACCTCATATTCTCGGTAATCAGCGAGCCATTTATTCTCTATGGCTTCCTCTACAGAAATGGTATCCACAATCGGACACTTCTTGCTTATAATTTCATCTTTACCATCCAATCTCTCAAAGGTCGCAGTTAACCCCAAGATTACTGTATATTGGACGTTTTTAAATATGTTCAGCAGTGTAGGTGCTCCCACTTTATGAATTTCATCTATAACTAATAGAGTACAGCTGTACTTGTTAGTAGATGTATCATTCATGGTCTTAACTGAACACTGTTGGAATAAGTTCCAATCAATTAGTTCTTGATTCCATTGCCTTTGAATAGGTTCACTGGGTACAACTACAATAACAGATTTAGTTGGATTCTTCTTTAGAAACCTACTAATAGCCATTAGTCCACCTCTAGTTTTACCTACTCCAGTTGCCCAATTAAGTGTCCCACACAACTTGTTATCTATCCATCGTTGAACACCTTGTTCTTGGCGTTCTGTTCTACTTAGATTTCCAAACAAGTCTGCCATATACTATCAATTTTACCCTTGAATTTACTCTATAATTCTATTGATAGCTATGTAAACAAAACCCCTATAATAAGTGAATAAAACTCAGGAGTATAAATGTAGAACCAATGTAGATGGGTATAGATGTTAAAGAGTAAATCCTTTAGCATCACAAACCATTTTGATTTGGTTCTTACGGGTTTCCCACTGATTGATGTGGAATTTAACCTCATCTTCCAAAGAGAACAGAATTCTGTTTCTCAATGTTTCCAGTTGAGCAGTAGTAAGTTCAGAGTATTTCTTACTCTTAAGGTTTACCATTGCACGAAGTTGAGTGAATGACAAACCCTTCGGCGTCATATACAGATTTGCAGTAGGATTCAAGCCAAGGCGTTCTCTTGCTACCTCAGCCTTTTCACGATATTCTCCATTAGGAGTTTTCTCGGTCAGGTCTTTAGATTCCTGCTGCGTAAACCATAGACCTTGTTTTAAGATAAATGTTAATGTTATGTGCTGCTTGTTAAATTTACCCAACTTATCAAGACAGCCTTCGAGGACAACGTCAATAGGAAGTCTCGCGAACTCCGCAGGACAGTCCCCAACCAAAGCCTCAGAGATGAATGTTTCCTTGGTATCAATACCTTTGTTGTTATCAAGGAACACTCTCAGCGAAGGCAGGAATGTAAATCTTGGAATACCTCTATCTTGCTCTAACCAGCGAAGGAATAATTCAGTATTACATCTTTCTCTTTGGTCTTTAATAATGTCCAACAGAACATAGCGACCTGGATATTCTTTGCTGTCATTATACAGCATAGATTCACAATGGTTATAGAACGTTCTTAGTTCTTTCTCAGAACAATCAACAAGTTTCTTTTCTTCTTGTACGAGTTGTCCATTTACTTCAACCTTGCGACCTTTCCACACGAAAGTGTTAATGTCATTATTCTTCTTAGCAATAGCGGCAGCCAATTTTTCCTTCATCATATTGTTATTCTATATTAAGTCTTTGTCATATAAAATAATCTCTTTGTTCGTTCATCTATCTATTTCACAATATTAAATCTGATTCCGCTGGTTTCTCATAAACAAAGTCTATAAAATAAACTCCAGTAAAGCGGTAAGGAACTTTCTGACCAGATTCTCTGTCATACCAAGTATCCTCACCAGCTATTACTTCATTGTACTTTAAAAACCCCACATCACCTATCTTGAGAACTGGAGATTCCCACCTAGGTAATCGAGTTATCATTTCATAAGCCCCATTAGCTAAATTCTGGAAGACATAGATTATATAACCACCCACATCTTCTCGTAAGGTTATCAACTTGGCATGGATTGTTTCCATTTAATTCAGATACATCACTCCTACTCGTTCATCGTAAGGAATGTTATCAGTAGCAGTTTCTACAGCTAACCATTCACATTCTTCAAGCGGATAGCCATAGCATCCATCTCAGAAATTTCCTGTGCATAGAGTTCTGCCTCCAATAGTGATTCGAAGTTTCCTGATAATCTATCCTCCCCTTACGTCCAGAGTAGATGTTACACTCTATCATAATGATTGAGATTTTAATAATTAATCTTCCTTATCTTTATATTTCCTACAACCGTATTTGGCATAATCACAAGTTTTCGTCTCTTGACCTCCGAAACAGGGGTACTTAGCACAATCCTTGCAGGTACGCTCTGGATGCTGATATCTAACTCCATCCTTGTCTTTATCGAAGGAACTACTTAGTTGCTTTGCCATTGAAATACCTTGAGTCCAGTATGAACTCCAGACCCTATTTAGCTATACCAGATAATATGATTACATTAACCTCTTAAATGGAATTATGATTTTTTCTTCCACCCACTGTGCAAAGTTCTTATTGTTACAGCCGAGTGCAAACATAACCACATAAATAGCTATCTTTGGTACTCCAAACACTGACAATAGAACACACACAATAACAGCAGCTACCAGGTTCTTACCTTTAAAAATGTCTGTGAAATTCATACTTGTCTTTTTAACAGTTTTACAATCTTGTTCGATATCCAATCTAAGTTCACTATTGCGTTCAGTATCAGTAATACCAGTAGAAGGTCTGGGATAACAAATAAAAAATGTATAACAACTATGAACAATAAAACCATTGCTCCTACGGTATACTTCACTTCAGTAATAGTGTTATTAGAAGGACCACACTAACAGTAACGCCACCAACTGTTAACCCTTTGTAGAGTTTCTTCTTGGATTCAAGTTTATTAATCTCTCTAAGTTGATTCTGCATTACCTGCTCAGAAGCCTGTGCATGAAGCATAAGTCTGTTTATCTGTGCATTCTTAACAGAGTCATTACGCTCATAAGAGTTAATCAAACTTTCATAAGATGTTATTTGCTTTTTAAGCTCTGGAATTTCCAGTTTAAACTTCTTATGTTCCAAGAATATTAAGTTAGTTGCCTTTAGCTGTTGAGGTGTAATTACTACTAATGAATCATTTACCAACTTCGGATAGGTATTCTGTGAAGAACACCACATCGTCGGCAATAGACTGATTAGTAATATCAGTAAGCTCTTTTTCATACCAATGTTCAATTACATCAACTTTAACTTTAGAGGAATCTATTACATTATGTAAAGAATCTCTCTGAAGTTTGAGCAAACTTATTTCACTATTTAGAGAGTCAATATGATTAACTAACTCATTATAGTCAGGTATTGGTTCCTTAGTTGGAGTTAACCACGTCCAGATTAGCACTCCTACTAAGCATAGGATTACTAACCACAGTAAATTCTTACTCACCGAGTACGTAGTTTACTGCTTCAGCCATGTTTTCCATCTCCTCATCAGTTGCATCTGTGAGGTAGTTGAATGTAGTTTTGGCTTCTCCTTCAAGAGAGTCAATATAGCTCTCAATTCTTGTGCTTCTGCGATACTTCTCAGCATCCCTATCATATCCAGCTAGATAACGACCAGGATTAACCTTGAAATATTCAGCTTCCTGCTGAAGTAATGCTTTTACCATTGTTTCGTTAATCAATCCAGCATCTACAGCATACAGTGCGTGATTACGATATTTCGTAGCTTTACCTTCGGCAATAGTCTTGCCAAGAGTTTCATTAAACTCATCATCGGGACGACATACAGATACTCCGATAGATAACACTTTCATGTCATTATCAATAATATCTCCATCTTCCTCAATGTAAACTTCTGGTTCACCATGAATGCTAACAGCAGCCATTACGAATTGGCGTTCTTCACCAGTAAAGTCTTTGAAACTGTCTACGATATATTCTACCTTTTTCATATTAAAATGTAAATTATAAGATAATTTTTAGGCTAATCTTTGTAGTTCTAAACAATCTTATGCTTTACGAGATGGCTGTAAGCTATCGGGGTTACGATAGAAAGCTAGGATAGTGGATTGCTTACGCAACCATGAGCCTTCTTCTTTAGCCATATCCAGAATAGTCCTACTAATAGACTCTTCTTCTACTTGCTCTTTAACAAGTCTACCTTCCTCTCCATTCAACCACTGGAATGTAGCCCAATCGCCCTCTTTCTGAGCCTGGTCTACAATCTTATTGATACTCATAGTAGTTTCAATCTCCCTATCAACAGTAGCAGCAAAAGGCATAACTCTATCAGTTATGTTCACTTTGATAGCTGGAACTGGTGGATATTGGAACAGAGCATCATTAGTAGTCAAATACTTATAAATCCACTCATGGTGAAGGTATTCCTCAGCTGCCCTACCGAGCCAGTAGGTAGCCAATTTGGGTAATCCCTCTACATCAAAGTAATTAGCAAAGGTTCTATACAGACTATGGTTAGCCAGCTCAGCTGATAGTTGCTTTACCAGCATTTCAACCATTACACTTGATAAGGTACACTTACGTCTACTCTCATCAATGTTCTTCTCTGTATATTGCATAGTAGGCATTGCATCCACTGTCTGAACACCTTGCTTAGTCTCTTTTTGTTCTGGATTTCCTTGTGCGTCTAGTACTCTCATCAGTAACTAATTTAAAGTTGTTTTGCATCAAGTAATCTAGAGGTGCCGATAGCCAAGTAATAAACTTAACTAACCTGTAATCTTCCACCTTTTTACTAATAGTTTCCTTCTTAATAGTTAAAGGCGTATCAGCTGCATAAAACTGACTTCCTACACACTCTGCCCTATCTTTCCATATCTTATATAGAGATACTTCATATAGGAACTTAGGATATTCAGTCAGCTTATACTGCTTGTTTGAGTAGACGTTCTGGGTCGATTTCTTTGCCATTCCAGAATGCTCTCACTATAGAGCTACGTTCGCTCTTGTACTTACTCAACAGATAAGGTATATCTGTTTCTGGGCAGTCGTGACGATAAGTAGTCTTATCAAGTCCCTTTACATGGACAATAAGACGACCTGTAAATCGTGATGTTCTCGTAGGAGGTGCCCAACGTGTGTCAGGAGCTGGGAAACGACGCTGCTTTTTCCAAGCCCTACGTTCTTTCTCAGTCTTAGTCCATACAGATGGGTCACGAGGTTTTACATGTGGATTACGAATACCCAATGCTACCATTTCGGCATCATTGTTTACATCAACTCTCAAATCCTCTTCCTTCTTCTTTTTCTCTTCTTTCTTCATTTTATTTGATGAATTAGAGTTACACATTCTTATAATTTAATTACGCTACCACAAATAGTACACTTGTAGACTTTGTTCTCTGCATCATACAGAGTGTGAGTTGTTGGCAAACCACACCTGCCACAATCCAGAACTCTAACTGATTGTACGCGTCTTGTCCCCTTCTTAGGAGATTTCTTAATCGAAGTCATAGTTATGATTTTATAGATTTAGCTAGTTTAGAGTCAGCTACCATCTTCTCAACTTCAGAAGAATTGAGCAGCTCTTCCAATCTCTTTACTTCCGCTTTATAATCTTGTACATACTCTTGAAGAGTACCAACTTCTCTTTTGCAAGATATTCTGTGATGAATTACCTTTCTGATACAAGTAGCTAAAGGCATACCAAATCCTGCGTCTTTAAACTCCTGACGCTCAGGTTTACCTTTTGGTCTTACTGTATAGAGCAGTTCTAAATCCCAGAAATAATCACTTGCTCCAGATGTCATTCTAAAATCAGCTTCCTCGATAACCATATTTACTTTACAGGTTAAATTGTTTCATGTCCATATGGGCATAGTGTACATCTCTGAGAGTGTCTTTCTTGTACTCTAAATACTCCCTTGCACTCATAGGTTCATTAGGTTTAGTTAACCGACAACATTCCCAATCTATTACCGCTTCTTCATAATTACATTCATGAGCGGCTTTATGGTTTTGGATATGATGTTTGTTAATAGCTCTGTGTATTTTCTTGATTCTCTTAGTGCCTAACCAAGGGATAATAATATACATAAGAACTTTATCTAAATCATGAAACTTATACTTATAATAGCCAATATACTTCTTCTCAGTTTTGAGGAAGGCAATATAATGTCTAAGAGTATATGTTTCCATGAATCTATAATATTACTTATAATCATTGCAAGTTGTTCATTTCGACTACAATGTCGTTGTTTACTTTCTTAATAGCCTGACTGAAATTGTTCATTTTATCTTTCATCTTAGCCTTTAAAGATTGAATAGATGTTTTCAGGTTATTAATCTCAGAGTTTAGTATAGACTCCTTCTGTTGAAATTCCTTTTTCATCTCAACTCTAAATTTGAGATGGTCAGGAAGAATTGAATAAAGGGAAATAAAGCTCTCTAAAACCTTTAATAACTCTTTATACTTTACAACTTTAGTAGTCTTATCTATCACGAGTACATATGAATCACAATCGTTGCCTGGTAAAACATTGATATACTTATCAGAGATAGTATTCTGCCTTCCTAGATGGTCACCCAGTCTAACTGTAATTGGAAATCCACTCAACTGAAAATATTCAGAATTGGTATCTCCAACTTGTTCTACTTGGATAAATTCCTTCTTCTCAAGCCATGCCTTAACTTTACTTAGTCCTTTCACTTATTGACTTGTTCAGTTACTTTACCATACATCTACAAAAAATAAGGGTCAACCCATCTACTAATGTAGACAGAATTGACCCCTATAACTATTGTATGGAGTCGTTGGGAGCCAGAGACTCCAAATATCGGTTGACAGCTTTCATTGCATTGTCAGGTATCTTCTGCACTTCTTCACTATGATTTACATAATGTAAAGTTGCACCTACGCCAAATATGGCATAGCATTGGTTAGTTGAAGGAGTAAGTACACATAACACCGCTGCTATTGCAGTAGGTATTACAAAGTGTTTCCTCTTTACACCAGACTTCTTTACCCCTTTAGCCACGCAAGTTCTAGTGCCGCAAACATCGCACTGTGAACTACATACTGACATGAAGAATAAGATAGCTGATACAATTAAACCAACAATTGAAAGAACCATTAACAATGTATGAACTGAGTCAGCGATACTACATAAGTATAATACCCAATATTCCATACTATTTGAAAATTTTGCTTATTTGATACATCAACTCTCTAGCAACCGTAACGACGGAAGTTCCAGCTAAAATCAAACCCCAAGTCTCCATAGAGAGAGGTTCGGTTCTGAACATAGCACCACCATATTGTACGATTAAGAATTGACCAACGAGAATAACTAAAGCAATTCCAGCAAACGCAGGATTCTTTAGCAAGCCATCAAAGATACTTCTTCTTTGTCCGAACACTCTAGCATTAAACAGATTCCACCATTGTAGCAATACGAATATCGTAAAGAACTCTGTTAGAGATACTGCTTTAGTATAGAGCAAAGTGACTAAGAATATGAAGAATATAATACCAACTCCAAAGATTTCACACCACATTGGTTTAGTGATAATGAATGCTTTAGGACTTCTTGGTTTATCCTTCATAACTGCATCGTTAGCTGGTTCAGTTGCTAAAGCCAATGCAGCGAATGTATCCATGATTAAATTAACCCACAACATCTGTGTAACAGTGAAGGGCAGGTCTATACCAATGAACGGACCAATACAAGCTATAAGAATAGCTACAACATTGATTGTTAATTGGAACAGAATGAAGTGCTGTATATTCTTGTACAGACTTCTTCCCCACTTAACACCTAAGATGATAGATGGGAATGAATTGTCGAGTAGGATAATATCTGCAGCTTCTTTGGCTACGTCCGTACCATTATTCATGGCTATACCTACTTCGGCATGATTTAAAGCTGGGGCATCATTAGTGCCATCACCAGTCATTGCAACAACCTCTCCTATGCTCTGATACATTTTAACCAGAGTTTGTTTATCCTCTGGTTTAGTACGAGCATATACATCAGTATTATTCAAGGTAGTAATTGACATTCTGTCTCCTACTCCTAATAAAGCTCTTGGGTTGTCACTTAGTCCTGCCTGCCTAGCTATCTCCGTAGCTGTGGCTGGATTATCACCAGTGATAATTTTAACTGTAATACCAGCTTCTTTTGCAGCTTTAACTGCATCAGGAACGTCCTTACGGATTGGGTCTTCAATAGCCATGAAGCCATTATAAGTGAAGCCATTCAATTTCTGAGCATCCTCTAAGGTCATAGATTCTTTATAAGCAAAGCCTATAACTCTACGTCCTTTGTTCTGCTCCGAAACACAACTTGGTAAGCCACCTTCTACTGTTTCATTACACATAGTAAGAACAACTTCGGGAGCACCTTTTACCAACGAAATAAAGGCATCACCTTGTTTAACAATGGACATCATAAACTTAGTCTTACTTGAGAAGTCCATTCTGAACACAGGAGTATTATCTCTCCTTATATCATCAAGTAAGTCCCCAGCATCCATATACTTAATTATAGCACCCTCTGTAGGATTACCAACGGTCTTATCACCATCTACATATGCAGTAGAATTGGCAAGAGCATTGATAGTAATATATGCCCTATTAGGCATTACCTCATTTACAACCTTCATCTTATTCTCTGTTAGAGTGCCCGTTTTATCGGTAAGAATAAGAGTAGTCGCTCCTAAGGTTTCACAAGCGTGCATCTTCCTGACCAAGTTATTTGCCTTAGACATACGTTTCATTGAATACGCAAGGGCTAATGTTACAGCCATAGGCAATCCTTCTGGCACAGCTACAACTATTAGTGCAACTGCAATCATTAAGAAGGATAATAGGTCATTAGTAATCTGCATCCAGTCTTGTCCTACATAAGCTTGTTCTATAAAGAAGTACCTTACTAATAAAGCAAGAATAAGGAATCCAGCAGCACCAAATGCAATCTTATTGATTAAATCAGCAAGACCATTGAGCTGCTTGTTTAGAGGAGTCTCTGTGTCAGTAATTTCAGCAGCTTTACGTGCTGTCTGTCCAAATGCCGTATTATCTCCAACTGCATTGACTACACCTACTACGGAACCTTCTTCAACGATAGTTCCTTTTAGTAATAGCCAAGAGGGATAAGTGGCATTTAATTCACCTTCCTCTTTAGGTTGCTTAGTAACAGCCTTAGATTCTCCAGTTAGAACAGACTCATTAACCTTTAAGTTATGAGATTCGTAGGCTGTAATATCAGCAGGAATTTCTTCTCCAGCTTCTAACAGCACTACATCATCAACAACTAGGTCTTTTCGAGCTACTTGGGTTACTATCCCATTTCTCCTTACCTTGACAAGTGTATCATCAGAACTTGAAGTAAGCACATCGAATTTCTTAGATGCACTATACTCATTTAAGAATCCTATGGTTACAGCTAATAAGATAGCAGCTATAATACCAATAGGTTCTAAATATTCCGATTTAATAACCCCCAGCACCAATGCAATAATTGCAGCGACACTCAATATTTGAATTAGGGGGTCTTTGAACTTCTCAAGGAAAAGTATGTACCAAGGGTCTCTTTTAGGTGGAGTTAACACATTAGAGCCATGACAATCTCTACTATGATTAACCTCAGCATCTGTCAAGCCCTTTAACAATTCTATATTCATCTTTTAAGTTATTAAAAGGTGGACAAGATGCCCACCAGTGTAGTTTTTACTCTTCGTCTTCTTCGAAGTAATCAGGGAATGCTTCAATAAGGATAACGGGAACGTTATGTCCTTCTTCACTTCCCCACTCGGCGATGCTTTCCAGCAGTTCATCTTCAGCGTCGTCAATATCATCATCTTCATTGATTTTGTCAATGAGATATTGAGCCTCTTCATCACTGATTTCACCGTCAGCCAACAGCCAAGCCATTACAGCTTCAGCAAAGAATGCATCAAACTCAGAAGTAGTATCACCTTCTTGAGAGTCTTTCTTCTCCCACAGCATTTCAACTTCTTCCTTTGTCACTACACCATCCGCCATAATTTCTTCGCGGAGTTCTTCTACATTTACTTTACACATAATTGTAAGTTTTAATAATTAAATAAGATTGGGTAATACCCTTTCGATTTCACCTATAGATTGCCAAGAGCCAGTGTTACCAAGAGCCTTGAACTTCCACTCACCGTCCTTACGATAAGCATAGCCTAGAACAATAGCTTCACGACCAATGAATGTAGTTTCAGGGTCTTTACTATCATTGTCCAAGTTATACTTAGCCAATACGTTAGGATTGGAGTTTGGACGGGTTACAGGACGTCCGTCAGTTGTCGTATAGATTCTCAATCCCATATAAGGAATCTTATCGAATCTTTGGTGACGATATGAGTTGAGGATAAATGCAACGTACTCAACTTCAGGTCTGATTCTATCCAGTTCTACTGAAATAGTTTCATTATCCATTCCGTCGTCTCCGTTAGTATCACCTACTAAATCATCACCAGAGTGATGGATTGCTCTGTCACTAGAGTCTTTATGACCAAAGTAAACAGTTTCAAGCTTACGCTTGTTAGCATCCATAAGAACCACAGAAGCATCAAGGTCAACAGCCTCAGTACCTCCACCAAAACCTAAGAAGCCACCAGATTTGATAGCTCCCCAGTTTGCTCCAAAGAATACTTTAGATAACTTGTTACCGTTATCATCCTTAGACAGATTAACTCTGCCTCCCTTAGATAAGTTTATCATAGCTTACAGATTGTTTGGACCTGCGTTGATACCATAACTGGACAGAATGTCACACAGTAACACATTCTGATAGTTACCCTTACCTTCGTTCACAGCTTGGAACTTCCATGCTCCATCCTTGCGATACAGCTTGCAGAATACCAATGCTCTATCCATAGAAGCATCTTCTTCCAGGTCATACTTGGCAAGAACGTTGTTACCTTCTGCGCCTTCATACAGATTAACCTTGGCATTCTTTACCATACCAAAGTTCTGCTGACGATTCTTGGCATCATGGATATTGACAAGAACTACAATTTCCTGAACATTGGCAGGAACCTTAGCAGTGTCGATAGTGATAGTTTCATCATCGCCATCACCTGCACCAGTACGGTTATCACCTGAATGATGGATACAGCCAGTAGCAGCTATAGCTTCAGGACCGTCTAACTGCCCAAACAGAGCCATTGCATCATCACTTACAGCTTTACCATCAGCACCAAGCAGAATAGCCATAGCATCCAAGTCAAATTCTTTACCAGGTTGTGCTGCATCCCAGCCCAAACCAATTCTAAACACACTAGCTGTGGACTCCTTAGAAAGGTCAATGCGTCCACCTTTTTGCAAGTTAATTGCCATAATAAATGTAGTTAAGTTATTAAAAAATTAATTGAAGGAATATCCTTCAAACACAGACGGTTACACGCCTTTTCGCTTCCAACTAAGATAAAGTTGAGGAGTTTCAATCCTCTCATCTATCTTGTTATCCAAGACGAAGCAATTAAATCCTAAATCAGTATAATACTTAGCTAAGTATATTCCCAACTCAGGAAGATTCTCGTCAAGGTCGAACACCAAACTATAAGAATTTCTTGCAGATTTAGCTTGCATTAAGCTAGCTATTTCTTCAATACATTTCTGGTGTAAGGTGCTACTATCAAGTTTTAACCCATATTTAGTGATTGTATAAGCATCTAAGGCACTTAGTGGCTTAGGCTTGGGAAACCACTTATCCCTAAGCTTTACTAACTTATTCATACTTAGTTGTTTAAATTAGTATCCCCAGAAGGAATCGAACCTTCATCTAGAGTTTAGGAAACTCTCGTTCTATCCGTTGAACTATGGGGACAAATAAAAATGCCATCTACTCTCACGAGCAAATGGCACAACATGGATTACTTCTCTTTATTACTTCAACTTTTACTGTGACCCCACAGGGATTCGAACCCTGGTCTACGGATTAAGAGTCCGCAGCTCTACCTACTAAGCTATAGGGTCAGGTTGGAGAGTCACCACTGTCCTCTCCGCGATAGGTTTATCTACAATGTAGAAAGGTTTTAATACCTACGATATGCGCAAGTCCTACTTTACCTTAAACTCGAAGTGGTTATTTACCTCTATTAACAGATTTGCATTTAACTGAGCCAGGACGTGTAGTTGCTTTCTTGAATGATTCAGGCTGAGCATCCCACCATCTCTTAGCTGCTTCTAAGTTAGCTACCATTTTCTTGTATTTCATATAGAAGAATTTACAAATATATTAATCAGTAATCTCTATAGTCCTACTAGCTTCTTGTGCTAGCTTATCACAAATCTTGTTATATTGGTCGTCTGCGTGTCCTTTAGTCCACTCAAACTCAACCTTAGTATGGAAAGCAATTGCTGCATCAAATCTCTTCCACAAATCCAGATTCGCCTTTCTCTTCCAATTCTTAGTATATGTGCAGACCACATACTGAGAATCAGAAACTATGGTAACTTCTGAAGGTGTTGTAATAGATTCAAGGGCAACTATAGCTGCCATTTGCTCCATCCTTTGGTTTGTACTGTTCTTGTACATCTTAGAATATCTAGCTACTTCTTTATCATCCTTAAGGATAACAAATCCAATACCGCCTTGATTACGAGCACTTGAATATGCTCCATCAGTATATACTCTATATGTACTCATGCTTCCGCCTTACAGTTATACAGATAGTCTGTGTAGATTCCTAATATATAAGCAATCTTATAGATGTCGCCTTCCTTCTTCGGAACTACCTTCCCAAGAACATCGTTGACCATATCTAATACCACAAACCCTTCTGGACTTTGCAAGTAAGGTTCCATTAATCTGGCTAATTCCTTAAGGTAAGGTTTTGCTTCTATAGAAGCTCCGTCGATACTCTTAAGCAATGCAATTCCTGTACCATCCTCTCTATTAGTAATTTCTTCTATTTGGTCAGCAAACTCATGTCGCATAAAACCTAAATAGAATGCCTTAGAAATATCATCGTCAACCCACTCTGAGAAGCTATTACACTCCTTAATAGTAGATAGGTCAATGGGATGTTTCATCAAATTTTCAACCTTCATAATCATTCAAATAATGCCTCTAACTTGGAAGCTAAGTTATTGGCTTTAGTAGAAACTCCATCTAAAGCTGTACATTCTACTTCCAGCTTTTTGATTTCTTCCTGCTTTTCAACTTTAGTCGCTGCTGCTTTCTCAGCAGTAGCTTTAAGTTTCGTAATAGTACTCTTAAAAGTAGACATTGCACTGTCTATCTCCTTACTAAACCCTGTTGATGTGTTACCAAAGATATTCATACTAAGTGTAATTTAAGGATTAAGAGTAAATTCAAGGGTAGTAGCTCGAGTGGGACTCGAACCCACACGCCCATTACTGAGCATCAGGGCTTAAACCTGACGTGTCTACCAATTCCACCATCGAGCCATGACTAAGAGGGTTGCAACTTACATATCATATCCTCAAGACTTACGCATATTTCAGCCGCTAAATTCTACCATCCGATATGTACCTCTTAGTTATACTGAAGCAGTGATTGAGTACCATTAAGGTACTCTAAAGAGGTATTCTGCACCCACTCCTTGTACTTCAGAGCACGTTTTATTACATACGCTCAACTCAGCTGGAGTGTGGAATTGTTTCCAGAATGGATGTCTGTAATCAAACTTCCAATCACAAATATCCCAATCATTCACCAACTCATTTGGTTGAGAGATTTCGTATTCTAAAATATCATTAAGCTGTGCTATCTGCTTTACTTGCATTCTTCTGACAATTCTGTTATACCATACATGGTTACTCTTGTCTTTCCAAATCGGCTTCTTTTTGCTCCTGCTCATAGATTCTTAATGCTTTCTCATAGTCATACCTTTTAACCATAGGAAATAGTTGACCATATCCTACTTCAAAGTATGCCATATTAGGTGTTCTTTCAAGTCTTTGTTTAGCTTCCTCTAGTCGACCCTGAACTAGTTCTGTCTTACCATACCAATAACTATCTGGGTTCTCTGTATTAGCTAATGCTTCTTGTTGAGTTCTTATATTAGCCTTACATCTCTCTAACTCTTCTGTGTTAGGAAGGAGTACTCTCTTACTATGTTGCATTCTCATATACATAGCATATCTAAGACCATAGAACTCTTTCTTACTAAATGGAATAATAGGAATTACCCAGCCATTCTCTATACCTTGTGCCCACTTATATTCATCAGTACCTGGTCTATACTTGTCTGTAAACCTATCACAATATCCACTATTATCCCATTTCTTAGGATAAGTGCCGTAGTAATATCTACCCGCTCTAGGTTTAGGAACCCCATGAGTATCAGTCCAATATTTAGCATATTCATAAGTACCTGGAACATGATAAACTGGTAAAAATAGCATCTTACCATCCATATCACACCAATAATTACCTAAGAATCTTGGAGCATGGTATTGACATTTCTCATAATGAATAAACTCACGGTCTGGAAAGCCATATTTATTCCAGCATCTAGTTTTACTAGAATCCACCTTTCTTGGTACAGATACTCTACCAAAATCAGGAATCTTAACTTTCTTATTGTATGCTACTTGTTGCTTATTGATATGACTAGTCTGTTTTCTATCTGGTTTAACAACTTGAACTAAGCCATCATCGTCCACATAATAATCACCTCTCCATCTTCTATATCTAAACTGTTCAAAATGCCACTCAAGGTCTGCAAGACCTACTTCCTTATGACTATTTCTCAAGTCCTTAATAAGAACATAGAATGCTTTGACTAAATCATTATAGGGTTTTCCTATAAATTTGTCAATAAAGCCAGTTATTCTGTTTGTTCTTAGATAACCACGGTTAATGTTCCATCCCTTAATAAGACGACCTACTGATGCTTTCTGATACCTCAGTTTCATTCCTAAATGAGTTCCAGGAAATTTATCCATATCCCGTCTTGGAAAGCCACTTCCTTGACTACATCTATTATGGCTTCCGTGATTATTTTTTCTCTTTTTAAACAATAAGCCTTTATCACTCATACATATTAAATTAAGATGTGTGGCGACAGTTGGATTCGAACCAACCTCCTTGCTTAGTTTGGTTGGCTTGAAAGTTTATACCTGCTACATAAGCCTCAGACACTAGTCTTTTAGCTTCATTGATGTCAATTACACCTTGTGCTATTTCTAGTTTCTCAATTTCTTCAAAAAAGTCTTTAATCTCTTTCATATTCCTGTTTGTTTAAAAGTTCGTAGGGTAGGTGAGACTCGAACTCACACACCCGAAGGTACTGGTTCCTAAGACCAGCGCGTCTACCATTCCGCCACTACCCCAATTATTGTTTCTTTATCTTTACCTTAGTAGGTCGTAACATCCCTAATGTGTTTCCACTAGGAGTTAAGAAATCTATCCTATTTCTATGTCTTTTGTGCATCTTATCCATAACTACCCATTTACCTCTAAGTTTAGGATTATCAGAGATTACTGTGATAGTATCACCATAGCTGTAATGCTTCAATAAGTCATGTGATAGGGCTACCCATCTTAACTTTTTAGCATTTAGTTCCTTAATACTAATTTTATTTCCACTAGCTGTATACCATGATAAACCATGCTTTGGTCCAGCATGATAATATGTTGCAGTAACATTATGCTGCCCATATAAGAATAATGGAATAAACATTAGAATTAGTGATAAATGTTTCATAAGCTCTATTTTAGTTACTAAGTAAAGGGCAAGGCATAACACCCCATAGTCTGTTAGCTACTCAGATTTAGCCCTTTAATATCCTTATAGCATGATTAATGAGCGTGGTGAGAGTATTCTGACTTTACATTTCTTAAGGAACTCCCCACTTTCAAAGAGAGTTGGATATGAATTACCACTAGGTTTCCCTATGAAAATAATAATATCCTTATACCTCTGAATTATACTCCCAATACATTCTGGATGATGCCATTCAACTACCTCTGCTACATCCCCATCCTCCATGCTAGTTAATGGGACAATCGTTGTTGCTTCTCTAAATATTCTTGCCATAATTTATCTTTTAGTTAATAACGTGGACCTAGAGGGCTTTGAACCCCCGACCTCCTGATTATGAGTCAGTTGCTCTGACCAGACTGAGCTATAGGTCCGATTTAGCCACACTATCGTAGGGCTATAAGCTCCCGACTGATTACGGAAGGTTGCCCACTAGTCCGACAACCTATGTTTTATTATTTACTTGTCTTATCAAAAGACTTAGTAATGTCCAATAACATCTTCAAACCTACGGCATCCATAGCTGAATTGCTTGAACCATTTCCTCCAAACATTACTGATGGAACCCATGATACTTTAGATTCAGCTAGAGCTTGTGCTACACCGACAGCTGTTTTATAATCCCATTCAGCTCTTTCGGCAGGAGTTAAACCTGCTGAAACCAATGCTCTATTTGCTGCTGCCTTAGCTTCACCTTCTGCTTGAACCTTTAAAGCCACTTGCTTAGCTTTCTTAGCTTCAAGTTCTGCTACTTCAAACTCTTGCTGTGCCTTAGTAACTGCTACTGCTTTCTCTTGCTCCCATTTAGCTCTCTCAGCTGCTGCTCTACCCATCTATCGTAGTAACCTTCTCCTATGTAAGGAACACCTAACACAGAGCTATCAGTATATGGGTTGCTCCATGCTGCTTGAATTTCCTCTCTACTAACAGGTAGGTGCATTAGTATTTTATGAGCTAACTGTCTCGCCTCAATTCGCCAGATTCTCCTTACCTCTTTATCATAACTATATCCGAATTTCTTACAGTTACGATTCTTAGATACTGGAGATGCTCCTCCGAATTTTCTCTTATCCTTCATTGCCTTCATAAGATTTAATCTTTATGTTGGGCTACCAGGATTCGAACCTAGACTACAACAGTCAAAGTGTTGTGTGCTAACCATTACACTATAGCCCAATAGAACAGACGACCTTCCCACTAACTCTTTAACCTCCGCAGTGGGGTTCACTATTTTAAAGTCATAATATTTTCTTTGCTGTGAGTCGTCTTACAATAGTCTATACCATGAGTTCGTCATAGTAAGATAAATTCATGCCGCTAAATTGTCCTTCCCAATTACCAGAAAGTAGCTCATCGTTGAACTGTGATGTAATTTCGTCCTTATGGGTGATAACTAACATCCTCCTGTGTATATAATGGTTTGGAATGAAAGTAGAATCTACTAATAATGCGTGTTCGAATAATTTAACATCGAACTCCACAGCTCTAAGAGTCTTTTGGAACTCATTGAACTGATTATTAGGGTCATCTACAGCTCTAACAGGTTTAGAGGTAGGAATTGGACCATTACCATGTCTGGTAATATATGGTCTGATAACATACACATGGTCTGTTATCTCTTCCGTCATTCTATCTAAGTGATTCTTAGATACTTGCTTTATCCTGTTAATAATTTCCATAGCATTTTGACAAGTAGTGTTACTTGGAGTACAATAAGGCATTATACCAAATCTCTGGTCTAGTAATATACCTTGTGAACCTTCAAAGACCTTGTACTTATAACGAGTAAGAATATTCTCGTCATATATTGTTACAGATTTGAAGTATTCATGCACTCTAACACACCAATCATCAATATTATACATTGGAAGGCTGGAACTGAAATCATAGTAGTTCTTAATAAGTGATGCAATCTTGGCTCTTAGAACCATGATATTAGCACAATCTCGAACAGTAATATGATAACCAGCGGCTACTCTATCAAGAGCAGATTTGAATCCTGTACCTACAGTACCATGTTTAAGGTTCTCCTCATTATTCCATTGATTAATAACATCAAAGGGAGTAACAACCTCGCAGAGTGGATGGTAGATAATCTCTGGATAGACTCCGAGCTTATTTAAGTCTACCAATTCTCTCATAGTAGTAATAGGGTCTACAGTACAGTATTTAGACCAGTACGTTGGTATGCCGAGTAAAGTTCCACTACCATAATTACTAAACGTGTGTTCAAGTTTACCATGCCTTACAGTATGACCAACTTGATGTCCACCACTGAATCGAATAACTATTGTTTCTTCTTTAGGATGTGCCTTACATAAATTATGGACGGTTTGTCCCTTACCCTCGTCACCAAAGAACGAGCCTAATACAATTTCATTCATCTTTTCTTAATAGGTATAAGTTCCACTTTCTTCACCTTCGCTAGGTGGAGTATAGGTTACAATCCCTTCCTCATAAATCACATTAGCGAGGTCTTCGTGTTGCTTAATGGCTTCAGCAATTACGTTGTGAACATTGTGTGAATCACAAGTAAGTACATTCTGTCCAAGTAGATTCTTCCAACCTGGAGCAATTCTTGTACCATAGCTACCATTAGTAACATGAATATGATAGACGTTATATTGCTCTTGAGCTTTCTTGACAGCCTCTTCCTCGCTAATAGGATTAGCAGGGTGTTGATAGCCTAAGAAATCTTCCAAAGCACGTCCACTGATGCCGTGCAAGTTGGGTTCATCACCAATAGTGAATAGATAACCCTTCTTGTGTCTTTTAAACCATGAGTCTGTTTCAGTGTGATAGCCAGCAATTATATGAGCCAATAAGTAGCTCTCACCAGCATTTCCACCTCCTCCACCTTCGAGTACAAACTCTTCAAGAGAGTTTACAATCTTCTCAGTATCAGATTCAAATTGTCCAACTTGAATAGGATACTCATGGTCGCCAACAGCCATAAATAACAGCTGCGGGTCTTTAACTCCCAGTTGCATTAGAGCATCCATGAGTTTAGGGAAGTTATCCTTAATCATTTCATGGGGTGTTCTACGCATTGAACCAGTAACATCAAGAGCAATGATAATCGGAGTAGTTTCAGGATGTTCGTTGCTATCTCTACTTTCCCTAACACCAGTGTTAATCATTTCTGGTTTAACCTGTGTGTTATAGTTTCTTGCATTTACGTTAGACAGTTTAATGTCTGACTTTGCTGATAGAGTGTGATTCGTAAAGACAGCATCAGCTGACTTAGTTGCATACCCTCTATCGGTAGATAATGCAGAATAAGCTGCAAAGGAATAACTTCCACTTCCCATAATTACTTCAATTTAGCATCGTCTTCTAGCACTTCTGCTACATTAATCATTTCCTCAGTTTCGTCAGCTGGGAACTCTTCACCATCAACTTTAAGTGCAAGAGCATATTCAATGTTAGCAACTCGTAAGTCACGTTCCAATTGATGTCTCTTAGCTACCCAAGCCTTAGGGTCAAAGCCATTACCAACTTCCAACGAAGTAGTGGATTTTACAGATAGGTCTCTGTGCTTGTTTAACTCATTCTTGATACGAAGAACCTTCATCTTACATTCTTGGATGAATCGTTCCTCTTCAATTTTTGTCATTTCATACAAGTTCTGCGCCCTTGCATCAAGTACACTCTGACCACTTCTCCTTAATCCGTCTTTAAAGCTACTCATAATTCATTTTACATAATAACATTTGCAAATGCTAATCTTTGTAGTACTACTGAGAATCTTGCTATTTAGAAAGAATAAGTCCTACTGTTATTGCTAACAAATAGGACTAATTTTGAGCCTCCGATAGGAATCGAACCTACAACCTTCTCATTACAAGTGAGTTGCTCTGCCTATTGAGCTACGGAGGCAAATTAGCACACATACTTAGATGTGTGCTCAGCCTGTTTTCTAATACATCTTACCACTAAACGACTATACCCAACAGGACTTCGACGGTATAGGCAAGGATTCGAACCCTGCGTCTTTCACTTACCAATTGAATACTTAGAGATAAAATTTGCTGTAAGCCTTCTTGTACTAATGATAAATACAAGCCGAATGTGTGGGAGTCGAACCCCTCCGCCGCCGTGACAGGGCGGTATGCTACCGTAACACTTCACACTCGTTAAATAACTATCAAGACGGAAGCCCTATTAATATCATTTAAATCCCTTTCGGATTCCTTCCTGTCTTCTTTTCATTTCTCCCAAAACACATTTGGCTCGTTTGGGCATCGTAGTAAGATTTTACACTTGATAGTTATAGTACTCCCAACGGGATTCGAACCCGTATTTTTGCCTTGAGAGGGCAATTACCTAACCAGTTAGTAGATAGGAGCATTTTAACTGTTCTAACCCCCGCTAGGCGTTTAACTAGTATTATAAGAACAGTTAAGGTGGGTGCTAGCCTAACTATCCTATTAAGGAGGACTACAAGGTATTGGGTAGGGGACCCCTAATCTCCACATTGAAAGTGTGGTGACTTGACCAGTTCGTCTAACCCAACATTAACTCAGTTTAAACTCTAAGTACTTGTCCTCACCTCTACTTATTTCTGAGACTTTGTAACCACAGCTTTGGTATAAAGCCTTAGCAGTCTCAACCCAGTTACTACTCATAATGCTTTCAATGGGATAAGTAGTAGCTAAACCAACAAATACTAGAATATCATTTACACGAATGGTACTGCAACTACCATTCCAATACTTCTTTATAAGCTGATTAATTACAGCTATGACAACATTAGGAAGAGATGGAGTTTGTTCCAACGTCTTCGGATTTAATACTTGAACCTCATTCATAACAATAAGTTTTTAAGTTATAATAAAAGTTCCAAACATTCGCGGAGAGCAGTGGAATCGAACCACATACACTTTTTATGTACGAAACTACTTAGCAGGTAGCCCCTATCACCATCAAGGTTTACTCTCCATACAGAATTTCTTTACCCTGTAATTCTGTAAAACAGCTAAGGACTATCTTTGTTATTAGGCTGCTGCTCTACCGCCTGAGCTACTATTAGACGAATCTAACGTGGGGACTCGAACCCCAGACCCGCTGCTTTGGCTACAAAAGATAAATTGCTGTTAGTCCTTATCTACTAATCGACGTGGGGCGAGGAGGAATCGAACCTCCAACGCCAGGCTCTTCAGACCTGCGCTCTACCATTGAGCTACCGCCCCAAGAGGAAGGATTGTTATCTCGTGTAACCCTTCTAAACCACGTTAAGTAATGGTAAACAAACAGGAAGATTTTATTTTAAAACCCATTACTAAAGGGTGTCTAGTGGTAGTCGAAACCACGTCTACTGAACCACAATCAGTTATTCTAACCGTTGAACTATAAACACCATATAAGACCTACATCCACTTCCATTTATGACCAGTGAGTTGTACCCTCATCCTACTTAAGGCATTTCACCTAACCACAACCTCGGTCTAATTTATTGTGAAAGGCTAGCTATCCGCACTTAGAACTACTTCCCCATTTTAACCTTCTGGTGTACGGAATTGGGTACTTGAGTTTAGTTAGCCTTTAAAGGACACCAATCTGGAATTATTACCTTTTCATAAGGTCTTAACATTCCTTCAATCAGTTTATTTCCTGATTCTGTGCAGAGAGCCTTCTCATCATCATCGTTGAACCAGTCATCAGGGTCAGGAGTGATTCTACAATAGGGACATTCTCTACACTGCGTAATCTCTTTCTTAATTTCCACCATAATTTTATTAATTAGTACCCCGTGATGGATTCAAACCATCGACCCACGCCTTAGAAGGGCGTTGCTCTATTCACTGAGCTAACGGGGCATCATCAGAAGTCATTTTTTGCATATACTGTGCTTACACTACAACCTCCATATTAATTATATTTTGGGAGGTTGTTGGGATTCGAACCCAAACTAGTCGAACCATAATCGAAATTGCTAATAAAGTTGCTGTTAGACTTCTTATAGATTAAATAACTTAAAACATTTCTATCTTAAGTTTAGTTTCTTCCTTAAATTTTCTTCTGTTATATCTTTCACCTTTACACAACTACATGGAGTACTTGTAGTTTTGTAAGATAAAGTCCAGTGTTGATTATAGTTATCACACCATAATCCGTAACTACTTGCAGGAAACTTCTTTAGCCTAGTAATATATTTCTGGACTAACTTCTGCCTGCGCCAATGCTTGTTGCGTGGATTCATCCACTTCATTTGATTCTTTCTTTCCATCGTCTCTTTCAATTAAAGGTTTGAGGAAAGTCCAATCAAATACAATGTCTGTTATTAATACGTCAATCATGCTTGTTTATAAGTTTATAATCATCCCATTGATTCAGGACAATCACGCACAGATTAAATCTAGCAGATATATCCTTGCATATTCTCTTCTTTAGTTTACGTGGTGTTTTGTAAAACTTACCAGTAGATATAACAGCTTCAAGATACTCAAACCGCTCTTCTACCAACTTCTTACACTCATCACTAAACCCACCTGCGATAGCTTTAATTATTACAGGTTCTTTGCCTACAGCCTTCATAGCTGTGTCATAAATGTGCCCTAGTTTCTTCTTACTAAGCACATTAGCTTTTCTAAATCTTCCTAACATAATAATCTGTTTGTTTAAAGTAGAGGAGGCTGTAGGAGTCGAACCTACTCAACGAATGGGTACGTTACATCGGATTTCAAGTCCGTTCCATTACCGTTCTGGCAAACCTCCGTAAATTTTTATTGACATTCCCTTCAGCAGCATAGGAACTTACTCCTTTATAATAGGGAGAGTTCCAGTAGGGTAAACGTAGGAATTAGCAGTCCTATCAAAATACCACTTAACAGCTTTCTTAATCAATTTAATTGCTTTCATAATTAATAAGTGTTACTGAATAGAATATGTCAATCTTGTTAGTGAAATAAACCCATCCTACCTCCCGAAACAGAAATCCTAGGATGGGTTTAACAGGGGACATGGGTTTACTTTTAATGTCTACCATTCTCCCAATTCAGAATGTGAGACACCATACTTACCCAGCACGGTTCAATCATTTGTTAGTATAAGTACATTTTGCTGTACGTCCCCTTATGGTTGAAAGGAGGTGTCTGAGCACCTTGTCACTCCGCTGGGATTTAAACCCAGGACTCCCTCATTAAAAGTGAGGTGCTCTATCCAGGCTGAGCTACGGAGTGAAATACCCACATTACTGTATTAACAATAGATGTGGGTTCAGAAGTCATTTTAATACGTTGCTCTACCCAAATGAGCTAAAATGGGAAATTCCCACTTATTGGATTCGAACCAATTACCTACGGCTTACAAGGCTTGAGGTTTTGCTGTTAGACTTCTTGTAGTTTAACTAAAAATAGAGTAGGGTAACGGAGTTGAACCGTTCTAACTGGTTTTGCAGACCAGCCCCTCGGGCAACCCTACATAGAATACTTCTTATGAGTTCCTATATTCTCTATTTGAGTCAGTTTCAATAATACATTATTAACGAATAACTCTATAAGAGTTGTGGAGCAGGTGGGACTCGAACCCAATCCTCCAGATTGCAAATCTAGCGCATTAGCCAATTATGCTACCTCCCCATTGTCAGAATACTTTCTTTCGCCCTCTCGGACTACACCAACATTTCAACCTCCCCTTATAATAACACACAATGGTGGATCGAACCTACGTTTAGACAAAGTTACAGTTTGTTTGAATAGCTTTTTAAGTTTGCTGTAAGTATTCTTATAGATAAATTTGATGAACAAATTGTTGGGAGGACGAGATTCGAACTCGCAACCTCTACATCCCAAATGTAGTAGACTAGCCTACCTCCCAATTTACAGAAGACTATTGTTGATGTTTGCAATCCAAAATATACTGCTATAATCATAAATGTTTGCTGTAAGTCTTCTTATTAACTAATCGCTTGCACGCCGTGAGGGATTCGAACCCCCATATCACGGTTTTGGAGACCGTCATGCCACCGACGCATATAGTAGACTTACTTCACAGCAAATCTACTAAATTTAGTTTTATATTAAACATAACCTTGCCAGGTTGAGGGGAGTACGGGACTCGAACCCGTGACCATCTGATTAACAGTCAGAAGCTACCACCAGCTGAGCTAACTCCCCAATTACTACAGTTACCCTTGCTGTAGTACCAACGCCACCCTACGATGTGGATTCCATATTTGCTGTCAGGGATAGGAATGTCTACGATGCGCTCTAGAAACGCCTTCTATACTTTCACAAATGAGTTTTCTATTTCAGCTCCTCTTATACAAGAAGCACAAGATATTATGAATATATCATAGAATTTCTTGTTAAACTCCTTAAATCTAACAGAGAAGCCACCATTTAGATAATCAGACACATTAGCATATTCCCATACTCCAAATGGGCATTTATAAATATATCCTTCCTCATCTATAAGAAATGAATACTTATTTGCTGGATTATGGCAACCCATCATACTATAAAATGAGCCTTGTAAGAATGACCTACCAATAGGAACTATTGAAGAATCAGTTGCCTCTTTAGGTTCAGTGATATGATATTTAGCACCTTGACTTTCTAAGAAAGAAGCTGCACTATCCACATTCTTATTAGTATGCCATCTGTCCTTAGATACTCCAAATCTAATAACATTAGAATATTTACTAATAAGCAGTGATAGTTTAGATTTTACTTCCTCGTTATTAGCCCAATCCCCATTAGTAACTAATCTTGCTGAGATTACTTCACTAAGAAGAATGTCTAAGATTTCATACCACGATGGATTACAGAAGAACTCTCCGCCCATCAAATTAACACTCTTGATTTCATTACTCCTAAAGAATAAAGCAATTTCTTTAGCTTTATCAATAGACATCACTCTTGGGTGAACTCTCAAAGCAACAATGTGAACAAGATTGTGTACATCTATTAGTTATACGAACTGTTGGATGCAAAAATCTTGGACATTGAGAAGCTAGTTTACACGTACTACAGTGGCAGTCGTGCTTACCTTTGCAAGTTTCTTCTATGCAAATATCACAAGTATTCATTATCTAAATAGTTAATTTGTAGTCCCTGTTGGATTCGAACCAACGACCTCCTGGATGTAAGCCAGATACTCTTACCAGCTGAGCTAAGGGACTATTTGCAGAAGCCATTTAATTAACGTGTTCGCAAATAACTGGTGCAAATGTTGATTAAAAGTTTGCTGTTAGGCTTCTTATTGGTTAATTTTTTAACTTACGTTGGGCGGCTGGGACTTGAACCCAGAACCTTATCAGAGAGATGCGCTAACCAGTTGCGCCACCGCCCAATTTAACAGGAAACATTGTTTAGCGTTGTCAAATTAAAAGTTTGATGCTTAAATAGATTTGCTGTTTGTTTCCTTATAGTGAGTTTCACCCTCTATCGTAACTACAACAGTCCTAAGTGAAAATTCACTCAGCATAGCCTGGTGTAATATATTTCTTACCAATGAATTAATCCAGTTACCATAGGGTGAGTGTCCTTATAATGATAGATCTCTATAAATGAAGACTGTCTATGCTTTAATTCCATCAAGTAATTTTTCCCATAGTAGCCACTGGTAAATATTTTATCTTTAGAGAACTCAGTAAGGGTATTATCATAGATGTTTCTATTAAGCCAATCCCAAGTAGCAGATAAAGGTGCTCCTCTTAGACATAATGTATATAACAGATACCTATTATTACATCTTTCGTCCATAGCTTCTTTAATAGTTCTGAGTGTAACACCAGAGTTCTTAAAGGTATCACAATCCATTATAGGAACTATTTCTTGTTGTATATTCTCCAGCAGCTTTTCTTTCCTTGCTCCAAGTAAGGTCAACTAAAGTTAATTCCGAAGGTTTTATAGTTTCTAAGATGAGTTCCTTATAAACTAACGGCTCCTCTCATAGTTAAGCCAGGTTCTATCTTACTGAATAATAGTCTCTGGACAATTCTCTTAATCTTGTGTTCCATTTTCAATCTAATACTTTAATAGGCGCGGGACTCGAACCCTCATCTCCAGCTTGGAAGGCTGAACCTACAGACTAAATATGCCCATCTTCACAGACGAGCATACTCTTTACCAAAGCACTTGACTTTAGCAGATATTGTTGTGGGAGTGGTAGGATTCGAACCTACTCAGCCCGAAGGCAACAGATTTACAGTCTGTCCCACCTCTCCAACTGTGGCGCACTCCCCTCAACAATGGGATAAATAAAACACAAACACAATCACGTTCTCTCAACGTTTCTGAGTACAAAGATAGTGCAATCTTTAGACTCTACAAAGTGAATAATGTTAAATTTTGTAACAATCAAATATATTGCTATATCCCATCGTAATGTCGAAATTACTAATACTCTGCTAACGGTTATCTATCTTCACAGACCAATAACATGGATAAAATGCAAATTTACAAAGAATTTGTAAGGGAAGTGGGATTCGAACCCACAATAATACTGACCTAGAATGTGTATCACCTCGATTGCCGCTCTACCGTTCGCGTATTCCCTTATTTTTACTACCCATCTTCACAGACAGGTAGTATTATTAGTTAATATTATAACATGACACAAAATGGAGCAGGGATTGGGGGATTCGAACCCCCAACCTCACGATTAAAATTCGTGTGCTCTAACCAACTGAGCTAAACCCCCAAAGACTAACTCGAAACTCCTCGATGATAGCCCTCGGTTTGTGAGATAACGTTCAATAGCCTGATGCTAATGCTGTTTTATAGTCTAGCGTGTTAATCCACTTCACCAGCGCGCCATGTTAGAGAGGGTGAGAATCATACACATAAGAGTCATATTGATTGCTGCTTACTTGCAATACTGCTCATCTAATATGTTGATTCCTATCCCACCCATAAACAAAGGATTTAGAGGCGCGCACGGGATTCGAACCCGTGAATGGCTAGATTTAATAATTAATTAATTATTTTGAACCATAGCTACTGGTTTCTCACAATAAGGCTAAAGCTAAAGCTCTTGACTCAATGCTTATGCTAAATATCTAGGATTTAGTAACGCTGAGGCTTAAGCTAAAGCTTTAGTCAATATTTTTATTTTTTATTTACCATGATGTAAGAAGGTAATCAACTTGTCCACGTCAAGATTAGGATTCTCGGCGGGAGTATCATTAACAACCTTCAGCGCTTCTGTCACTGCTGCCAGGATGTTACTCCTTCTTCTCAGCAATTCAGCACGTTGTCTCTGAGTCCATTCACCAGTAAACTTCTGCAATGTATAATCACCAGTTTCTACCGTCTTTTTCTTGATAGTAACTTTGGCATTATAGTTAGCAGGAAGACGTGCTGGGTCAAGATTCGGGTCTTTAAGGATACATTCCTCAGATTCTGTGGTACGTGTTACACCTTTCAACATTTCTGTTTGGCAGATGCTACGTCCAGCATATTCTGGGTCAGTACCTTCAAGCCATACCTCTGCATCAGAGCGGACAGGAATGTTGTTATACATATCCTCCAGTGGTTTACCTGTCAGGATAGTCTTGAGCCTCATAAGGTCAAGAGCAGTCAATTTACCGAATGATATACCATCTACTATCAATTCAACTCTCGGTGCACCAGCAGAGTTAGTTGCTTCAACAGCAAATAGTTCATTCAGATAAGGAATAGAGTTCTGCTCAAACCATTCGAGTTTCTCCTCTACAGTTGTGGCTACCTTAGTTGTGCCCATATAACGAGCATCTTCAGCATAGCCATCTCTGGGCTTAAAGGTCTTCTTAATACCTTGGAACATGCCCTGATTCTTCTTAAAGAAGGCAGCATAGTCACCAACCATTCTGTTGAACATTGATTGACTATGGTCTACTTTAGCCAGTAGTGTGTTAAGCTTAATCATTTCTTATTCTTTTTAAAGTTTTTCTTTTTGTTTTCAACAATAACAAGTCGATTCAGTAGTTCTTGGTCCATAGCTGCATTGAACAACTCTGTAGCATTTCTAGGACTAGCCTTAAATGGCTTAGTTCCCATGATGAATGCAATAGCGGCAGGGTCATAGCCACTTAGATAGAAGTTGTTAGGAGCATCAGCAAAGTCTTCAAACTTAGGCTTCATTCCCCTACCATAATAACCATTAGGCAAATCCCAGAGGATTAACTTAAAGTTATCAACATACTCCTTACTAAAGCCACCTCTGCGGAGTCTATTTCTAAATTCCTCAAAGTTGGTTACATTGCTACCACACCAGTTAAACTCACCATCGCTAATGAGCAACGCTCCAGTTGGGAACTCATTCTCAGATACTTTCATTGAGCTTTTCAGCTTAACGAACATATCTGCCACAGATTGCAAGTTAGTACTTCCAAAGTTGCTGTCTTTGTCATTAGCCCACCTTTCAATAGCAGTCTTACCTTGCCACTTGCAAAGCTTACAAGTATTGCTAAATGTGGCATAGGCATCCTTAAATGGACCATCCAATAATGCAGAGAAATAGAGAGCCATTGCTTTACCAATAGCATAAGATGACATATTAGTTCCGATAGCCTCTGCGGTCATAGAACCTGAAATGTCTCTAACTACCAACAACTTGCTGTCTTGGTTGAGATTCTGTCTTCCAGTCTCAACTAATCCATTAAATTGTGCATTGATAGTCTCTTCTCTGTAGTCTTCCAGCCTGTTAGTATAATAACTGTTACCAAGTGGTTGAAACAGTTCAAACACAAATCCAGTATATTTAGCCGTTTTACGACCACCAATCCACTTCGCATACTTCTCTGTCAATCCTTGATTTTTCAAGAACTTAGAGCCTACCAGAAGGCTCAGAGCGCGTCCATGAATGGTATTGAAGTCAAGTTCGAGCAACCTCTTCTGGCTAATTATTTGCTGCCAAGTATGAGCAGTTCCACTCTGTTTGAGTTTTCTGTATTTACGTTGTGCAGCACGGCTATCAGAAGCATCTTTATCGGACTTCTTACCATAAATGCAAGAAGCCAAATACTGACCAATAATAGTACGGGCTTGTGATTCAACAGTTTTACATTCTTTTACTGAACGAATAGTTGGCAGATATTTCTTTACCAATTCACTTGTATGACCATTAGCTAATCCAGCTAAGATAGTCTTACGCATGAAGTTCCAATCCAACTTTCTTCCTTCCCAGCCATGATATTGTAAATCAAGGCTCATCATTTCAAATACATCCTTCCAAGAACCAGCAGCAATGAAATAAGGTAGGTTAGCCATGAATGTTAGTTTGTGATGCATTGCTAACCATAGCATACGCATAATACCTTCATTCTTTAAACCTTGTCCTCTTTGAACATCTAAGGTGATGGTTTCATTAGGAAGAACAATCTGAGTCTCACGAGTAATCAAGCGGATATACACTGCGAGTTGCAAACACTTCTTTGGACTAATACTCCACAATTTATACATATCCTTAGCTACCTCAGAATATTCACGAGGAGCTTTGAAATTTGCAATCATTGCGAAGTTATCCACAAATGCATCATTACTAGTGCTATACTTCTTAGCACCATTACCACTCACAGTCTCCGCAGACACTTTCAATCCTGCCTTAACAAAGGCATTTTCTTGCGCAGGAGTTTCAGTCTTGTACAGACTTTTCTTCTTCTTACTAAATTCCATTGTTTATCTCCTGTCTCTTATACACATCTCCGAGCCCACGAGACTAGGCATGATCTCGTA